AGGAGTTTGCGATATGCAGCGGAATTTGCAGAATATTATTATAGAAATGGTTATGTTGTTTATGATAGACCAATCACCACACCGACAGATATAAATAGTAATAATCCAGATATAAATGATATTCTAAGAATCATTAAACCTGGTGATCTATTGTTTTGGTCTAAAGCAAAAACAGATGGTAACGGCAATTTAGTAATGAAACGCGCAGAAAGATTTAGATGTGTTTCTCATATCGCTATGGCAGCCGTTGATACAACAAGGACTATTGAGGTTACTGCCGGAAGTACAATGCCAAATGCAATTTATTATCGTAAACTTCAAGAAGATAGATTAGATAGTCTTACTCTAATTATTCGTCCTGATTATCGCCCGCAAAGAATGAAATATTTTTCTGACAGAAAGAATGTACTAAATATCGATCTCTTTGATAGCACTTTATCTGCAAGTCCTACCCCTTTAGAGTCATATTATTACCATAGACAAAATTTATGTGCATACCCTTGGACGTTTGCCCAAAAACAAGAAAATGAATTATCCACATATAAAATCAGTAGAAATACTAATGGTTATAATTCAATACATCTTTCGAGAAATTTACAAAGCGGGGAAAATGTTAATAGTTTAAATACAAGTATTAAGGGTAGTGCAGACAAGAGATATTCTATTCCTTATGAAAACTGTATAACTTTATCAGAAGGAATATATGAACTTAGTGGGATGGAAAATACAGGGCAGAATAATGATAAATGTTCTTTATTGATACAGTTATGGGATGAACGTTATGGTTGGGTTGATTATAAAACAAATATAGAATACTATAATAAAGATGATTCAAATAATCCGGTTTGGTCATCATCCAGCAATACTGTGGTAAAGTGTTATGGGACAAGTCATTCGATTGTAAAATTTCAAGTATTTTCAAAAATAAACATAAGAGTAATTCTGTATATTGACAGTAGTATAAGATCATTGAATTGCGATGTTAATCCACATTTAGTTAGAGTTGAGTAAGGAGAAAGATATGGAAAACGAAATTGTTAAACCAATGTCTATAGAGAGAGCTGAATTTATTGCTACTCTCGCTGATTTGATTAAAAATACAAAATTGCCACCATTTGTGATTGAGCCGATATTCAAAGATATTCTAAGTGATATTCGTATATTATCACAGCGACAATTAGAAAGTGATATGCGGCAATATAAAGAGTCGCTTTCAAAAAAAGAAAATGAGGGCAATGAATAAAACATATTATCGGTTAAATCAATAGTATGTTTGTGCATATTAGTATAACTTAACGAAGGAGGTTGCTAAATGTATGCGATTGATTTCGAGTATGATGGTCATTTTTTAAGTGACCGAGGGTTTATGATATGCAATTTTGATTATAACGATGGGATTTCAGAATTAGAATCAGGTTCACAAATAACATTAAATAAAGTGCCTCATTTTGGAGGAAAGAAATACAGTATATCAAGTACACAGTATGATGATTGTATTGAAACCACCTTTGACATTTGCAGAATACCAGAAGATTATGAATATTCTAATAGAGAAATATCTATGAATGATTTCAGAGATATTGTACGGTGGCTTAATCGAAGTGAATTTTTGTTGTTCCGCTTTATAGAGAATGATGAAGATACATTCTTCGAGAAGCCATATTGTTATTTTTACGCAACTTTTAATGTTACGAAACTGATGTTAAATGATAGACTATATGGTATTCGCCTGAAAATGCTTACCAATAGCCCGTTTGGTTTTGCAGAAGAAGAAACCTACACCGTTGATTTTGCAACTAATAATAGCGTAACAATCATAGATAAGAGCGATGAAATTGGGTATATCTCTCCTGACGTAACTATTACTTGCAATGCAGCCGGAAAAGTTTATTTTGAAAATTCTTCGGCAGGAATAAAAACGGAAATCAAAAATTGCACTCAGGGCGAAGTGATTACTATTAAGGGTGAACAGCAGATTATTACTACAGATAGTACGGCTCATAAAATATATAATGATTTTAACTTCGTTTTTCCGAAGATTAAAAATACTTATTCAAGCCGTGCAAATGTTTTTACAAAATTAAGTGATTGTATTTCCTGCACAATAGTTATCAAATATCGTCCAATCATAAAAGAAGTCTTTTGAGAAAGAAGAATGAGATGAAATGAAATACAAACAATTCTATGAAAAGGAGGAAATCATATGGCTGTAACGAGTTCGGTGAGAACACACGATATATATGCGGGACAAAACGCTAATATTGCAATAAAGTGTTTGCAAGGCGAACAAGGCATTAAAATGGCTGAATTTCACCTTAAAAACAGTGATGCTAATCACACAGCAGTAAATCTTACAGATGCGACAGTAGTTCTATATAATGGCACAAAGTCAGATGGAACACCTTGTTGGTCTGATTGTACTGTTTCAAGTGCGGCAAATGGCGTTGTTACTCTTACTCAGAATATTGGTATGACAGACGTTCCCGGTATAGTTAGTGGCAGAATTATAGTTTTTGCGGCAAATGGCAATATCCAGTTTAATGGAATCAATCTCGTCGTTAAGAATAATCCATCGTTGGCAAGCCTTTCAAATTCTCACGCTTTTCTTGCATTGCAAAATGCTTTGAATAAGGTTGAAGTGATAACCCCAGGTGGAACCATTACCGTTGATGATGAATTATCAACTGAAAGCGTAGACCCTGTTCAAAATAAGATTGTCACGGCGGCAATTAATCTTTTGACCTCAACAAAGATTGATTCAGACGATGCCGTAAAATTCGTGAATTTGGTTACAAATCCAGATTCAACCGCTCCCTCCGGTGATCCGGTCGCAAATTGCATATCGCCCGATACTGTTTATTGGGGAACCGTAAATAATGTAGGTTGTGCCGTTATCACAATGAGTGGATCAAATTACAGAACACAATATAAGTTTTCAACTATGGGTAAGTTGGAATATAGAACAACACATAAGGATAATGGTGTTTGGGGTAGTTGGGGGAGTTGGAATGCTATCGGATCGACTGATAATATCCAAGACGAAGCCGTTACTCCTGCAAAATTAGATCGCGCCTATGTGGAAAAGAGCCAGACTATCGCGGGCGTTGATTTTCAAGACAATATCACCGCTACGGAACTTGCATCTGCACTTGCGTCAACTATGGTTTCAAATCACGGAATGGTTACGCACTCGGCAGAAATCTTTATTGGAAGTACCGACAAAACTGCAAGCGAAACAGGAACAGATATAAGGGCATATCAAGTAAATGATAGGTACATAAATAAGTATAATGGTAAGATATGGTATTGTTCAAATGTTACGCTCGATACTTCATCAATTCCAAATAAATTTGTTTATACTTGGGCTTCTATTGGAAATTTATATAACTATCCTATTACTACAACATACACGCTTCTTGCAACTGCTTGGAATAATGATAATGAGATTACATTAAGCACGTTGCCAACCATTGCCGCTGGTAGGACAAGGGTAGATGTTGATTTTGGACAAACTGTTTACGATCAACTAATCTCCGATGGCTGCTCCGGATTGTGTGTGACTACCGATGTTTCCGGTGTATCGCCTGTATTTACTATGCACGCATATGGTAATACTCCAACTGTTGATATTACCGTACAACTAACGCTATGGCATATTATTGACGCCTAAGTAAGAGAGGTGATATTATGCCTACCGTAAAATGTTATGATAAATATGGGGTTGAAATAGAGCGTTTGACTCAGTGGGATATTAATGTCAGTTTGAAGATTTATGATTTCCCATATGATATTGCTCCGGTGTGTCATTTCGCAAGTAGATTTGATAAGACAGCCAAAACAGTAACTACCACACTTGATGGTACGACAGTATCAGTCAAAGTTCCCAACATTCTATTGAACGAGAGTAAACCAATCAAAATATTCGTTTTCTTATATGATTCGGAAGAAGATACTGGAAGAACGATTTATACGATTGAACTACCTGTTTCACCAAAGCCAAGACCTGACGATTACGAATACAGCGATAATGTTGAAATTATCGAAATTACTGCTCTGAAAGCACGTCTTGAAGCGTTGGTTGCAGAAGCAGATAAAATGGTTAATGTAAAAATAGGCGAATTGGCTCTTGCTTATGATAACACTATTGCAGAGATCAAAACAGGTATTGCGGATGATGTTCATAATCTGAACCAACAAATAACCAATGCTAATACCCATTTGATTTCAGAAATCCGTGAAAAGAAAACTCAATTATCTGATGAAATCCAAACTGCCGTCCAAACTCTCATAAACGGTATGAAAGATGGTTCTCCTAAAGGCACATTCAAAATCGCCACCGATTTGGAACATTCAGCTCCCGGACTCTATCTATTAGCAGACGAGCAAAATGAGAATAATGGATGGGTTTACTATTGGGATGGTTCAGAATTATCTGCGAGAATCTTGTACTATGCGGGAATGATTATCAATCACGATACCATTACGTATAGTATGTTTACGGATGAGTTGAAGAAACAAAGTGTGGAAACGGTCATTTCTTATGTACTACCCGCAGAAAGTTGGGATTCGGGGGAACAAGAAATTGATATTTCAGAGGAATATACTGTAACCGAGCATACAAAGGTCGATGTCGATTTGAATAATGCTGCCTACAATCAATTGGTTGATGATGGTTGTGTCGGAATCTATATTGTAACACAAACCGAGGATAAAGATACATCATTGTCTGCTCGATATATCGGCAATGCTCCGAGTGCAGATATTACAATACAATTAACAATTCGTGAAACTGTTTGAATGTCATAGTCGTTTGGCTATGGCATTTTTCTTTGATGGAGGTGATTAAATTGAGTCACTTGACTGAAAACGACTTCAATGAAAAGTTGCAGAAAATTAAAGCCAAAAATCAACAGAAAGAGTACAAGCGTCAGCTTGAAGAAGAAAAAAGAAAAGGGCGTAAAGGTTCACATATAGAAACTAATAAACTATTTGCTGTTTACCTATTCATCCTCTTAAATGCGATCGTTACATATTCTATGGTTGCTATGTGGCATTTCCAAGACCTATCGTATCTTGGTGTTTTGATTTCAGATATTGCCGCACAAGTTCTAATCTACGGAATCTATTGTATGAAAGCATTTAAGTCCAAACAGTCAGAGGAAGAATTGAAGTTTAGAAAAGAGAAATTTAGAGGTTCATTAGCAAACATTCTACAGGCGGGAGCCGATAGCATTCAGCCCGTTCCCGTGAATGGCAGCGTAGATAGTTTTGATGAGCCTACTGAGAGCAAGGAATCTTATTATGAGGAGGAATCGTAATGCTCAAAGGTATTCAAAATTTTTTGCAGTTCATTTATGACAATTGGACTACTATTACCATTATCATTGCTTTGTTAGTTGCTTTGTATGGTAAAATTAAATCTTTCTTGAAGAAGGACAAGAATGAGAAGATTGGCGCCGCAAAGGAACAGGCAAAAGAAATGATCCTAAAATGGGTAACTGCTGCGGAGATTGATTTTAGTTCTTGGTCAAAAGCGGGTGCTATTAAACGTGCGCAGGTTATCGAACAGGTTTATACGACATTCCCGATTTTGGCGACGTTTGCAAAGCAAGAAGAAATCATTGCTTGGATCGACGAAATCATTAATGATTCGTTGAAAGACCTCCGTAAGATTGTCGCGGAGAATCAGCCTAAAGACGAAGATGAATCTGAATCGGCTGAATAAGAAAATGTTAATCAAATTTTAATTTTATTTACAGAGATTGTCGCTTTATTGTGGCAATCTTTTTTATTAATCAGTAAAGGAGAGATATTATGGCAAGTATGAATGGTAAAAAGGGCGTTGATATTTCATATGCTAATGGCAATATTGATTTGGCAAAAGTCAAAAACGCCGGATATGATTTCGTTATGATTCGCTGTGGATATGGTTCTGACATCAAAAGTCAGGATGACGATCAGTTTATTTCAAACGTAGCAAAAGCCGAAAAATTGGGAATGCCTTGGGGTGTTTATCTATTCTCATATGCTTGTTCAACCGCATCGGCAAAGAGTGAATTAGCGCATATTGATAGACTCTTAAAAGCTGAAAAAGCAAAGGGTCATTATCCCACTATGCCTATCGCGTTGGACATCGAGCCGTCTAACTATGTTTCAAACAACGGTGGTTGGACAAAATCTAATCTGACAAACGTTGCTACCATTGTTTTGGATGGTTTGGCAAAACTCGGCTATTATCCAATGATCTACACAGGATATTCTGAGTTGGACTGGATGCTTTCAGATCACGTCCGTAATGATTTTGATTGTTGGTACGCACAATGGTTTACAAGTCCTTCGGATTACAAATACAAGAGATTGGGAATCTGGCAGTATGGTGGAGAAACCAATTATCTTGAAAGTAATAAGATTAATGGCGTTGGCGTAATCGACAAGAATAAGTGCTACAAAGATTATCCTGCGATAATCAAGAATGGCGGCTACAATGGATTCAAGAAATCAACTACCAATATTACAACAACTAATCCGTCAACTAATACCACTACTGATACAACAGTTACTAAGTCAACTGTAAAATATACTGCCGATACTGTTATAGCTCTTGCAAAGGCAGAAGTAGGCTATAAAGAAAAGGCAAGCAATTCTCAGTTAGATAGTAAAACCGCAAATGCTGGCGCAAATAATTGGACAAAGTATGCGGCTTACATCGATAAGAATGCCCCCGATTTCTACAATGGTAAAAAGAACGGTTTCGCTTGGTGCGATATTTTCAATGACTATATCCACATTATGGCGGCGGGTGACGTTGAAACCGCAAGAAAAGCACTGTATCAGCCTAAGAAGTCTACCGGCGCAGGTTGTTCATTCTCAGCTCAGTTCTTCCGCGATAATAATGCGTGGACTGATAGAGGTAAGGGTACGCCTAAATTGGGCGACCAAATCTTCTTCGGAACCAAAGGTAATGAATATCATACTGGCATTGTCGTCAAAGTGGACAGCAATTATGTTTATACTGTAGAGGGTAACAGTTCTGATATGGTCGCAGAAAGAAAGTATGCACTGAACGATTCTAAGATTTCCGGTTATGGTCATCCGAAATATACAGGCACTTCTGCTGTTACTACAAGTCCGACAATTGTGACGACAACAACCAACACTGGTAAGACTGCGATTAAAGAAGTTCAGACCTGGCTAAACAAAACCTACAAGTTCAATCTGACTGTCGATGGTGTCTATGGCGCAAAGACTAAGGCTGCTCTTGTTAAGGCTCTGCAAACTGAACTGAATAAGCAGACAGGGGCAAAACTTGTTGTTGATGGTGTATATGGCTCAAAGACTAATGCTGCTGTGTTTAATCTAAGTATTGGTTGCAAGGGCAATATCACCAGAGTGCTACAAGGTCTGTTAGTGTGCAATGGATATAGCACAAATGGTTTTGATGGTGTATTTGGTACGGGTACGTTCGCCGCTGTAAAGAGCTATCAATCAAAGAAGGGGCTAACGGTTGATGGCGTCGCAGGAAAGCAGACTTTTGGAAAATTGTGTGCCTAAGTTAAGGAGAGATTGAGATGGACACTAAATCGGTTTGGGATTTTCTGTCCGGTATATCAATAGGCACTATTATAGCGTGGGTTACGGTAATCGGCGCTATAATAACTATTCTTTGTACTGGAACGGTGAAATTATATAAATGGTTTACCAAGTACAGAGAAGTCAAAGATGAAAATGAGAGATACAAACAAGCATCGGAGCGGCACGAGCAAAAAATTGACGAGATGTGCGAGAAGATAGATAAAATCTTCAATGAAGTTGAATTGCAAAGACAAATCAATTATAAGCAAGTTCGTCATAGTATTGTTCGTACTTGTGATGAAGCTATTAGAACAGGTCAGATTTCGGCAAACAAATATAAGTCCTTGATGGAAATGTACGAGGAATATATTACTGTATTTGCAGACCTAAAACCAAACGGATATGTTCATAAAATGGTTGACAGAGTTAGTGATCCGCATCAAGTGGAGATTATCGGTCAATTAGACGAGTGAAATAGGTAGGCGAGTTTCCTTCTCGCCTACCTTATTAATTTATTAGAAAGGAAAATATAACAAATGTTTTTAGTTTTATTTGGAGGTGTAATATATGCCTAATCAGATTATAGGTAGAATTTCTCCAGGCGCTTCGCCAACAGCGGAAGATACACGTGTTTTTGATACTGAAACTGCGTTAAATAATTATTTGGCTTCACCACGAGCCAAAGCGGGTCAGGGTATAAAACTGCTCGACTCGACAAGTGGAAGATATAAAGCATATATCATCCAAGGTACAGCAGGAAGTTTTGAAAAGACACCTATGGGTGCTGGTGATTATGTTGGTAATTCTCTACCATCTGTTGCCGATGGCGATCGTGATTTGATTTATTTCATCTATGATAGTGAAGATGATCTTTACAGACAGTATCGTTTTAATGGCACTAAATATGTACTTGTAGGTGGAAACTCTTATGATAAGAGCCAAACATATACAAACACAGAGATTGATACTAAATTAGCCGATAAACAAGAGTCATATGTCGCAAGTTCACTGCCGATAGATGGTGATGAGAACACCGATTATTACATTGGCAACAGCCAAGATGGATTCGTTCATTATCGTTATTTTGGTGGACTTATTGATGAATTTATCGCCGTAGGCGGCGATTCTTATACAAAAGAAGAAGTAGATAATAAAATTGCATCAAAAGTTGTCTATTATTATTATCTCTCTTATGGAACCGCCATCGTAGAGGAAAACAACGAGCAAATTGAAAAGAATAATATTTTACGCTTATGGAGATACACAGACCCAAGTAACGTCGGTGATACCACTGGCGAGGTTGGGGAAGTTGTCAAATGGATTGAAATTCAAGGTGGCGGAAGTGGCTCTACGAGGGCTACAAATATGACATTTGAACGTGTCACCCCTGCTAATATTGTGACTTCCGCTGGCGCCGTAGAGTCAGACGGCATTATCATTACTGCTTCTTTCTCTGATTATGAATCAGATGGTGGAGAAGCGGTATCGGCAACATATACCGTTTCGGTTGGTAATAAAGTCGTTGAAACAGGTGTGGCTGTTCAGTGCAAAGATTCAAGCAATAATCAATTGTATGATGAAGATGAAAATCCAATCTATAATGTGTTTGATGTTACTCAATATTGTTCAAGTGGTCAACAGACTATTTCAATTGCAATTACTGATGAATATGGAAATATGGTTATCAGAAAATGGAATGTTGAAATAATTGATATTAGAATTGAAAGTCAATTCGATGATTCTTATTCAAGAGCAATTGGTTCTCAGATCAATTTTACATATAAACTTTTTGGTTCAACATCAAAAGTCGTACATTTTATTTTAGATGGAGTGGAGATCGGCACATTAACTACCACAGGAACAGGAGAAACAACTTATCCGATTGCTTCTACATATGCAACTTATGGAACACATTTCCTTGATTGTTATGTTACTACAGTAGTTAATGGTACAACAATTTATTCAAATCATATCTATAAAGATATTGTTTGTTATGATGTGGCAGGTAGTGTTCCCGTTATCGGTAGTATGTATAGATATGATTCCGATAGCCATATCGGATATGGAGTTGTTCGGATTAATCAATATGATACTTTAAATATCCCATATACGGTTTACGATCCATCTACGAGTTCACCTACCGTAACACTATCTGTCGATGGAATGACCGTAAACACGTTGGAACTTTCTTCACATAGTAATGTTTGGGCGTTCAAGGGTAGTGAAATCGGAAGTCATACGTTAATCATTTCTTGTGGCGCAACAAGTATAGAGATTGATGTTGATGTTATTGATTTAGGGTATGACATTGCTCCTGTAACAAGCGGATTGGCTTTTGACTTTGATCCAACAGGCATCACTAATAGCAGTTCAAATAGACTTTGGACTGATGAGAATGATTCCAATGTCAAACTTTCTGTTTCTGAAAATTTCGACTGGGATAATGGTGGTTATCAAATTGATAGTACAACGGGTGAAAGTTATTTCCTCGTTAAAGCTGGAACAAGAGCAACAATTTCATATAATCTTTTCGGTACAAATCCGAAATATGATGGTGCTGAGTTTAAAATTGTATTCAAGACTTCAAATGTAAGGGATGTGGAAGCTACATTTTTAAGTTGTCTTTCTGATAGTATCGGATTGAGAATGGACGTTCACTCTGCGATATTAGCAAATAGCACTAATATTCAGAATCCGTTATGGCTGCCATATAGCGAAGAAGATATTATTGAGTTTGAGTACAATATCAATCCGAGCGTCAACGGTTTATCTTATAGACCATTGATTATGACATATGAAGATGGCGTACCTTTTAAGCCACTATCATATACAAGTGGTACATTTAATTCTACGACCGGAGAATGGGATGGTGGTGCGCAATTGCATCAGACTACACCAGTTCCTATCACTATCGGTTCGGACGATTGTGATGTATATATTTATCGTATGAAAGCCTATAACACTTTCCTTTCAGATTCTCAAATACTCAATAACTTTATTGCTGATTCAAGAAATTCTGAAACGATGGTGAAAAGATATACGAGAAATCAGATTTATACTCAGGATAACAAACTTACACCTGAATCTGTTGCAGAGGCTTGCCCTAATCTTCGTGTTATCAAGATTTCGGCTCCATATTTTACTAATGATAAGGATGAAAAGGTTCCGGATACTACCATAGAATGTATCTATAAAAATGGTGATCCTATACTTGAAAACTGGATTGCAACTGGTTGTAAACACTCTGGACAGGGTACGACATCAAATGACTATGGTTTCGCTGGTAGAAATCTATTACTTTATTTGAATGATTCTAATACTGTAATTACTTTAGGTGATGAAGAAACCACAGTCAATAAAGTTGCATTAAGTTATGATAGACAAACACCAACATCAATTCCTACTAATGTTTTCAACATTAAAGTTAATATCGCTTCTTCTGAAAACGCCAATAACGCTTTGTTGGCTAAACGATTCAATGATTATCTTCCTTACAAAATGCCCGCACAAAAGAGAGATAGCAGAGTCAAAAATACTATGGAATTCGTTAATTGTGTGGTATTTATTCAAGAAACTGCTGACAACGTAAATACACATAGAGAGTTTGCCGATAAAAACTGGCATTTTTATGCTCTTGGCAATTTAGGAGATGCGAAGAAAACTGACTCAACAAGAGTGAATGATAAAAATGATCCTAAAGAATTTGTTGTTGAAATTAAGGATAATTATAAACCAAATTCCGGTTTTAACACAGGAACGGATTCGTATCCAATCAGTTCTGGACAGTGGGTAGCGGGTAATTCTGCGTATGATTCTCTCTACAACAATTGGGATACCTCTTTTGAGTTCCGCTACACAAAAGCAGAGTATGATCCAAAGAATAATATTACAAGCCCACAGGCGGAAGCTAATAAGCAAAAGTGGCGTGATTTCTACGAATGGGTTATTACTTCATCTGATGCTAACTTTGTAGCACAACTTGGTAATTGGTTTATCGTTGATTCTGCTTTATACTTCTATGTATTTACACATCGTTATACTATGATTGATAACCGTGCTAAAAATACATTCTGGCATTGGAGCAAGGTTTATATAACCGAAGCAGAAGCCGCTGAATTGGGAGAAACAGAAGCAAGTTACTACACTGTAGATAATGCTAAAGCTGCCATCAATGAGGGCTATCGTTTTGAGATGTGGGGTTATGACTTCGATACTGCGCTTGGTATTAACAACTCAGGTGTAATGAGTAAACAATACCGTTATGGTAGAGAAGATAGCGACTACAGAGAAGAAGGCGACTCAACATCTGGCTATCTTTACAATGAGGCGACAAGTGTATTCTGGTGTAGATTACGCGATTTAATGCCTTCAGAAATTGAGGGAATGTATAAGACTGTTGCCGAAAATCACGGTACAGCTTGGGATGCAGAACACTTCATCGAAGAATTTGATGAATGGCAAGCACAGTTCCCGGAAGAAATTTGGAGATTAAATTACGAAAGAGAATATACCCGTACATATCAATCTGGTACAGATAGATTTATGACCCAAATGATGCAAGGCAGGAAGAAATATCACCGTAGACAATGGGAACGCGATCAGGCTCCTTATTTTGGAACTAAATATGGATTGCCGTATTACAAAAATACAGATCGTATTTCATTCAGATGTAATACTCCTATTTTTGAAGTTGATCCGAGTCGTGTGTTTGCTACTCAAGCGACCGCCAACACATATCTTTCATCTGCGAATGCGGCGGCAGAACAAAACGTTAAAATCAAGCAGCAAGATAACTCTTATAAGTTATATGTTATTAAATCAGTCAACAATGCATTGACATATATTCCGATCGTTGAACCAAATTATGATTTAACAATCACACCATTCTCTGATATTTATTTGAATGCTGAATTTGGTAACGAGGGTGAAACAACTGAAAGAATTGCTATTAGAGCAAAAGCTGGACAATCATATACTATTGAATGCCCCGAAAACAGAAGAATGACAAGTACAATGATTAAAATATATTGTGCTTCACGTATTCAGGCTTTAAGCGATTTATCTCCTTGTTATATTGAAGATAACGATTTCAGCAAGGCAAAGAAATTAAGAGAATTAATTATCGGTAACGATACTCTTGGTTATAAGAGCTTTATTACTTCACTTACTTTGAGTAATAACCAAATCCTTGAAGTATTAAATATTGAGAATTGTAATACGTTTACAGATCAATCGGTTGATTTATCTAATTGTGGTAATCTTGAAGAATTCTATGCTGAAGGAAGCAATATTACGGAAGTTGTATTTGCTAACTACGGAAAAGTGAACACCGTGGAAATGCCTAATACACTTGTAAATCTTACAATGAGAAATCTAAATAATCTTGAAGATAATGATTTTAGTTTACCAACATACAACACTATGCGCAATGTTACTCTTGTTAATGGTGTTCTTGACACAAAGACTCTTATGGGTAATTTGAGTCCATACTTAACAACTCTGTATCTATCAGGATTTGATTGGTCATTCGGTTCTGTTGATTTTACTGATCCGTCAAACTTCTTGATTGAAAAACTTTATAATGTCAACAGTGTAACTCTAAAAGGAACTATTAGATTAGATAGAATCCCACAGAGATATGTAACCAAATATGCTGAAAAGTGGGGTTCTGATTTCCACATTGTAGGTACGGTTATTCCCGAATACAGTATTACTTTTATCAACGATGATAAAACGGCAATTTTATCGAAGTCTGATAACACTACTCCATATGTGGAGTGGGTAGATGGAGAGAGTGCAACATACAATCCGATTACCGAAAATCTTGTTAATACGCCTACAAAAGCACAGTCAGACAAATATACTTATACATTTAGCCATTGGGCTGTATATGCAAACAATACTGTTGGTGCTGAATATACATTTGGTCGTGTATTATCGTCAAATATCACCCTTATTGCTGTTTATACAAGCACTTTGAGAACATTCACTGTTAATTGGTACACCGCTCCGGTGAATACAAATATTCTGTCAGGAGAATGGAACTCAAAGAACAATTTGGCTAATAGAGGCGAACCGCTACATACTGAAACAAACGTGCAGTACGGTTCGGAAGTATCTTATGATATTGCTCAAAAGATCATTTGCACCAATGGTTCTTACGGCGGTATGGATTATATTGAAAGTTACTCATTCATCTCGTGGAATGACTCTACCGGATGTGTAACTGGAAATATGGATGTCTATGCTGTTTGGCGTTATGCGAAGATTTATAAGAGCAATGGAAACCTGATTCTTGAAGATGCTTTGAGCAACAGAAAGAAATTGAAGGATATGACATCTGCTGAAATCGCGGCTGTTTGTGCTAATGGTGAAGCAACAACATTCTTCGATGACAAAGATTACTTTGATTTCGTTATGGGTCACGATTATACATTCTCTAATGTGGATCAATATGAAATCGTACCTCTCGGAGAAGAATTGCATCTTGATGGTATCACACCGGTTATTCCCGTAGATAGTCAAGGTCATCAATTCAAGTTATTCTCCGCTGATGCTCCTTCATTTACTATGGCAATTGATTATCAATTCTCAAACGATGTAAATGATTATGCTCCGGCTGATGAGAAAACATTAGTTTCTTGTTTCGCAAATCCAGATAACGGTAATGATGGCTTTGCTTTAAGGTATAAGTCAAACAAAGCAAATATTCTTTGGGGCGATAAAAATCAGAATGTAGCAACTGAAAAGAATCGTGATATGGTTGTTTTACGTCATAAACAAGGTAGTGATGTATTATATATCTATGCTTTTAATGGTGCCGATCTGCAAGCAAATTACTATTCAAATAAAATTGTAACTGCAACTTTGACTCGCACATCATTCAGTGATACCGATGCTCCGCTTGTATTTGGTGGAATTGCTGAATATGATTCAGGAAATCATACATATACCGCCACTGATACATCTACCTATATAGGCGCAGGTGTGATCTTCTGGTGTAAGATATGGTATGATGATCTTGGCGATGCAGTTGCAAGAAAACTTGCTTCTTGGACACGCGACGAAGATCGTCAAGAATATTTCGAGGTACAATTGGATTCTGCTGGAACACTTTTCGGTAGCCCATATGTTATGACTGGCACTTCGACAAATGCAAGTGCATCGTTTATGTCTAACAACCTATTGAGATACCTGCATCAAATGAATAGCGGTAACTACAATAGAGGTGGTTGGGGTGGTGACACAACATCTACCGCAACATATGAGGCATCGATGCACTACTTTATGCAGAACAAGTTCTATCCTGCGATACCTGATGAAATAAGGAATCTTATTGTTCAAGTTAAAGTGCCTTCTACTGTTGGTAATAGTTCATCTACACTTGCCAATTACGATAGTTACACTTACATTCCTTGTTTGAGGGAAGTCACACCTGCTAATGATGGTACAAGTAAGAACGAACCATACTTATCAGAAGGTTCTTGCATCAGTTGGAACACAACTCAATACCGTAGAATATGTTTCCGAGATGTTATTACGTTGGATACCTCTTTACTTGCTAATGGCAACCAGAAATTCACTGGCTCGTCAGAACCTATTTTTGGTCAGAATAAAGGCTTCTATGACGCTGACAGTAATCCAAATGGCGTTAGGGAGTATGATATTTGGTATATCGATAACAACACGGCAAGTAGGATTTATCTATCCGCAGCAACTCTGAGGAAGAAGAACATCACGCCTACCGTTTGGATTACTCAGGGAACTGAGCGTATCGGCGGTTGGGTAGGCGCCAATAACTATTTCTTGCGTTCTCCGTATGCCGGTGCCACTAACTATTTCTGGGGTGTGGACTACAGTGGAGTTACCAACTACAACAGCGCTTACAACTGGAATGGCGTGCGTCCCTGCTTCTCATTCTATGCTACTATTACTCAATAACTTTACAACAAAGTCCCTACAAATCTGGCGGTAACTCGCTTACCGCTTGTAGGGGCTTATTAAATACGTGACAGTTATATTCAATGAGTGTAATAACAGCGAAAAGACATACAGCAAAGAGCGAGTTTGAGCATACATTCTCGCTCTTTTATGCTGATTCGAGAAGATTACTATCTAAAGTCCCTAAAAGACGTGAAAGATTTATTTGTCCAAAAATTATTTGGCTTAATAATTCTATTTACAACGACTTGATGATAGTGCAGGAGATTTTATTTACAAAGCAAAAAGATAAAAAGATTGAGAAGCAAAACCGAATTAAAAACGCATTAGAGAAAATTGCGGAATTGGAAAAACCTATTATGGTATATTCAAATATTATGGCAATGCCTTTTGATAAACAGTGTAATTGGTGTAAAACACTTAATAAGGAAATTGCCTTATTAAATGGAATGTTGGAAAACGAGTCTGATAAATCCAACTGTAGAATTGAAGTATTAGATTGGGAAAAGATACACAAATTTAAAGCCGTGAATAATATGTGTTCTTTACATAGATATACTCACGGCAAAGCCGTTAGAGCGGTCAATATATTCGATAATGGAGATACAGCGTTGGTTATCGAATTAATTGATGAAGCATTTTATAACGTCATTAAGGCAAATTCCTCTTTTCCAAATAATAAAGAGGAATATGAAATGAGGATCAAGCGGATTGAAAGGGCGTTACAATGCTTAAATGAAATTCAAAGACCTATGTTATCTTACTTTAATGTTATGAAATATAGCAATAGAGTTATGAGAGAATGGTCAGATATTTTGAATAAGGAAATAAAGCTATTAAAAGGTTTGCAGAAGTCCGATAAAAAGCGGTTCTGCAAACTTTCTTAATATACACACTGGTTAAATCCTATACGTAGGCGCCAATAACTATTTCTTGCGTTCTCCGAATACCGGTAACACTAACAATTTCTGGAATGTGAACAACAATGGAGTTACCAACAACAACAACGCTAACAACTGGAATGGCGTGCGTCCCTGATTCTCATTTTGTAGTAGCTATGTATTAAGAGTGAATTGAGATTAGGCGATCTTTTGGATTGTCCGATATTTTCATAGGAATTGAGAAGGAGGATTTGACCATCTATTTGAAAAAATAGTAAATAATATGTTTTTGTGTTTAATGAAAACTCGCTGTTGTGGCGATCCGTTACGGTTGAGTGGAACGCTTCTTGCATAGATAAGAGTTTGCTGAACTTATTTTTATACTCAACTATGTTAGCCGGTTACAGCAAAATATACAAAGGCTAAACGGAGGAAAAGACTAAATAACTAAATACAATACGAAAGGAGGTAGTATTTTTGAATCAAAAAGAAAGAATCAGAGCAAGGATTGAAAGAGATAAGGCACGTCGGGCTGCCAAGAAAGCTCTACGCAATGAGAAAACAAAAGCTGACGACTATGATAAAGTTATGACAATGCAGAATTATTATGGTGCTTTGAAGAAATGTCGTAAGGGCGTTATGTGGAAAGGAAAGCCACAGAAGTATTGTCAAACTTCAAACACACAGGTTACAGGAACTTTGGAACATATAGATGATTATGAGTTGCCGCCATTAGAGAATACTTCTCAAATTACTTTATATGAACGCGGTAAGAAAAGAATCATTACACCAATCCAATTTAGTGATCGAATGACTCAACGTGTCCTCTGCGATTACTCTTTGATTCCGATAATTCAGCCAACCTTGATTTACGATAATGGTGCAAGCACTGAAGGAAAGGGAACTGATTTTGCTCGGAAAAGAGTTGAAATGTTTTTAAGGGACTCCATTAAAGAATACGGTGAAGATTTTTACATCTTATCATTTGATTTCAAGAGCTTTTTCGATAGCATCCCACATTCGACCTGCTACAATGTTCTGAATGAATATTATTCTGACAAAAGAATTGTTGAACTAATTATTGAGGTGGTTAAGTCTTATCAAAGACCAGAAATATTAAAGATAGAAGATGATTCAAAAAGAACACTCCTGTTAGATTTACTTGAAAATAACCAAATGAAGGGAATCTGTCTTGGTAGCCAAATATCTCAAATACTCGCTTTGGTTGTGCCTAATCAGTTGGATCACTACATAAAGGACAAGCAACGTATGAAGCGGTATGTTAGATATATGGATGACGGAATTATAATTCATAAGAATAAAGAAGTTTTACAAGAATTGTATGAAGGTATGAGAGATGTTTGTAATAATTTAGGATTAACGTTTAATGAAAAGAAAACGAAAATTGTGAAAGCTACAAAAGGCTTTTCTTTCCTAAAGATCAAATACCGTGTTGTTGGTTCACGTCTTGTAAAGACCCTGGCAAGGAGTGGGATAGTTAGAATGAGGAGGAAACTTAAAAAGTTTAAGATCAAAGTTGATAATGGCGTAATGAAATTGGACGATGTGTATAATTCTATGCAATCGTGGTTGTCACACGCCAAGTTAGCCCAATCCTATCATACGGTCAGGAGTATGTTGAAATTATATGATGAATTATTTGATGGTTATAAAATAACTAAGAAATATTTTAAAAAGGAGGACAACAATGAGATATTACAAAGTGATAAATGGGCTGAATTTCGTTGGGATAGCTACGACGACTGAACTGCGAAAAATTCAGTTACAACATAATATTTTAATCTCCTGTGCAGAACAAGATGCAGAGTGTGTCCAAATTGAAAATGACTATTATCACGCTGGTTGGATGAAATCTGTTAGAGAAGATATTGGAGCAGTATTCGCGGAAGTAATTGAGATTGATAAAGAAGAATACGATGAACTTATTGAAATGATTGAGCGTGATGAGGAAATTGAACCATATCCCGAACCAGAACCGGAGCCTGAACCTGTTCCCGATCCTGAACAGGAGGATATAACGGTTGCTTATGCTAAGAAGCTCAAATTAAAAGAAATGAGTAATACTTGTGAAAATAACATATTTGCTGGAATTGATGTGGTTCTTTCAGACGAAGAAACGCATCATTTTTCTTTGACCGAGTACGATCAGCTAAATATATTCAAATTAGAAACATTAGCTCGTTCCGGCGAACAAGTATTGCCTTATCACGAAGATGGTGAACTATGCAAGTTTTATCCCGCCGCAGATATTATCACTATTGCCGATGCTGCTACTCAGTATATTACATATCACACCACGTATTTCAATAGTTTGAAAGCATATATTAATTCGTTGCGTTCTGTCAATACGATAAGCAGAGTGACCTATGGTATGGAAATCCCCGAAAAGTATCAATCAGAGGTTTGGAAAGAGATTAATCAATATGAATAATCTTAGAACTATCGGTAAATATCTAATCCTCTTAATTGTTGGTGGATTTGTTTATTGCGGAATTGAACTTCTTTGGCGCGGTCATACACATTGGACGATGTTTATAGTAGGTGGAATATGTTTTATATTCTGCGGGAGTATCAACGAATTATTTGAATGGGATATGGCTTTGTGGAAACAAATGCTATGTTGTGCAATCGGAATAACTCTTATTGAGTTCTTTTCCGGCTTTATTATCAATGTAATATTTGATCTTGGCGTTTGGGATTACAGTAATCTTCCGCTTAACGTCATAGGTCAAATATCTTTGCCGTTTACTGTATTTTGGTTTTTCTTATCGGTTATCGCCATAGTGCTTGATGATTATTTGAGGTATTGGTGGTTCGGTGAAGAAAAACCGCGTTACAAATTGTGATGATGTTATGGGTAAAGCATTTCGTAAACCGAAGCCAGAAATCCCATATTGGGAATGGCTCGATAGAGATAACTGTTGGTTTTGCAAAAACCGTAATAACTGCAATCAATGTAAAGCAAACCGAAAATTTGCTAAAGAAAATATGCCTAAGAAAATAAAAGGAAAACGCTATATTGACGATAAAACTGCTATTTGATTATTAATAATCAGACAAATAGGGCTATAAGATCACTCTTATAGCCCTAAATTTTTGCGCTTTATAGGTCATCAAGTGTTTTAACGGCAAGGTATCCTTCAGCTTCCGCAAAGTGAATATACGTATCGAGAGTAATCTGCACACTTGCGTGACCTAATAATGTTGAGATAGTTTTAATATCAACTTTCTTTCGGAACAATCTGTTTGCAAAAGTATGCCTCAATGAATGCGTTGATCCTTTGTTTAATTTTGTATTTTTGACAATCCTGCGAAATGTGCGATCATATTGTTGTGGTGCAAGGACTCCCCCATTTTTAGCACAGACAATATATTCACTATTAGGATGTTCATCAAACATACGTTGCAAGGCGCATTCAGCCATTTCGTTCAGTGGAACCTTACGATAGCCGGAATAAGTTTTCGTTGTCATAGCAATGGTTTCATATCCGGTTGCATTTCCCTCTGAATCACGTGTCTTGACTGTTTGCACGTTTTCGCGGATATAAAGAAGATGGTTATCTTTGTCCCAATCTGATTTTTTTAATCCAACAATTTCGCCACGTCTTGCTCCTGTGTTCAACTGTAAGATATAAGCGTCGCCATAAAGATATTTAGGCGTTTCAGAGTTTGGATATAATCTTCTGCATTCTTCTATAATTAACCGAGCTTCATTCTCATCATACCAAACCATTTCTTTTTTGGGGAATGTTGATTCTGCTGGCATTATCACGCCTTCCATTGGATTCTTGGCTATGTCATTTTGACTTAATGCGTGTTTGATAACCATATTAGTTCCATCGTATGTTTTCTTAACTCTGGAATACGAAAGACCCTGCCTTTTAATATCATTCAGCATCTTCTGAATATCGTTGGTTGTGATTTCAGAAATTCGCAAAATACCGATATGGGGGAATATTTGATTTTTGAATGTCCCTTCGAGTGTATCATAACTCGATGCTTTCATTGTTGTCATTTTGTAAGTAACAAGCCATTTCTTTGCGTAGGTTTCAAAAGAAGTCGTGACGGGATCAATATGAGAATCCAAATCAAATTTATTCATTTGTTTTTGAACTTCCATTTTTGTAGTCCCAGAGAAATAGATGACTTCCGGCTTACCATTCGACTTATATCTGCCGGTATGGATTCTTCCATAAAATTTTGACCCACGCTTGTAGATGCTGCCTGTACCCTTTGGACGCCTTTTGTTTGCCATAATAAGCACTCCTTTATAATTAGAATATGTAAAAACAAGTGATTATTCTGGATAGTGCTACACTTTGTAGATTTGTAGCACTATTGTAGCACTATTTTCTGATATTAGATGATACTATCTGATAAACAGTATTAAAGAAAAAAAAGAGCCGTTTAAACGAACAAATTTTCTAATATCAATTATAGCATATATGTTCTAATATTGCAAGGAATGATTCTAATTATTTCAAAACGCCCAAAATGGCTTATCTATGCGGTTTTTGAAAGAAAAACACCTTAACCCAACAGGATTAAGGTGTCATCTTGGAGGCGACGACCAGATTTGAACTGGTGAATCAGGCTTTTGCAGAGCCGTGCCTTACCACTTGGCTACGTCGCCGGACAGATTATTAAATTGAGAAATAAGGTTTTGCAGACCTTGATTCCTCATTCAAATATTGCAGGTGACACCTATATTTTTAAGTATGGTTTCTGTTTCTGTAGCACTATTGTAGCACTATTATATTTCTAAATAAGAAATTTCAATACCGAAACGTCTTATTTATATACTTGTCTAACCATTTTTCAAAGTTCAGCTTTGTGACATACAGGCGATTATTCAACTTAAACGAAGGGAATCCATCACTTCTCATTAGTTCATATGCACGAGTTTTTCCTAATGCCAATATTCGTTGAATATCGTTTACTGTATATACCACAATATCACAATCTGCATTATTTGTCAATATTATCTCCTTATAATGTATATACATATTATTGTAGTGGGGCGAGTTATCTCACCCGCCCCACCAATCTTTCCTCAGTTCTTTACGCCAGATCATTATTCCTTTGTTCTTTTCTGCTTCTTCCTCGGTATTAAATACACGCATCTGTAAACTTTTTGGATTTGATAAAGTTAAATCATTTGTTGGCTGTCCCGCTTGCGTACCACTTATGGTAAAACTATAATAGAACTTTCGTTTTTGCGTTATTTTATATAGTCGCATTTTGACTACTTTATTTGTGATGTCATCTTCCGGCATAACAACGTAGTATTCTGATCCTACGGTTAATTGTTTATTTAGATGATTCATTATAATACCGAGTGCATCAGACAATCCCGCGACATAGTGTTCTTGGTAACTATCCTTTATTCCCGCCATCTCACGGGTTATTTTGTTTTGTAATTCTTTGATGGCGGGATTCACACTATGTAATGTTGCTTGAATTTCCACGTTATATTATTTTGTTCCGGTGCTACCAAATCCTCCGCGATCGGTATCATCGAGTGAATCTGCCTCAGTAAATGTAACGGTCGGTTGTTTCTCCATAATTCTGAACTGACAAATGCGGTCGCCCTTATTGATAACAGTATCCTTTACAGCAAAAGCAGGGAACTTCCAAATATCATTTGTACCGCTATAAGAATTGTCGATAACGCCCATAGAGTTGGCTTGCAGCACACCCCAATTCTTAAATGTTGAACTGCGAGGTACAACGTGTGCTTCATATCCTTCAGGAAGTTTCATTGAAACTCCAAGACTAATAAGGGCAAATGCGCCCCGGTTTAGTTCTACGTTTTCTGCCGCTCTGAGATCAATCCAATCTCCTTTTTCGATCTTTTCAAGTTTTTCGATCCCTGTATCGTGATACTTAATTAAGATTTGCATTATAATCACTCCATTCATTCTTAGCAAAACAGTTATTATCTTTGATGTATTGAATTACATTGTTCTTAAATTGCGGAATATCTATAACTCTTTGATTGTAGCTTCCAGCCCAAATAATGTGCTTATTATATGTATCAATCTTTTCGTGTTCAAATTGACCGTCCACGATTATGTCAGCCAAAAGAATTGCGGAAGCTCTCAGAACATCAAAGGAATTATCATCGTTTATGGCTTTTTCAAAGATTTCATCGATCTTGTAACCGGTATATATCCAGATTTGCTTGTCCGGGAATTTCTCACGAATTTTTAGTAACAGAATATATACATTTGAAACGTTCTCATCACATAATGGTTCTCCACCCAAAATTGTCAGCCTATCAATATAAGGATGGGATAGATATTTAATTAGTTGGTTTTCCGCACAACCATTCCATAAATTACCGCCGGAAAAATCCCAAGTTTCCGGATTAAAGCAACCTTTACAGTGGAAGTGGCATCCTTGAACAAAGAGGGACACCCCAATACCCTCTCCGTTCGTATATTCGCACTTCTCTATCAAAGCATATCTCATTTGATTATCCTTTTAAGTGCTTGACTCTTTCTTCTGTTTCAGCTTGCTTTCCCGGATTAAAGGCTGTTTTGTAATCTCCGGTAAGGTAGCCCGTTACACGGCGCAATCTGCGAATTTCAGTACATCCACACATCGGACAGGCATCCTCGATTTCAGCGGTATAACCGCAATTTGTACACATATCATTAGGAACGTTGACCGCAAAATAAGGAATATCCTTATCCATAGCATAATTGACGATGGTTTCCAACGCTTTGATATTATCCTTTACACGGGCATTGAGTTCAATATATGTAATGCAACCTGCACTCGAATAGCCGGTAAGTTGAGATTCAATATCGATCTTCTCAAACGGTGTCATCTCTTTCCATACAGGAACGTGGATGGAGTTTGTGAAGTATTCACGATCTGATACGTTCGGAATAACACCAAAGCGATCCTTGAATTTCTGCATAGCAGTATAGCAAAGATTTTCAGCGGGAGTAAAGTAAACACCAAAATTGAGTTTGTATTCCTGTTTAAACTCAGCACATCTATCTTTGAATAACTGCTCGATTTTCTTTGCTACTTCCATACCTCTCGGTTCGGTATGATCGCATCCGACAAGAATTTGCAGAGTTTCGGCAAGACCTAACTGACCCATAGCCAACGTTCCGTGCTTTAAAGCGGAACGAATATCCTTGCCATCATACCCCTCCATCAGTCCGTTTTCATACATAAATTTTGCGGAATCTGGTGATTGTGAAGCGATGTACTCAAATCTTTCAATAAGCATATCTTTTGCTTCGTGGATTTTTTGGTCGAGATATTTTAAGAATACATCTACAACATTATCGTCGTATGTACTATCAAATTTCTCTTTTGCTTCCATAGCAATAGTAGGAAGAATTATTGTCGTCGGGCAGATGTTTCCACGACCATCTTTTAATTGTCCGAACCCATTAATGTCGAAGCCATTGGCTGTTCTGCAACCCATTGTGCTGAAAATTGTTCTCGGATCATCAGGGTCATAACCGGCGTTACCCGACCAATCAATATTGGCATAATTCGGATAGAGTCTTAACGAGGTTGATACAAGAGCCATCTTGAACAAATCATAGTTCGGATCACCATCCTTGCGGTTGATTCCCTTGCCTAATTGGAAGATGCCACAGGGGAAGATAGAAGTCTTATTTAGTTTACCTATTCCTCCAATAGAAACGTCAATCAGAGTTTTTGTGATAAGTCTGCCCTCAGTCTTTGTACAAGTACCATAATTAATTGAAGTAAACGGCAACTGATTGCCCGATCTACTTTGCAGTGTGTTTAAGTTATGATATAATCCCTCAACCGCTTGTTTGATTTCAACGATGGTATCATATAAGGCACTCTGATAATACTTACCAATCAGTTCATCTTTGTTATCGAGAAAATAATCTGATTCTTCTGTACCGGTAAAATGGAAGAAGTCTTTCTTATGGTCATCTACCCAATCTTCAAACTTATTGCGGGTAATAGTGATTCCGTTCGGAAGTTTCTCCAAATAACAGTCAAACATCAAATCAATTAGATTGAGTTTCGTGAAATCAGGTCTGTCCTTCAGCCAAGCGGCAATGTAATGCTTTAAGAAACTCTTTTTGACGTAAGGAACCATAGTCCAATCAAGGTGGGTTGATGATACGCCGCCGAACTGCTGAAGGCTCTGTAATTGGAACAGAACGGCTACGAGCTGAAACGCCGTGCCTACCGATTGCGCCGGTCTAACATCTGTCTGGCGAGTGTTAAAACCATTTGCAAGCAGTTTATCAAACGGAATGGAGAGGCAGTTATGATCTCCGACAGAATAATGGTCTAAATCGTGAATATAAATCCTGTTGTTGATATGGTTCTCTCTCGCCATAGGCGACATTCTGTAATTTAGAGCGTCATTTTTCATATAAACGCTCAATGCTGCGCCCATCTTTCCTCCAGATGATTTCTCATCAACATTGGCATTTTGATTTTCTACGTGCTTTGCAAATAGTTTGTCCTCAAATTCTGTTTGAAGTTTGCTCTTTTGTTGTCTGGCTCTCGTTCTATCGTTACGATAGATGATATAAGCCTTTGCTACATCTTTGCGAGAACTCTGCATAAGTTGTTTCTCAACCATATCCTGAATATCCTCAACTTGGAATCTCTCTCTGTCGAGGTTTTCAATATCTTTGGCAATTTTCTCGCAAATTTCTCTGGACGTATCATCAACATAGCCATCAATCTCAATAAATGCCTTTTCAATTGCATTGATTATCTTGTTAATGTCAAAGTCAACGATTCGCCCATCACGTTTAATGATTTCCATATAAGACCTCTTTTCATATTAAAAGATATGTAACTATAAAGTCGGCAGCATCCTCAACCGTACTTGCTTTGTAGAACACGCCAGATTCAATCCAAGGATGATCTGTGTCGGGTTCTCCTATTCCGATAGTAGAGATGTGTTTACCGGCAAGCCTATTAACTGCGTGAATAACTCCCATTTCCATATGTGTACCGATGCTATCTCTGATGTTGGACAGATTAAATACAACAATATCGCTTTCCATAATCTGTCTGATCTCCCATTCTTTCGCGGCTCTTTGATCGGGAAAATCATAATCGAAGAATAACGGTGGATGCACAAATATTATTTTCTTATCAGTTTTGAGTCGGATTATTTCTTCCAATTCACGTCGCCATTCCATTTGCTCTAAATGGGATATTCCACTCATTTTTCCAGAAGTAAAGATTTTATATTGCTTCATTTATTCTCCTTTACAGTTGTAATAATTTAGTGGTTTTTCGCCATAAAGCAATTCACCGGTTATTTCAAGAGCGACACGCCATAAATCTCTTTTATCGCCATTGTTATTGATTACAATGTCATAGTCATAATCAAACACACTACCATCTGCTATATTTGACGTAATCTGCGGGATAGAATCTCTTTTAATTAGAATGGTAGTAGCGCCGAATTCTTGTTTTACTCTTTCGATTTCTTGGGGTTCTCTTATATGAAGAAATAGCATTACAGCGTTATCTATATCCTGAAATTCCTCTACTTTTTCTTTCATACTGTTAAATGGTAGATCATTATAATCGGACAAAAGCATTTTCAAGTCTGATAAGAATTTTCGATTTCTTTCAGTTTTGGTTCCATCCCAACCCATCAATTCTGCGAATTGTTTTATCTTTTCTACCGATGAATAGTTCAATACTACGGCTTTATTGTTAATACCTTTTGCTACGCAATCGGATACACAATCTACAAATGTGTCTTTGCCTACACAACCCGATCCATTTAATACCACAATGACTTTACGCTCATTCATTTTTTAATCACCAACTTTCCTAACATACATATCAAGGAGTTCAATCTTTTCGCTTCGTGTGCAATCGTAATGAAACAGATCATCAAGCTCATTTTCTGGCATATTTGACTCGCCAAGAAGTTTCGCTTTTTCATCAACTGATTTCATAGCCCATTCAAGATTGATCTTTTTATCGAGGCATTCTTCACAAATATCCTCACCCTCATAGTGATATTCAGCATCTTCTACCCCACAAGTATCGCAATAATACGTTGGAACGTTGTAATACCTACAGGATTTGCCGAGGCATCCAAGGTTAGGTGGACAACCAACGCATTCATTAACGTACTTTATCATTAAATCCACCTATGTTTTTGAAAGTTATGAACTGATATTGGATTCCTTTATATTCTCCAACATCTCCGAAATACTCACATTCCCAACCAGGATCATCATCTAAATTCGGGAAATATGTATCTGCCTTAAATGTTTGTGCCGTCATTGTTATTAGGGCTTTGTCACAATACTTTATGAGTTGTTTATAGATACTGCCACCACCGATAACATAAACATCGTGACCAACAACATCCTTTAATGACTTATTGCTGCGGATATATGAAATAGCATCTTCCAAACTCAAATAAATGACGCCATTTTTATCACGAACCGGATTAGAGTATCCATATGAAATCACCATATTGATTCTGTTTTTCAAAGGTTCGGAACCCATAGATTCAAATGTTTTTTGCCCCATAATCACGACGTTATATTCAGTTAGTGCCTTGAAGCGCTTCATATCTTCGGGAATGCGGAATAATAACTCGTTTTTATACCCTATCCCCCAATTCCAATCTACTGCTGCGATCGCGTAAATCATATTCCCAACTCCAATCTAATCTGCGGCTTAATCGGCTCATAATTCTGCATCTCAAAATCTTCAATAGTCATTTCAAAGAAATTTTCATTATTAGAATTAAGAATCAACTTTGGATTAAGTCTTTTTCCTTCGATAGATTCTTCTAATCTCTGTCTTGTATTTCTTTTTAATAATTCTTTGGCTGCGTCAATGTGTCTGTCATATATTTGTTCATTAGCAACGAAATGAGTAAACACGCCCTCTTTATATCCTGTGTGACGAGCAATCATCATAAGCAATGCCGCATATTGTACTTCATTGACCATACCGCCACCTGATGCTGTGAGCATATCGCCAGAACGTTGAATCATACACATATCGAGATATTCATCACGCACATTCCAGATCGTACAGAACGCACACGGAGCAAGTCCGGCAGTTTCACGTAGATCAGTTTCTTGCCAAAGGCTAATTACTTTTCTGCGACCGTATGGGTCTTTTTTAATACTATCAATAAGGTTATTGATTAGGTCGTATCTCTTGACTGTGCCGCCGTATCTTTGACCGATTGTACCGTCGCCAATATCCCAATCTTTCCACCAACCAACACCCATTTCCTCCATTTCAGAGATCACATTTGTTGGTTTCTGATAGATTGTGAAAATCTCTTTAATTGCTGTTTTCCAAGCAACAGGTCGCAAGGTGCAAATTGGAAATTCGCCATTACTTAAATCATATTTTCTTACAGTGTGATTAATTGAGATTGTATGTGCGGGAGTCCCATCAGCATATTTTGGTCTTGGATTAACATCCTTATATCCGTGTTCTTGAATATTTAAGATAGTATCAACCAAGTATTTATCTGCTTTTGTCGTATATCTCACCTCCTGGTGCATTCGCTTGCATACATTCCAATTCAAAATGACAATCATCTTCGCCACGCTTGATATGGCATTTTGGAATATCAAGTTCAACATAAGTAGTTTCGTATCCGTATTTCTTTAACCACTTTTTGTTGATTCGTCTTTTCTTATGTCTGCGTTTTTGCCTTGTTCCGTCCGGGATCATCATAGTCACCTTAAAATTAGTCGCATATTCATTTTTTGCTATTTCTTGAATAGCAGATAGATTTACCGGTTCTGTTTCCAAATGAAAAGATAATGACGATTTGGTTATAATAGGCTTTTCCATATTGTCACATTGGCATTCTTCAAATGAATGGACTTCTGGAATTTTTGATAATTTAATGGAATTAATGAACAGATTACCATTAGTTAATGATAAACTCATCACATTGCCCTCCTTGGTGGAGCTTGTAGCCAGTGTACGGCGCACCGCGTAAAAGTATTGCATACCGGACATCTCCTTAAAAATTCAACTCTATTCTCTGTTGTTGGTTTCAAAATAATTGTCCCACATTTCAAGCACTGATAATGGTAATCAAAATGATTTTCGATTCTCGTAACATTATTCATTGGCATACTCCAAATGAGCAAGGCTGTAATCTGTGACCCATAACTCGTTAGTTCCTTCAACTTCTACCCATTTTCCTGTTTCATCCTTGTGAACTTTTGGCTTTTTACGAACCTTGCTTATGAGAATCACATCTCCACAATCGAGAGGTGCTTTACCAAATGTTTTTTTATTGATCTTGCAATCTAATATCGTGCCATTTTTTAGGGAATACAATTTGACTTTTGGAGAATACTTTGTATCAACCTCTAATACTGCCGCATATCCACTATAATTATCATTTGGTGGTATATCAACGTATCCGAGATAATCAACCTGTGATTTTATGACATCATTCATAGAACGAGGTGTATAGTGAATATAGGGCGCTAATGCAGTAATCATTTCTTGCATACAACTGATTGAAAACTGCGTAGCGGATTCAGAATCAGCAAACTGTCGAGCGATGCCTTCTGGTAATGAAAGTTGCTCACATTCAGATTTCTTTAGTGTTTTTCTCTTTGAATATTTTTGGAACATTTCGTGTTGAGCAATAAGCATATTGGCGTCGCCAAATTCTTCAAAGAAGTTTAATTCAATTAACACTGATGTTTGTTTAGAATTGATTGAAGTGTTGTTTTTAAGGTCATATAATAAATCAATGAAATTGCTGTACTTGTTTGATCGTAATTCATACATTTCTTCGGCACATTTAGCATTTAGATTCTTAATGCTTGATATTCCCTTATATATGCTGTTATCCTCTTTTGACATAGCATAAGTACCTTTTGAATATCTGAATTTTACAGGCTTTAACTTAATACCGAAGTATTCAAGTTCCTTTGTCAATCTGGATGTTCTTGCAGAATCGCCATCATAGGCGTTTAATGCGACGGTATAATATTCTAATGGATAGTGTGATTTCAAATATGCACCATATAGGCTATCGTAGGCATATGATAATGAGTGTGATGCGTTAAAGGAATACCTCGCAGCATCTTGAACTATCCCCCAAGTTCCCTCAAATCCATTCATAGAGCCTACTTGTGATAACCATCCTTTTGATAGTTTAACCTTCAGATTATTAAGCTCCGCTTCCTTAAACTTTTTCTTTGAAATCTTTTTGATAATGTCATACGACCCGGTTTCAGGAATACTGAGCCAAATCAGATATTTCATTATCAATTCCTGATAGATCATCCTATGATTACCTTCGATAAGTAAGTTATCAAGGGCTTCAACTCCCGTTGAATAGGGTTTCCGATCTATGAAGTCCTGTAATAGTTTCGCACACCCAGGTCTGATGATCGCAACAAAAGCAGACATTTCCGATACGCTATGGGGACAATATCTTGCGACTAAATCCGTAGCCCAATCACTATCGGCTTGGTTTATTGTGCAGGTCAATCGCTCTTTATAAATATCGAATGTTTTTTCATCTAACAGTTTGTCCAATTCTCTGATCGTAGGAATTGGTATTCCAGCGAGTTCACAGGTTGAACGAATCATAGACCAAACAATTACTGAAAGATAATCGTTCTTCAAATATTTATATTTGTCGCAATTGATACCATCTAATAAGCAACAATACACTCCCGCGTTGGTTCTTACTATTCCGAGTTCTTTTCTAACGGGTTTATCATATAAAAGCATTGAGCAAGGGCTTTCAGAAACGGCTACCACAACCTCACGGAAAGGTATGCTCTTTTCTATGAGTTTCCCCCACTTTTTATCTTCCGTATAGGCATCAAGATTTTTTGCAATCTCATCGTATTCGCTAATGTGCATCCCGATACCCTTGCAATAGGTTCTGAATGCTTCTGATTTTTGCATTGGTTTCCAAGTGAGCATCCACGCACAATTCTCTTTACCAAGTAAATCTTCTGTCGCCTTAATAAAAGGTTCTCTATCAGCCATATTCAAGTCAATGTCCGGTAGGCTCTTGGTTCCCAAGATTCTCTCTACAGACATAAACCTTGTCGGGAATAATGTGATAGGAGCAGCGATTCTGTCAATATCAGTTAGCCCTAATAGTTTAGTAATATAGAATGATGGAGCAGAGCCACGACCCGTATTTGTGAGTTTGCCGCCATATTTTTCCTGCCCGTTCTTAGCTACGATGTAGTCAATAAGGAAGTAGTTTTCCATATGGGTTTTCTCTACAATATCAAGTTCGTATCTTATGGCTTCTTCATATTCACTCCAACGTTCCTCTGGGACATTGTTTCTCTCCTTACTCCACTGTGAGGCTATTAGATTCCTCAAATCTTCCGTAGGATTTTTGGAAATGTTCGGAAGTTTAATATCATCATTGATTAATGTGATTGGTTCGCATTCATCAAAAATGTTTGTATTGTTCAGCATTTCAGTGACAATTTGCCTTGAACAAACACCTTGCTGCTCGTACCTTTCAAATATTGTATCCTCTGATGGATAATCAAGAATCATTCCATCTTCGCGGATATAAGACATTCCCTTTGCACGTAATAGAATATCTCTGTATGATGAATCTTCCGGGAGAATGTAATGGCTATCATTAGCGTGAATGATTGGAATGCCGGTCATTTTATGTAAATCCAACATTCTCCTGTTGACTTCTTTTTGAAGGTCAATATTATGATCCTGTAATTCTAAGAAGAAATTGCCCTTAAACTTGTTATTCAACGCCAAAACCAGTTCGGTATCTTTCCAAATACCAGCAACACAAGCCGTTGTAATAATGAAATTTTGCGGTTCTAACGAAAATAATAGTTGCTTATCAATTCTTGGACGAGAATAGAATCCGGTTATATGCGCCTCCGACATAATATCATTAAGCTGCATTACCCCATCATTATTTTTTGCAATCACAATTAGATGGCGTCTATATTCGCCGGGATTCTTTTCAAATCTATCGTCCACATAATATGCTTCTGTACCGTAGCACATTTTTAGATTGTATTTGTGTGATTGCTCCATCCAATCGAAGATATTGCCGGTAACTCCGTGATTTACAGTGAATACTGTGTCGTGTCCTAATTCAACGGCTCTTTTGCAATAATCCTCTGGCTTCACGGCTACGTCCATTATCCAAGGATTGCCATAGTGGTCGTGTTTGTGATAATTTTTATACATCTGAACCTCTAATACTCATTAGCCTGTATTCACAACTGTTTCGGAAATTACATAAATTCGTACAATAGAAGAAATCTTCATTTGGTTCAAATTCAATTTCTTTTTCGATTTCTTTTATGACATCATCGAACCAGATCATTGTTTCATTATAGGTTTCCTTTATGAATGGGATGGTTGCGAATTTACCACCATCTTTAAATAGATTCCAAGTCATTTCCTTGGGAAACTCACCATACAACTGATATATGGCGTGAGAATACAAATACATCTGCTTCTTGTACCCATTGAAACTCTTTTCCTCTTTCTTTTTCAGTGTCCCGTCCTTTTTGAAAGGATATTCTGCACTTTTGTGATCCAGGATTACGATTCTGCCATCTTTTTTATCTCTCAGAAGTAAATCTATAAATCCAATGAATGGTAAACCATTCACAGTGAATTCAACTTCTTTTTCAACACCGAGAATTTCATAATTGTCTATCCAACTTATATCTAATGTCGCAAAATAATCGGACATAATGGCAAGGTTTTTCTCCATAGTAGACTTTCGCACCTTGTAGTAGATTCGATCGTCATAATTGTCAATGAAGTAATCCAAAGCATCTTCCGGCTTCAATTCTTTTTCAAAAATCATAGCCAGTATTTCGTGTATGTAACTACCAAATTCTGCGTAGTAATTGCCCTCGGAAAAATATAGATCGTCATCGTTCACGACGTAATTTAGATAGTATTCGTATTTGCAATTATGAAAACTGGTGGTGCGAGAGTACGAATAACGTGTCTTTTCGTTTTCTATATCCTTACACCACCTTTCTTTTATTTGCGTATAATTCTTCCCATATTTCCAACCCGCAATCAACGGGAGAGTTTTTTGTAGCGATGCCACCCAAAAGTTCATCATCGTCGGCGATGATATATACATTGGTTACTCTTTTGAGTTTGTCTATGTTTTCAGCCACTTCACCAGATGAATAGTCAACATCGGTATCGTATCCGATAACAATATCCGCGTGTAAACTGACCAATAATAAGATTTGTTCAGGAGTCAATGTATGTTTTTCAGCAGAGATGCAGTTTTTGTATCCCCATTCATATGCTTTCATCACACTTTTGATGGATTCAAAAACAATAACTTCGTGCTGCTCTCGAATATACGGCAATGCCTTTTCTAAACTTTGTAGATAATCCATAGTGCCTATCTTGTAGTAGTTTATGTACTTGGCTATATCCAACTTTTTATAGTTTGTATATCTTGTACGCCCTTTAATATTGATTAGTTTGCCGTTAATATCAAATACCGGATAAACAATACGATTACCTATATCATCTATTCTGATTCCAAATTCTTTTTGGGTTTCGGCGCTTATATTTTCATCAAGCCATTCTTCTGCTGGCTTTAATTTGTACCTATATAACTCCGATTTTTTAATCTCAGGATGAACGGCAACTTCAACCTGTTTTGGAGTCAAATATGGTCGCCATTTCTTTAGAAGAATTATGGTTGGGGATTGGCACATTTGAGAAGTATCAATCTTAGCAATTCGGGAGGCTTTCTCGACTGCTTCATCGAATGTTAGCCCCTCGAATTGCATTAAGTAGCCAATCATCTTTCCTTTTGCCCCACAAGAGAAGCAATAGAAAGAATTCTCTGAAGGAGTGAAAGACAAGGAAGGTGTTTTATCTTCGTGTAAGGGGCAATGAGCAAAATAATCATCACCCTTCTGCACCAAGTCCAAAGATTCTCTCACATAGGCTAATAAATCGGCTTTTTCGTTGATTTCTTGTAACATTTCATCATCGTATTTAATAGCCAATGTTAATCTCCTTCCCTAAAAGTATGTATCTTTGACTCTCTTATGTTGTGTTTTTGATTCTGTAATGGTCATTATGTCGCCTCGGAAAACAAAGTCGATATAATCTTCATCGTCATCCTCTTGCATTTGCCTACCGAGTCGGTTGACATATACTTTGGCGTAAGTGTTACCGCATTCCATAGTATCTTTTTGAACCAACGATTCAGGTTTGAAATCCCACTTAATGCCGACAGATAAGTAACGGTTAATCTTATCTGAATCTGCAACTTCGCCTGAGCGATTAAGCTGACAGGCTGATAGAACTGCGAGTTCCAATTCACCGGCGATCCTGTTCTTTAAGAAATCGCATTTAGCACCGAGGATGTTATAGTTATCACTTGTTGATGTTTCGTTTGATTTGATGTAGTCAAAAACAACGAATTGTAAACCGATCTGATACTTTAACATCTTACAGATTGAGTACAATTTCTCGTTGGTCATCTGGGGATCATAGATATGTACAAACGGCTGTTTCTTTAGCCATTCGATACTCTTTTGGATTTTTGCGGCTTCCTGATTGTTATAATTACCATTTTTGATTCGCTTTACTTCAATCCCTGTAATATGAGATAGAAGTCTTTCTGTATATAAGCGCGTTGGCATTTCGGTATCTACAACGAGTGTTGCTATACCGTTTTGCAATTTATGTACAGCCTCATTCATAAGGAAAACAGATTTGCCACGCTTATATTTGGCTTGTAATACTGCAAGTTCTCCAATCTCATAGGTGAAGTATTCATTCAACAATGAGAATTTTGAGAGAATACCAGACAATCCATTTTCGTTACGCCGGCTAACGATTTCTCCCCAAATTGAATCAATGTCACTTCCGAGAGTGTGTACTTCGTTGTGAACTATATATCTTTGAGTCAAATCATCAAGCTCGTCCGAAACGCTAACATTGAGTTCGTCCAAGTCGATATTTTTCTGATAACATCTCTTTTCTATTTTTTTTAGGGTGAATATTAATTCTCGCTTAAAGGAATTGCTGACGATGTTATTTGCAAATACTTGGTATTCTTCTAACGTATCCCTTGCGGTCTGTCTATATAAACCCATCAATTCTTGGATCGATGGAAGATTCAATGATTCGAGTTTTTGTTTAACTCCACGATGGCTGTTGATCTTACTCGATAAGTTATAGGCATCCAAATTAGTGACGCCATCTTTATAAAGCTCTCGAATAGCCCAATACAAACAACCGTTTTCTTTGTTGTAAAAGTATTCCGGCTTTAGGTAATCACTATGTAAGATAAAATCGGGGTGCGCGAATAACGTGCCTATAACTGCACCCTCTGATTGAATATCGGATAGTTCCGCGATTTCGTTTTTTATTGTTTCTCACCCCTCAAAATACTGCCAAAACCAGTTGGTTTAGGTTTACTTATTTTGAATGATGGTGAATCAGTAGGATTATCTATCGGTAATTCATTATTCTCCCACATCTTTTTTCGAGCTGCGGCTTGATATGCTTTCTTGATGTAATCCTTATCAACGAAATATTTGAAACCCATTGGATAACGCAAATTCAAGCGGTGATCTATGATGTAATCTAATGTAAATGCCAAATATTCGCTTGAAATTCCTCTGGCAAGAAGTTCGTTTAAGCATCGGTTTAATTCGCTAAATACAACAGTTTGATTAATATGAGTCACCCATTGGTTACGGATATATTTCAAATCATTTTTTGTTTTCTTTTCGCGTCTTGCAATTGCTTTTGCTTCTTCCAGACAATCCTTGTGATAGTAATGACCTTTATGGATCATCAGATAATCATCTTTATAGATGTCTATTTTACCGCCGTGTTTGCATTTGTTATATCGGCAAGTTCTTATGTGTTTTTTGGGGTTCACTGAAAATTCCGATATTGACATTATTCTTTTTCCTCCATTAAATATGTAGCTTCCAAATCGGCAATGCTAATGGCTAATACCAGAGGATATTTCTCAATAGCAGCGGATAATGTCTTATGGCTTTCTTTAGGTTCAGAGAATCCCATATGCCAACGAATAGCATATCGCTCAATTGGTTCCAATTTGATATACTGTTCAATCATCATTACTGACTTTTCGCCGTGACCGTAAGGAATCCGGTCATCAACCGTATAGCTCTCATATGATTCCCAATCAAATCGACCTATACTATCTTTTTTGGTTCCGTTATCCGAATAAATCTTTCTATTACGAACCTCTTTTGCGTAAAAGTAAGATTTACATATATCGTGTAATAAGGCGGCGATCGTAATATTGGTCTGTGTGGCATTGCACGATTCAGCCCAAAGTTGATCGTCAAGTTTTTTAATGAGCCTGTTATATACGTTCAAAGAGTGTTCCAATAAACCACCCTCGTGACAGGAATGGTAAACTGTACTTGCGGGGGCAGTATAGAAATCTGATTTGCGGATAAACGCAATCAAATCTTCTATACCTTCCCTATTGGTTTCCCTCAATAAACGCTCGAACAGTTCAATGTTGCCCTTGCTATCCGCCATAATTAGAACGGTAGATCATCTTCACCGGATTCTTCATCTGGTTCAGTTTCGGGAGTCATTTGTTTCTTTGTCTTTGTGGTTTTTTCAGCCTTTGCGGTTTTCTTGGTAGATTTGCTCTCTGATGCGCTCTTATTGCTTTTTGCGTTTTCTTCTACAAGTTCAAACGCAAAAATAGCGTAATTGTGATACGTCTTTTCTGTTTTTGAACTGAAATATGTTGTAGCTTCGCAGGAGGTAATCTGAATAGGCAATCCTAAAGTCTTACCTTTTGAATCGGTTGGGATGCTTAGTCCCATAACCTTTTCGTAAGCATTTCCGACAAAGCGGATGAACCCATCTTGAAAATCGGGAATCCAATTCTTCCCGTCGGCTGCCTTACGGCTTGTACTTAACCTGCATTCAGCATAAGACTCCTTATCCTCAATTTCCCAAATACGGGCATATCCGCCTGTTCTATTTTTTGCGAGAGCGTCTGATAGAACATTTTCGTCAATGCCAAGTGCATCCGCTAAACCTTTAATATAAATATTTGCTTGTCTAAAACCCATTATGTTGCACCTATTACTTTCTTATCTTCAATAATTGCTTACGTAACTTTTCGAGGACATCAATATCGTTGATGTTTTCGATCTTGCCGGTGATGTATGAATCATCCAGATCGGGATTAGTTTCTTTCTCTGCTGTTTTGCAAAGATTAATTGCTTCTTCCTGTGCCTTGTCTGACAGTTTTGACTTCGATTTTGCCAATCCCTTAACTACTTCTTGGAGTTCAAGAATCTTGCCCTCTGTTTCGGGAATATCCTCATTCATATACAGATAACCGCCGATTCCCAATCTTGCGATACACTTGGTAAGGCTTCTTTGGATTGTCTTATTGACAGCCATTGCATCAACTTTATCGTAAGGGATCGCATTGTTTCTGAAATCCATACAGGGCAAATATTCGGTAACAGTATGCTCTCGTTTGATATTATCGTCATCAAACCACACGATAGTAACCGACGTTTTGACGTGACAACCAATAGGATCGCGCCATACAAGCATTCCATCCTCTGTTTCGTGGACAGTTGAATATGATAGTGGAAATCTCTCTTTGAGCTTTTGCCAAGCCCACATCCAACTGAGATACTTCATTCCATTCTTTTCTCTAACGTAATCATTAACGTTAATTTCACTCAGTTCTTTGAACCAATTTTCGATAGTAACACCTCCCAAAAATGAAGTAAATAAAAAACTAATTTTATTGTCAGTTTTGATTCTTATTTAGAATTATAACAGCATTTTTGATTCTTTATAAGAATTATAAATGCCTTTTAATTCTTTCATAGAACAATCATCTACACCAACTCCTTCACTTTTTGCTATCTATATCATCACTCATAAATGAGTGTAATTTTTAGTGCGCTTTAGTGTCGGCTTCGTGTAGAAGAAGAATATCGTCATACATTTTGCCGAGCATTGCCTTATCTCTCTTGACACATCTCTCTGATTGCTTCCATTGGATATAAGGGTGCATATGATAGTAGATGATGTTTGCGACATATGTAATTTTCTCGGAATCATTACCAGCAAGGTTCAGCACATAAAACATAGAGTCGTATGATCCTGTATTTTGGTGCTGGTAATAATGACAGTTACCATCATCAATACCTTTGCGATTTGTGCGAGTCTTTGTGAAAAGTTTACCGTTGTCGTGAAGTTTCGCAGCAACATATAACATAAAGTTGTCCGGTCTATTGATTACAACGTATCCCGATGCTTTCTCACAATGTTCTCCGAGAGTTAAACTATGGTGTTTATTCTCTTGATCGAATTTGTTTGCCTGGGTAAAGAATGAACCAACAGTGTATGTATTTTCGTGATTGTCAAAGGCAAACTCATATTCAATTTCTTGGAATCCCTCTCCCTTATGTGGCGGCTCCCAATTCATATACATACGTTTGATTGCTTTGCCAGGAACTTGGCGTTCTCTTTGAGAATTGCGTTCCAGACAAACTTCATAAGGAACAGCCATCACGATCGCATACGGGACGCAGCGTGTATTCTTAATTTGCTGAAGGAAATGAATCCTTTGCTTCTTATTGATGTTTGTTGCATCATACACGACATCTCTGCCAGCCCTCAAATCTTCAATGATTCTCTTATGTAGTAGATTGAACACTTTTTCGTGATCTATCTGTAAACTCTCGTCACCATACAATTCCTTGCGGATAGCGTCGGACGAATGGACTTTCGGGGGAACAGCAGAATCAATATATGAATCTCTAATAACTGTGATGGTTTCTGCGAATGTGGATTTTCCGCTTCCAGGCAACCCACAAAGCATAATCATAAAAGGACTACCATCAGAATTACGTTTCAGTATTTTCAACCGTATCACCTTTTGCTGTATTTCCTGAATTGGCTATGTTTCCAAGCACCTTATCAGCATTAGCCAGAGGCGTCTTACAGTATCTTCTTACCTTTTCGATTCTCTTTAGCAGAGGCTTGGATTTGTCATTTAGCATATCCAGCACAATCTTACTAACTGTTAATGCTCCGATTTGAAGCCCACGAAAATACTGTTGCTGCATTGCATCTCGGATAACCTTTTCAATATCCTGATCCGCTTTTTCATCCTCGTCGGTAGGTTTCGGCTCTGTATTGAATTCAAGATTCTGTGCCAGTGGTTCTCCATATGTATCTGAACTAATAGCCAAATGATGATCGGCTACGAACCCTTTGTGATCTTCACCAACTTCGATTTCTTCTACTTCTTTTGTTGGCGGGACAGTCATTTTGATCGTTGTCTTATTATCGTCCATTTTACTCACCTGCATTTTCTTCAATAATTAATTCTTCGGCTTCTTCCATATCCGGTGCGTCTGAGGTATCTTTGACTATACCTTCGAGGCATTTGAAATAGAAGTTTTTATGCTTATATGCCGTGAATGAAGCCCTATTGTCAATTCTGACGACTACGCCTTCTCTCACGTGAGTCTTGCCAATCGGATCGGCGCCATCATAATACTTCTCGACTCTCGCCATTAGATCGTCCCAAGTGGTGAAAATAAACTTTTCAAACAGAGGTACGGTCTTTGCGCCCATCTTTTCACACTCGATTTCGACCTGTTCCCAAGGTATTTCTACGGCATATCCATCTTCGTTGGTCATCGTCATACGGTAAACATAGCAATCATTATCTCCAACATTACAACCATAAGAGAATGTAGTTACATCTCCATATTGCTTGGTGAACTCCTTGTCTTTGATAAGTTTGTTGTTACACCTACCCATAATAGGAGTATCATCGTGAACGTAACCAACGATTTCATAGAAAATTTCTACCCCCTTCGGGAGCCTCGTCTTAAAGAAATCGTGATATTTCTCACGGAAAGCGTTAGTTCCATACCAACCGCCCTCATAATCTCTTAGGGTACATCTACGAGTACCACTGACAAACTTGTATGTTCTAACCTGCTTGTCCTTAGTGTGGAACAACTTTTTGATAAGCCTCGGCTTTTTCTTGGTGGTTACTTCGATAGCGTTCATCGTTCTGGCACTGGTTCCGTGCATTTTTAATGTGATGTAGCAGGTATCGCCGGGTTTGAACGCCTTTTCGTTATACGCAAGCTGCTGAGTGTCGATATGCTCCACAAAGAACGGATAAGCAACTTTTAACTTGGCTTCTTTAAGGTTTTTCTTTTTGCTATTACCACTGTTCGGGTTATGTGTTCTGTTCTTTCTTGCAGGAATATACTTTCTGCAAATCTCAACGCCATTCAGAGTAGTAATCTGTTCCCCATCAGTTAGTTTCGCAACATCAATATATTTACTTAAAACTTCAATCGGGAGAACAAGTCCATCTGACTTTTCGCCACGAAGTTTCAGCGCCGTAATGTTGCGTTTATCGGGATCGAGATAACCACCGATGTTATTGCCGTTCTCGTCTTTCTTCCGGATGAGGTTGTTTTCCTCGGCAAATTCTTTGCCTAATTGACCGTCCGTAGGAAAATAAACTACTCTTTGACCGTTTTGATATGATAGATCGACAATGACGTTGTTTCCGAAAACAGTTGCACATTGTAGCCTATCCGCATTGTCGTGCTTGCGTAAATCCTTTAATGTAGTTATGTACGCACAATACAATTACTGCTCGACCTTCTTCCTCTTTTTCTTCTTAGGCTGTCCGTGCCTAATTACAAGGTTGCCCTTATCGTCGTACTCGATAGGTCTGAGTTTAGTTTGTCCACCACACATTGGGCATTTTCTTGTCTGATACTGTTCACCATTCGTAGTGAAAATATAAACTCTTTCCATCGGTTGACCGCAATCCTTACATTTGAACATTAATTTGTTTCCTCCATCTTGGGTGTAATTTCGTTGCCCCAACTATCGAATCCTGGATTCTCTTGTCTTGCATATAACTCCAATTTCTTCAAGTCGGGATATAATCTATTTATAATCTCATATGAGATTTTCGGCTTTTGACTGTGTTTTTGAACTTGTTCGGTAAATACTGTATGTATCTTCCCTCGTTCTTCTGTGGCAACTGGTATCAGTTTGCCCTTATACATATATAATAGGTATTCGTGACCGTACCTGACGGTAAATGCTGCCGGAATCCCCGTTACCTTATTCCAAATCATCCTCGCGTGCAGTTTATAACCAAGGCTTTCGGCTATTGACTGTGCTTCAAACAAGTATTTATCTATCGTCCAGAGAAACAATATTGAGTTCTCCCCCTGAACAAGACTTGTTGCTTGTTGTAAATGTTCTTTTATTTCTTCTAAAGAACATACAGGATAATCAAGCTCGGTTCCGCTGCTTATGGGTCTTACTTTCTTCTTGCCGCCTTTTGCTTGCTTCCAAGGTGGATCAGCAAGAATCAGATCATATTGCTTATCCGTATTGTAAATATCAACTATCATCTTGAATATTCCTCGACAACCGCTTGAACCATAGACCAATCATTTACTCGGATAAGACCATAATCTCCGGCTATAAAGTTTTGATTATGTGGCATATTTATCAGCATTTTGACCGTTTGGTTGCCGTTAATCAAATTATGAATACCATCATCGACAATGAAATCCGCGTGGATCAACTGTTTATTTGAAGTCACAATAATGTGCTTCCAATCAATGAACGGAAAATATTTTTGAATCACTTTCTCGTATTTTGGCTTGATATTGCGATAATCGGTAGAGGTACATACATATATCTCATATCCCCTATCGTGCAACTCTTTCAAAACCTTTTGAGCTTGTCCACGAGGTTTGACGTTATCCCATATTTCCTCTGTGGTTAAAGGCTCATAAATCTGCTCTTTGGTTAGTGTTGGGAACGGAGCTGCCATATCCCATTGAGTAATATCGTGCCAATCTACGGAAAGGTTATATTTCTCGTTCAACCACCTGACCCAATGTGGTAATAGCCAAGTGATGGTATCATCCATATCAACTAAGATAATGCCTTTCATCATACCTCCTAATCCCACAGATAATAGAAATGCTTAGATAACAACTTGAAAAATTCATTTTTGCAATCTTCTCTGTATTTCTCGATCTCTATTTCGGCGGCTATATATTTTTGGTTTATTTCTTGATTTTCCGGCAGTTCAGACGCCATATGCCAAACTTTATACCCCTTTTCCTCATATTCTTTGAGTTCTTCTGGGGTTTGAAGTTTTTCACCAAACATACCATACTTTTCACGAAACTCTTTATGTACCCTACTCCATTCATCAAAGTAGGGATTCTTACGTGAACAGGTTTCCTCGTTCATCTCGCCAAGAAGAAAGATCAACCGGTCAATATAAGCATCCCAAAGTTTTCCTTGCTTTTCCCAATCCTCGTTCGACTCTGGCTTGAAACCATCCTCTATTTCGCAAGGTGGAATACAATGATGATCTTCTCGGAATTTTATGAGCATTTCCTTGACTTTCTCGCAAAACCACCAATCAAAACTCCATAAAGCGCAGATGTCGTAGCCGTGTTTCATCAGGAAATGCAATTGCCGGAAGTATTCTGGAATTTGCGCGAGATTCTTATACCAGTATCGCGGGCGGTAACAGAAACATCTTTTGAATATTGTTTTGTTGTAAAGCATATTACTTTACACCTCCAATTAGTTCCTCAAATTTTCTGTTTAATATTTTCACATATTCAGCGTGAACCATCATATTGATTTGATTAGCAAGGTATTTTCTCTCATTCCGTTCGATGTCATACGGCAACATATATCTTCTGCGATTCATATAACAACAATCAATAGGACTAAATGTTATCATCGTTTTTCTTTCTCCATTCTCCAACTATGAGATCAACTGTATCATCACAAAACGTACACTTGCCATTATGTAGCGGCGCACCGCACTCTAAACAAGTCAGCAGTGGTCTATGATTTTTCGCAATCAAATCAGAAATTGCTTTGTTGTTTATTTCAAACGGAGTTTCAACACTATCCTGTTCTTTCAGTTTGAGTTTATCTTTCAGCTTACGCTCGTATTCTTCTCTTTCTCTCGCTTCTTCTTGGAGTGCTTGTAATCGCCATTCCCACGCACCTTTTGGATAAACGCTGACAACTATCAGACCGTTCGGACTTGCCATATCACATACAGGCATATCCCAATAGTCACCTTGCAAGATTTTGCTTAAACACCAAATCTCTAACTGCTCCGGCGTCCTCTTTATATGCAATTGCCTGAGTCCTACCAATTCACGCAATGTTGTATATTTGTCAACTTTGACTTCCTTTTGCTCGATACCATTTCCGAATTTGCCTATATCGCGGAAGTGCTGAACCAAGACCGGAATTTTGCAGCGTGAAAACAACCCCATAATAACCACTTCCTTTATTTTTACTCTACTATTTCAATTCCCAAGTCGGCGCAAATCTGCTTGATTTCGTCCCACTTATCATCGGGAACCACGATACACTCAATGGGTGTATTTGAAGAAATATTGATATTAAATGTAGTAACGCAATCTTCTGTCGTTGACATTTCAATCAAATCTGGAAACTCCATTTTTATTGGATTACTCATTATCCATCACCATATTTGCTGAATAATTCTCCGAGAGTCATATGATTGATTCTTGCGAGATCAACAGCGATTGCACATACATTCGTTTCTGTACTGGCTCCGATTTCATCACAGAGATAACTTCTAATACCCTTATATTTTGTCGAGAAGAAATCGCGTATTGCTTCTTCTTTTGTCATTTCGCCGTCTTTAGTCCAATACTTGATATGATATTCAAGACGATCTTCTTCATAGAAGCCAAGCATTATTTGATTGTTGACAAAGAATCTATGAGCAGGATAATAGGTGATATTGCAACCTTTGGCATAACGCCACCAACCCCATTCGTCTTTCCAATCCGCATTTGGAACGTCATTCAATATCTTGAAATCAGATTCAGACAGTTTCCATACGCAGCAGGAGTTACCGTGATATGTTTTTTCGCCGGAGATACCTAAATACTCAAATGCTTTAGGTAAATCAAATCCGCCGAGAATTTCAATCATTTTCATAGTCCTCCCAAGGGATTCTTACTTTGTAATCGCCTTGATAATATGTAGTTCCGCATCCGCTTGTCACACACCATTTATCAAGATAATCTTGTAATTCCTTGATTTTCTTATCAGATATGCTATCATAAGCATCTTCGTATAAGTCCTCTGTGGCAGATAAAACAATGTCGCCAGCCCACAATTTTAGATCGACCGGCTCTGTAGTCCACACATATTCTGGTCTTACCTTTGGTGCTTCTCCGTCATATTCTAATTCGTGCCAATAATCAAAGAAATCATCCCATTCATTGAAATAACCCTCATTATAGCCGTAACAATCAGAATAGAAATATTCGCTTTTCTTTAATATCTCAGGCGTGGCGTCGGGTGCAAGAGATAACTTTGTTGCCTCTCTTTTCTCACGCTCGATTTCATCAATTTCTCTTTGCTTTTCACAGTTGCATTTAGTTCTTTGCAGAGGGATTATTCCTCCGCAAAGATTACAACGCCTGATTACGCCGTTATAGCAAGTCGGACATAAAATAAGAGATTGCTTTTTATATGGGAACATAATGGTTTTATTCGGATCATTATCCAAACCATATATGTTATCTCGTACTACAACTCCGAGTCCTTTACAAGTTGGGCAAATTTCATCACCTTCACACAAGTCTTTGTGCAGAGTTATGTCAATTTCAATATGTTTAGGTTTTACAAATTCACACATTATCAATCACACGATCTATTTTTAATTGCTTCAATATCTTCTTGAATATATCTTATTTTGGTTTCGGTATCTTCTAATTTACTATCTATTGAATCCAATAAATCAAAAATATGTTGTAATAATTCATCATTACTTAAATTGTTAGACATTATTTTCGCCTCCAAATCTTTATCTATTATTTCTTTTGTCGTGAATAGTAGTAGATTTATTTCATTATCCGTTCCATTTTTAATACAGTTGAGATCATCAAGAATATTAGCAATAGAATAATTGATTTGAGATATATGAATATTAAATGATTGTATTATTTTGATAATATTTAGGTATTTTGTTTTCATATAACACCTCGATTCTTTACTCATATTTTACATTTATATATTCAAGTACATTCTTCATTCCAAGACCACCATCGTCCCAATCGCGCATACAATAATCCCACAACTTCGGATGCGTTTCGTGCAACCTCTGAAATCAGTTCGGCTTTTTTTCAAGATGACATCCAAATCCACAGAAAACACAGCCAGTCCTATCGCAGCCGGTAGTATATAACTTTCCATTTTCATCTTCCTTGATCTCGCCGTAAACAGATGCGTAAGGAACACTATAATCACGAAGATATTGCAGTACATCTTGTTCAGTCCAAAAACTCATAGGTTGAGAATGTGGATTTTGTGAATCGAAAGCATTACAGCCTGTTTTTAACCACGCCATTTTTCGGGTTTGACTCTCGTAAGCCATAGTTGCTATTATTGGTGTTCTTCCTGATTCCTTTTGAAATTTCTTCGCAGGATTTTTCTTCATCACATCACAGCATCTATGACTTATAAGAAAATCGCTATCAACTAAGAACTTCCATTTCTCTTTATTGAAAAAACTCTTTTCTCCGTTTGCTTTCCTTAATAACCCATTAAACTCTTTATATGCGCTACTTTCAGTAAGTCTGCCCTTACGTTCTGCATTACGGTATTCAGTAACACGTTTAGCCACCTCTTTGCTAATCACTGGATAGCCATAGGTTTCAATAACTTTTCTGAATGTCATCTCCGGTTTTACACGGATCACGTTTTCTTGGCTTAAAGCGAATTGTCTTACTTCTGGATATTCAAGCCCTGTGTCTACGAACACCGCAGGAATATCTTTGGTTAAACAAAAATTTCGTGCTATATGTAATAGAACAGTGCTATCTTTTCCTCCACTAAATGAAATATAAGATGGATATTCACTCACCCACTCTCTGATTCTCTGCTGCGTCAAACTAACCTTGATACTCAAAGGCATTGATTGAAGATAGCGCAAATGCTCAATATTAAATGGGTTGTATGAATTTGATTTTTTATTTATAGATTCATTGCGGTGATGTTCTATTATTGAACACTATAATCTTTACTTAACCGCGATCAAAGTAGATAAAAAGTAAAGAAAGGCGTGAAAATTAGGGATTTTATGGCAGAAAGTGATAATAAAAAATCAATTTGATTTATGCTGCTTTCAGTTTTGATCGCAACCTATTAAGCTGGGAACAAAACTCTCTTTGTGTAAGTACCGTTTCTTCAATCTTTCTTTTACCGATCGAATGAGTAAACGTGCAATCTCCGGCAGCGTTCAGTGCTTTTCTGAAGGAATCATTTTCAAATAAAGCATCATAAGCGCCGGTAAGTAAGTCTTGGTATTCTTGACTACCTCGCTGGATTGGATTACCTTTCCAATATAATGTCTGTGTCGCATACCAATTCTTTTTCCTGCCTTTATTCTTAGCCTTGATTCCAACCAATTTACAGACTTCTTCCTGCATATTTTGGTCTTTGAATTTCAGGCTTTGTAAAAATCCTTCCATACTTGCGCATTGCACGCCATCATACTCGAACGGATGCGGTGCGAAATTAGATAAGGCGCTCGATGGATAGGAATTCTTACTTCCTACATCCATTTCAGGTTTTTCCTTTCTCTTTTTCAATTAGCGATTCAGCGATATATTCCATAGTGAATACTTCGTGAACACTTATATAATATCTATTTACTTTATAATCGGCATAAGATACTTCACGAACTTGCTTATATATCTTGATTTCGCTATTATCATCTATCGTAAGCCAAAGATATTTGACTCTTTGATTGTATCGTTCATCATATACTCGATAATCTTGTCCGGGAGCAATCTTAAAATCATTGGTGATAGCATCTTCTCTGAATTCGATAAATGCACCGTAATCACCAATAACAATTCGATCGTACCACTCGCAGATAGGAGAACCATTTATCGTGAATAATGGCACTCTTGCTCCGTTAATTTTTAAATATTTTGGTATATTTTCGATCCAAAATATATGATATTTTCTTGATAGGTTATCCGGTAAATTTTTATATTTGTATTTCTCGGCAAGTTTTGCTTCAATTTTCAGCGTATTCATTATCTTGGTTTATATATCTTTTCTTTCAACAACGTTTTTGAGTGTATCTAACAATTCATCTACGGTATCTACACTAAATTGGAGATCACCAACGTTTGCCTGTGCAATCATAGATTTTTTACTGCTCGTGAATAAACTCTCAGGCATATTGCTGAGATAATCATCTTCATCACAAAGAATATTATGTAAACTCTCGCGCACAGTGGTTAGCTGTGTTTGCACTTCTTTGATTTGTTTTCTTCTTTTATTATTCATTGATAAACTCCCTTTACGATAATCTGACGATCTTTAATATATTTCATAATATTATCAAGTGCATAACATTCGCCATCAATCATACCGACGCAATGCCACTCACCATCCGAATTTCTTTCACGGCATTGTTTACTTACCTTATCGTGATATTCTGAAATATATTGAACCAATAATGTAAGTTCATCGTCATCAATAACCGGAGTCGGCAACTTGTCCGGCGTAAACGTTGGATCAATGTTCAACACCATATTCCGTGCTTCCGGCGACATATTATCCCACGTCTTTTGTTTATTTTCGAGTTCCGTCATTGCCACTGTCCTTCTTTCTTGTTCGGATAATCCCTTACTCGTTTATACCATTGCGATCTGGCGGACGACATTGCTCTTTCGATTGTGGCTTTTGCAGAACTTGCTCGGAACTGCTTGTGTTTTTTGCACCAGATCGTCACTGATCCGCCCATACCACAAGAGCCTTTGACATTAATCTTTGGAGTTTTGCCACAAATCGGACACGGCGGCAGCGGATATTTTTCTTGTTTCTTTTTGAATATCATTTTATTTTCCTATTATTGTCATTCCAACATATCTGGATTATCAAAGATATTGCCTATTACAACAATGTCGTGTAAAAAGCTGGATGCACTACGATGCTTATGTTCGATATACCACTTCAAATTTTCTTCCGATATATAATGTCCCCATCCATAATGAGATAGGTTTTCCCAATGGTGTAAGCAACGCTTTATCTTCTCGCCATTACGAGGCTCACATAACTTGTCGTTGTAATTATTTTCAAAATATAATTGCCAATATCCACCACGAAAAACAATTACTCCACGAACCTTTATGTTGGTATCATTTTTAGTAATTACTCTTTCATTCCAGTAATAAGGTCGCCTTTCAGCCCAAACCTCAACAATATCGTGCTCAAATATTGGTTTATTCTTGCTGCGATCCTCAAAAACAAATTCGTTATATCCCGTATATTGTCCTACGGTTCTTGACATAACACGGAAGTTACTTTCTTCTAAGCCTGTTTGACGAATATTGATGGTCGCGTAGTCATATTCAGGTACATAACGCGATAGATTACCTTCAACCCATTCGTTATGCCTATCTGCACGTTTTCCTCGAAAGAATATATCACGTGTATGTAAACCTAAATTGATGATTAGAGATTCGTTTTCCATATCTGTAGTTATTCACCTTGCGGTAACAATCTTCCCATACCGTCAGATAGCTTCTTATATGTATCGCTGCACATCAGCATAGACACAACATTTTCGGTAAGCGTCTGTCTGGTGGATTCATCAAAATAGGTCTTGATGTTCTGATTGATTTCTTTCTGTAATCCTTTTGTGAACTTATCAATCTGTATCGCTGCTTCACATTCGGCGGTATATTTGATTTTTCCAACGTCAATCTTTGACAGTCTGCTTTCAACTTCTTGCGCGATATACTGGCGTCGGGTCATTTTTTTACTGCTGCAAAAACCACCAATACAGATTTCAGCGTCAAGGAAATCGTTAAATGCTTTATCAATAACAGAGTCAATCTTAGCATCAACTTTTGTGGCAACCTTTGTGCGGATTTCTTCTCTCATTTCGTCATCAATGATTTTTTTGACTTCTGCGCTTGCGATTGATTCTGCCTTTGATTCAACAGTATTTTGGATTGTATGCCTGATATAATCAGACATAAACTGAGAATCAATTTCGATCTTCATACCCTTGTTTCTGATTTCCGCTTGATCGTTATAAGGGCAATACTCATATCCGCGACAACCTTGCTCGTCCTCATAATCACAATGCGGAGTACCGTCGTCCCAAGACCAACCACCGAAATGATCGCATTTGCTACATTCTTTGCTCATTGTTTCATTCCTTTACTTTCCTGAATGTAAATTATTTCTCTTTAGAATCATTAAATACTAAGCCAAATTTTACAATTCCAATCTTCCCATTTATAAAGATATGGATAATAAGGGGTTATTAGCCACCACCAACCGCTCTCGGTTAGTCCTACAAGTTCGGCTTTCATTCGACTTTAATCATTCTCCGTATCTCCGGCAGCCATAAATTGATCCACCATTGATTCCGGTGATCCATCTGGTATTTCTTCACATACCAGAGTAGAAAGGATAATGCAGGGATATTTAACCTCATCGTCGGCAATCAAAACGCATTCTTCGATTTTGTGGACGATATTCTTTTGATAATTGATAATCGGGATATGTACGTGAGCGTTTTCATCAAAACGCTGAAGGTATTCGATTAGTTCTTTTGCTGTCATTTTTATCTCCTTTGTTATAAACAACAACCATAGATGGGAACGGAGCAGAATTTTCGCTGCCGCCAAATTTCAGCCTACCTCTTATGAATCTAATCTCAGCTTTTCCTAAGATGTAGTCGTGAAACCATCTCGTATCTGTTCTCGCTGGCAATAGCATTACAATGGTTTTACCCTTTAGGCTCTCCTTATATGCTTTCTGAACCCAACTAATTACCCCCTGCCGTATGGTGGGTTACAGTATGTACTGTCATCCCACTCTTGGCTGAGTCCGTCATTTTCTTTCGTGTAGTATCTATCGCATTTATGATTCGTGTCACTTGCCGCAGAATCTAATGTAAATCCAAACTCTGAGTTTAGATTATCAAAGAAAATTTGTGGTGTTTCCCAATCATCTTTCGCGCTCGAAAACATCAAATCAGTGTTCATTAGATACCGCCAAGAATGTCCGCTAAGGAATCCACCTTCAGTTCGGTTGCCTTTTCTGACGAGAGCAAAGAATCCAACTGTGATTCAAGCCGATCGAGTTCTCTGCGCTTCACCTTACCTGTTGCGATCTTTTCCAAGGTAGTAATGTCATCGAACCAATCAGTAAGGGCAAATCCGCAGTAAATTGTTTCTTCCGGCTTCTTTCCGAGTTCTTCCGCAGCCATCATTAAAGCCTTAACAGGAAGAATCAGATCGTTATACTCGGTGATTGTATGTAGATTGTAGTTATGCCCGAAAAGTACAAGCATACAGTTTGTTTTCGGGACAAATTTTGTAGGAATCTTTTTCAATTCCTCACGCTTTTCTGCCACAGTTTTCTTTAATTGTAGAATCTTTTCATCGTTCTTATTACTCATTTCCAATACCTATCCTTTTATATTCTTTACCATTCATCAAATATTGGATGCCACAACAGGGCTTGAACACATCAAAAATAGTTTTAATGCTACAATAACTTGTTTTATTGTAACTTCTACCTCTATTTGAAACGTACAAAGATGCAATTTGATTATCGTAATATATCGTTTCAGAATCAAATACTCCATCTTTACAGAAAAAGAATTGTTTGCCCCAATATTTTGATGAACTTGTTGCTATCCAAATGCTTATATCATTATGAAATTGATCGTAAGTTAAAGGCACAATTTTGTTTTTCGTCACATCAATAGGAGAAAAGAAGTCTTGATTTTCGACCTTATTTTCAAAGAAAACTTTGTAGTCGGGATGGCACGTCGAATCTACACATTCGATAAACTTTTTAGGCAACGATCTCCAATGCGAAACGTAAGAACCCCATCTTCCCATATCCAATCTGTTATTTTCTAATTCAGCAAAATAATATTGGTAGCCGCAATCCTTGTACATATAGTATGCGTCAACTATTTTGAAGTCTTGGCGTAATATAGTCAAATTGTCTATCGCACAATTGAAATCTTCTCTTGGAACGGTGGAGTGAGTGGTATCATAGTATTTGTATCTTCCTAAGTACACATATAACTTGTCAGTCAAGGTTTTATATGTGGCTCCAACAATCAAATCCTTGCCTTTTATAAAATTGTTGTTCTGGCGAATGGTGTTCTTATCTACAATAGTTTGGTAATCCGGCGACTCTGTTGGAACGAGAACCAGGTCTTTTCCGTCCCATCCATAGATGTACTTTCCTTCAAGACCTTTGCCCTTGATGCAATTTGAGCATTCCAAAATCCAAAGCAAATTCTCTATTGTTATCTCAAACTCAAATCCACGCGGATCATAAACTCTCGAATATGTATTTCGGTGGTTCCAGCCATAATTGTCACCACCAGCCTTTTTGTTGAGAACGAATCCCTCTAAAGGCTCGTTCTCATAGATTTCATTAGGAATGTCTTTATTGCGCCAGCCATTCCAAGACGGCTCTTTATGTAGTTTTCCTTTGTCGTCAAAGTAAACCACATAAGCGAGTTTGCCAGTATAAGTATCTTGCCTGTTCTGAAATCCGACGTTAATCTTCGGAGGTATGTAAATATTACTCATCTTCTTCAACCTCGTACTTGCTGATACAATCAACTATTCCGGTTGCGACGCCATATTTCAAAGCATCTTCGCTATGGAAATACCAATTTTGCTTTTTCTCTCGATTTTCTTTGAGTGTTTTCCGAGAAATCTTTGTGCGATCGGCGACGTATTCTTCCTGAGAGTTTTGAAGCCAATCTAATTCCTTTTGGTTTTCAAATAAATCCTGGAACTTGCCGCTGCGCCGAGCGGATAGCTGATGATACATCAAAGTAGCGTGAGTAGTTACAATTCTTTGATCTCCTGCCAAGAAAATCATAAACGCAGCACTCATAGCGTAACCAGTGCAGTAAGTGATAATAGGTGTTTCAGATTGAAGAATAATATCAATGAGTGACCACATATTGTAAACATCACCCCCGAAAGAGTTGATATAAATATGTATCGGTTCTCTTTGATAGTTCTTTTCTTTTTCATCTTTTATCTTGTCCTGTGCGAGAAGATACAATAAGTTGAAATTGATCCGGCTGATCGTATCCTCGTCAACGGTATCGGTTATATAAAAGATGCGTTCATCAGTATGGATATAAATATTATCTCTGCTTGAAATGGCTACCACCTACCTTATTATTTTTTAGGTTCTTAATCATTACAATAAGCTGTAATGTGCAAACGATCAGATTCAATGAGCCGACAACAAGAATCGCAAAGGAGAAGTTGCCTAATGTCATTTCTCTGAATATTGTCTGAAAGAAGTCTATAAACAATCACTCCTTTCGATTGCTCGATCATAGAAATGGTCAAATTTATAATCTATTCCCGGAACGCACACTCTCGACATTCCATAATTTTGACCATAATACTGAGTCCAAAAATCTTTGAAAGCCTCTAATCGTTTCTTTTCTTTAATCGCTTTAGCGTAATCGCAAAAGTCATCACATTCTTTTGAATACTCTCGACTGTAGCGGTTTTTGCATTCAAAACACGGACAATAGTTAGATTCCATCACTTATTACTGCGATAACTTTCAATCGCATCCTCGTTAGTCGTAAACACATAGTTTCTTTCACCGTTCTTTTCCTGCTTAACAGACAGATACAATCGAGCATTTTGATTAAGATATATGTTTACGATAGATAGCGCCAAATCCGCGAAGTTTCTTTCAACGACAGGTTTCATATCGACCTTTATTTCAAGATTGGTATTCATTAAAGCTCACCTTCCGTTACGTCAATACAACGATTCTCGAACTTCTTGTAGGCATCAAGGTAAATCTCACCCTTATCTCCGTTGAAAGTAATCTCATAATACATACCATCGAATAACGTGGTGCTTGCAAGTGCCTTGTGATTTTGTAGAGTCTTGCAATACCAGACGATAAATACCTCGTCGGTAGTGATTTGGATATTATCTGACTTGTCAAGATGCTCGTTAGCGTAATCAGCAACGAGCTGCTTTACTTTCTCGATAAATTCTTTTGAACCAAACATAGGCTTATGTATCTCCTTTTCTTTCTCTTATTAAATAATTCGGCATAAAGAATTGCGATGTTGCGATCGCACACGATAAACCATCGGAATCATATACTCGATCTTTCAATGATGGTTGCAAGCCTTTAATGCCATTTCGTCCGCCTTTACTATTCAAACATATTAGTTCTCCCCCTGTCTTAACAGGGCGTTTGAATCTTATGTTCATTTATAAATCCTGTTCTGCTTTGTGTTCGCTCAACAAGTATTCGATAATACCGCCGACACATTTTGATTCATCACATTTAGGTGTGCAATTGTAAAGACAATAATCACATAAATCCGAGTTAGTCACATCAACAATAAATTCAGCAAACTTATGTACCGGCAGATAAGTTAGATAATCATAATTAGTTTTCTTCTGTTGGCTCACCGCAGAAATATCAAAATTCGGAAATGGAATACTTTTTGAATTTTCTGTGGCGACTTCGTAATCATTCTGCATTTTGTTCCTCCTGATCTTCATCAATCATATAATGCTTCCCAATTGAGCCATCGGGTTCGATCAACTCAACTTCCGAAAAGTATCTGTAAAGCGTTGAACGCTTCATATATAGCACCATAGGATAATCAGGCAAACAACGCAGATCATCAAAATCCCAAGCAATATATCCCATAATCTTTGCATAGATTCTGCGGAAGATATTGATTTCTTTGGTTACGTCATTGATGATGTCGTTCTCTTGGATTTCCGTAAACGACTCTGGTATATATACCGTTCTCGTACATCTGTACATATTAACCATCCCTTTCTTGTTTCATACCCATTTCCAAATAAAGTTCGTCAACTGTGTTTGCCTTACGCTGCAAACAGTCGTATATCTTTTCCTCGATTGAATCTCTGGCTTGCAGAATAATATATGTACATTTGTCGTTTTGCCCGATTCTATGAATTCTGTCTTGACTCTGCTTAAATTCCTCATAACTGAAACTAAGAGAGTAATATATGTTATAAGTACAATTTGTGAATGTAAGACCTTTGCCTATCAGCTTCGGGTGAGTAAACAATAATTTGATTTTGCAGGACTTGAAATCACGAATTATATCATCACGATTTTTAGTCTGTGATGTCAAGCCGACGCCATTGAATTTTGCGGCAAGGCTATCAATCTCGTGTTGGAACTGACACCATATAATAATCGGTGTATCTCCAATTTCAGAAATTACATCACCAAGCAATTCATCTTTGTTGTTATCAAATGTTGTTATTGTCTTATCTTTGTTTATTACAAATCCGCTTGTAACTTCGCGGAGTTTCATCAATTTTGCGGTAAACTCAAACTTACTCCATTGGTTTATGTTCTCACGAATATCATTCACAATGTCATCGTAGTATTGGCGCTGTTTCTTAGCCATCGTAAACTTACGGATTTCAAATACCTTCTCCGGCAAGTCTACGCAATCTTCTTTTTTGAGGAATACAGATTTTTCGGATAGTTTTGCAAAATAGCGTTCTTTATCTTCGTCGGTCTGATACCAATTATGGGGATTTGCCATATCCTGATGAAAGTATCGAGCGAGGAATCCATAGTAGTTATTGCCAAATAACTCTGGATCAACGAATTTCATTTGTGGGAAAATCTCGCTGTTATGATTCGGTGTCGGACAACCTGATAGTACAAATCTGTGCGGGATAACTTCGATTAGCGAAAGCAACATTGTCGTAATCTGGCTACTCATATTTTTCATTACGCTGCTTTCGTCTACAATCACGCAATCAAAATTCATTTTGATGATTTCGTTATAGAGGATTTTGAAACTCTCGTAATTCATTACATAGATGTCGGCAGGTGTATTAAGATTCTTTATACGTTGCGCCCTTGAAGTTCCCCAAACGTTGATGATCCTCTGTTGCGGATAGAATTTGTGGCAATCATCAATCCACGCTGTTTCGAGGACAGAAAGTGGTGATAAAATGGCTGTTTTATTGTGGTATTTAGCGATTTCTAAGCCCATAAGGGTCTTTCCCGTGCCTGTATCAGCGAAAACACCATAACAGGAGGTATTGAGAGCCTTGTTGATAATCGTGCGCTGGTAGGCGTATAGAAAGGACGAGAGGAAGTATTCTGTGGGCTTGTTATCTTGAATTTCAATGTCGTATTCAATTAAACCCAAATCAATAAGTTTATGCTTTGCTGAATCCGGGAATAACCACTTGCCATTCTTGAACTTCCTACCTTCGATTGTTCTGATATACGGTATCTGCTCAACGGGAATTTCAAGTTCAATCATTTCCAGATTTCGCTTTCTTCTTTTCTTCTCGTTCGGCTTTCTTACGAGCCTTTTCAGCTTTTGCCGCCTCGGACTGTGCCTTTCCGATCGCAAGCTGCTCTGCAAACCTTTCCTTCATTTGAGCAATCGAATCGTCGCATTCGTAGTCACTTGATTTCCACTGCGCAAATCTTTTCTCGATAGCGAGATTATAAAAATCTTCATTTAGCTCGATTCCGATAGCATTTCGGTGGTTCTCAATCGCAACCTTATTTACGGTTCCTGCTCCGGCGAATGGGTCTAACACAGTATCTCCCGGACAAGACCATAGTTTAATGATTCTTTTAATAAGTTCTTCGGCAAACGGTGTAGTATGACCGATACCAGAGTTTGAGATATTCCAAACACCATCAGCCCAATCAGCCCATTCTGCAAGGGTAATGTCGGAAGCCTTAATTACTTCAACGTCGCCTTGTTTCTTATAGACATAGACAAATCCTACATTAGCAGCAAGAATTGTATCTCTGGCTTTCATATTCCGGTAATACAGGTTGCCCTGGGCTAACATTGCTCTTTGAGCGGAATATTTTCTCCAAAAAGCCTTCGTCCATAATGAAAAATGATTGTTTTTGAAAATCTCATCAATAGCACCCGTTAGACTTTCCTGCCCGTTTTTGCCATCTCGACCCAATGTATAATTGTAATCCTCATATTGAATTACAAATTTACCCCCTGGGACAAGAACCCTTTGGCATTCTGCTATTACCAATCCGAGCAAATAATAGTATTCATCATACGTTTCACAATTTGATAAATCACACGGATCGTTGCTGTAAACACGCAGATTGTGGTAAGGTGGGGATGTGATAACGAGATGCACACTTTCATCCGGCAACTTTTTCAGTTCCTTCAGACAATCACCGTGAATCCACTTATTATCTAATCTCATTTGATTGTCCTTTCATTTTGCTTTATTTCTTGAATAATTTCTAAATTAGTTCCCGCCCACAACGAGGACAGTATTTGGCGTCAACCAGATTAAATTGTCCTATCGTCTTTGGATAACGGGAATCATATAGTAAGCAATGGCATTTTGAACATTTCATATTTGTGATACCACTACGTTTATATATTTTTCGTTTCGCCAGCCGGTCGTTAAGCTCATCATCCGAAATGTTCTTATATATCTCGATCATCTCTGAATACTTCGCCCAAGCAATCCAAGCGCCACAGTCTAAACAGTAAACGCCCATTCTGCGTCCGTCAGGCTTGGCATATACTTTTTCACATCCGCATTTGCGGCATTTGTATGTTGTTTGGCTACTCATCGGTCATCACCTGCGGAATGGCGATAATCAAATCATCTTTGTTGTTTTTGACTTTATCTTGCATAACAAGATCAAGCAAGCCACTTAGAATCATTCCAATTTCTCGCCCTTTATAGCCGAGTTCCTTCAGGTCGTTTCCGTTGATAGCCATATACTTTAAATCATAAACATCTTGGTTCTTCCGACAATTGCTAATTGTCAGGTCTAACATTGTTAAACATACACTATATACATCTTGGTCGAAATAGTTTGGATTATGATAATCCTTATCTCTATCCACGATAATAATACTTTTAGCGAAGTCATTAACGAGAAAACTTGGACAATGTGTTATATCGTGTATTAGTTTTCTCGCATAGTAGACATCAGCCCTTCTATTCTTAATATCTGTCCAATCAGGATAATCATCCGCAATCTTATGACCATAGATATACATATCATTTATTGTATTGATTATCTCATTTGAAAACCGCAGATATTTCAGAATATCAATATAATTCGGAACATCAAAAATTATTGCCAAGTTGACTTCCAAGTGTGGAGAATTTGCATACCACAATCTTTTTAGAGTATATCCACTTGCTGAATACATCCCATCTGGCAAAACCGCCTCAATAACATTGAGTAAGAACATATATATTGGGTCAAGTATTTTCATTCTGGATTTCATATTGTCATTGGGAAATACATCAAACATATGTCGGTGGAATACTTTTGTCAATTCGGAACAAATGCGCTCAATAGAAATGTTTTTAATGAGATTTAGATTATCGTTTGCAGCATTTAATGTCGCTTCATCAATTTCAAAACCAAGACAAATTGAAAATCTCAAAGCCCTCATAATACGCAAGGCATCTTCATTGAATCTTTCTGTTGGATTCCCGACGCAGCGGATCACTTTATTCTTAATGTCCCTCACACCACCGAAAAGATCAATTAGTCCCTGTTTTTCGTTGTATGCCATAGCATTGATTGTGAAATCTCTGCGGGCAAGATCATCTCTGAGATTTGAAACAAATTCAACCTTTTCGGGATGCCGATTATCTTTATATTCCCCATCAACCCTGTATGTTGTTACTTCAAAAATGTTATATGGCTTTAATGAATCGTCAAATACAATAGATACAGTGCCGTGCTGTATGCCGGTCGGAAGCACTTTGCAATCCTTAAAAACTTCAATGATTTGTTCCGGCAGCGCTGATGTACAAATATCCCAATCGTGGGGTTTATTATTCATAATACAATCCCTCACGCAACCGCCAACAATATATCCCTCATATCCATTTTCATATAGTCTGTTAAGGATAAACTGAACGGGCATTGGGAGTTTAATTTCATTATTCATTTCCCAACCTGTTTCTTCGTTAGTTGTTAGCTCCAAGGATTATCTACCTCCTGTAAGAATCGTGCGAGTTGACCATTATATCTAAATACGAGATCATCTTCTGTGATTGGTTGATTGCAAAAATGCTTAATAACTTGATGAATAATATCGGGGCTAACGCACTTGAATTGTACGACATCACTCACATATGTAGTTATAACCTTATACCAACCCCACTCGCATTTGTTCAGCCAAAACGATTCAACCCTCACCATTTCGCTTAGAGTATGCTGTTTTTCATTTATTGCATATCTAATGGTGTTTTCATTTACATCTGTATCGTTTTTTGAAATTATTATTATTTCATCATTGCTTAAACTATAAAAATTTATCTTGGATTCAAAAACATCCTTTAAGCAATGACAGATTTTCGACATTAGGAATTTTTCATATGTAACTTGCCTGCCCGGATTGCAAGCGCCAAGAATAACTTGCCTAATATATTTACTATTCTTGATATGTTCACTATTTGTAAACATAGAAATATATTCTTCCCAGGATTCTTTATTATCAAAAATTTCAGGAGAATAATATCGCAATGCTGAAAAATTTGCCTTTTTCATATCAATCGAAATAAAACTATGTGAATCATTTTCATCAATATATAGATTTCGATTTCCCACACCGGTTATTCTTATACGTTCTTGCACACCTGGAAATTTATCTTCATTAAATCTCTTATATGCTTCGTTATCCCTGATGTGATTAATTACCGCGTCCTTAACCGAATTGTAGTATTCAAAATAATCTTGTTCAGTTTCATATTGTTTTAGTTCTTCAATGAATAAGGCAAATTTACCGACACAATCATAAAAAGGATTAAGAATATCGAGTCTTTGCAAAAAATAAGGTTCGTCAAAGAGATTGATCGGTATGTTATTATCCTTGCAAAATCTCTTTTTCAAACCTATAGATTGTAATACTTCTTCTTTTGTCATTTATACCTCTCTATGTGCCGAACCAACAACAACTCTTTCGTTGACTCTCTCCACTAAATCCATAACCTTTGTCATATCGGGAGTTTCGGGCAACTCGGTTGTTTCTTTAAGTTTATCTAAGTGAGCTTCATATTCATCAACGATCTCATAGAACTCTTTTGTCGGCTGCCTGTTATCGTCCAAGTATTTGCCATTTCGGATGTCCATAAGGAAATCGTGTTCTCTTTCTCTGAATGTGATAATCTCGCCATTTTCAAGAATATCAAAAGCCATCAAATAGAGCCTGACTAAGTGCATCATATGCTTACCGAGTTTGTTATGCTCAATCGCATTTTCATTGCGCTTGCCGATCTTGTTATACATTCTAATGATATTCGTCATATCATTGAGCATACCACGATGATCCCGTAGCGGATAATGCGTAATGTTCACATCACAATAAATCTCAGTATCATATTCTTCTCTCGGAGATTTATCAATATATAGTTTGATAGAATCGTCCGGCATTTCAAAATATCTGGATTTGAACTCTGATGATGCGTGTTCGATACTTTTCAAAATGTGTCGCTCTAACTGACTCTGACTAACCAATCTGGCTGATTTGTTTTCCAAGCGCCTAAGTTGAGCGTTGGCATAACCACCAAAAGAGTAAATCGCTCGCTTTGAAAGGAACAGATGTCTACTTGCAATTAGTTCCTTTCCGGCGTCAGTTAAGAACAGATAATGTTCTGGCTTTAATCCGAGTATTTCAATGGTATTAGGATTACAAGATGTTAATAACTGAATGATCTTATCGAACGAATAAATAGTGGTATCTGTCGGAACATCAACTACCTGTTCAAAATCTGTATTGGTCAGAATATTACGCTTGCTATTGGTCGCTATCCCCCGGATGTCAATATCAGAATCAGCATTATTAGTGCCGTATGCGTGGCTCCCACCAAATCCGATCAAACAGATATTGTCACCTAAATTCGGATTTTTTCTAAGGAAATCGTATTGCTCGGAAGTAATAATTTCATTGATATTTGTTACGCTCAAATCTCACTCACATCCTTATAATATAATTGTAGCCGATAAATTTTCAGTTGTAAATACTCTTTGTTTTATTTCTTGAATAATTTACATATACTTAACATTTTATTAAAATATGATGATTTAGTTAGGAATAGCCCCACATTATTATGCAGGGCTATAACCTCGTGTTTCTATTCTATTACTGCGAATAAACCACCGGATATGTTGGTTTACACTATCGGGTATAAGCTGACTCATATCTATGATTGCCAACGCCTCGTCGTCCGTAATGGCGATACGATCAAAATCGTGATCCTCTTTAGTGTCGAGTCCAAAGTCTTTCGTAAACTGATCCTCGAAATTAACCCATTCGTCCCTCGCTGCTTCCGTGTCGAATACCGCTACATCGGCATACTTGTCCATAAAACCATCCATTTTGAATCGTGCAAAGTACATTGTTTTCATCCTTCTTTCATAACTTCACTTTTGAGCCTCACTTATTCAAACATACATTCGACTCTATAATTAATTGTAGCAAAGTTATTTTGATTTGTCAACAGACAATTCTTAGTCAAATAATTCATTCAGCGATCCACACTTAGGACAGGCACATACATTTTTGCTCAATTCGGTAAGTGTGTGACCACAATTATCACAAACATACACATTAATTACTTCGTGTTTTAAGCCGCCCCATTCATCTTCTTTGAGTCGGAATCGCTGTGATTTCTTCCAATGTCCCTTTTTAACAGTAGATGGCTTATATAATTTCGCACGTTCTTCCAGTAGTTTAATCTTAAACTTATTGTCATCAATTATTCCCTGCAAATGTGTAATCTTTTGTTTTAACGAACAGTTCTCAGCAAGTATTTGAGTTAATCCTTCAGTTGACGCATCTCCATCCGGTGTAGCAGACTCCATATTAAGAACCAACTGTTCAATTCCCAATTTTTCATATGCGTGTCTATATAAACCGTGTTTATCCAGATTATCACGCAATGCCTGAATTAAATCATCTCTATTGATTAATGACATACAGAATCCTCATTTCAAATAATTTGGCACGTTAGATAGATTCTCTGTAAATCTAATATTTTCATATACTACCCTCCCAAGGAAACATATTGATACCGAAATGACCAAATTTTGCAGTTTCATAAAAGGAAAAATTCTTATGTCTACATCTGAGTATTGATGATTCATTAGGATCGAAAGTCACGAAATCATTTCTTTTCGGAACTTGACCTAAACACAAATCATTTATAATTCTATCCGGCGTACACTCTTTATATAACCTTTGGATTTCAGTTCTTGTACTATGAGGCTGCCAATTGGGATCATTATCTCTATTGGTTTTAATGTAAATCGCCAAAGGCTCTCTCATACCGATAGCATATGATAACTGAACTTGTACCCAATCAAGATCAGTGTTCTCATACAGATAACTCAGTGCAATACTTCTTGCCTTGTATGCTCCGCTGCGATCAACTTTTGTTGGGTCTTTGCCAGAAAAGGCTCCACCACCGACAGGAGCAAAACCTTGATATGTATCGCAAACGATTTTTCTGCCGGTAAGTCCGGCGTCACCATCGAATCCACCAATCAGAAACTTTCCTGTTGGATTGATATGAAAATTCTCAATAGCAATGTAATGCTGATGACAGAGATCACGGAGATAGTTCATAATGATTATATCGGTCTGTTCCCTATGTTCTTCCGTATTCTGATATGAAACAACGAAATCCTTAATGTATCTCAGTTTTCCCTGTTCATCATAACATCCTGTAATTTGAGCCTTACCATCGGGCAAAAATCTGGAATCACTTCTTCTTAACTCGTCATAATACATTGAGAAAGTTTGAAGAATATGCATAGCAAGCGGAACACCATTATCCGTGTCGCGGCAAGCATAGCCAAACATCATTCCCTGATCTCCCGCTCCACCGGTATCTACTCCTTGCGATATGTCAAGTGATTGGTATCCGAGATTATTAATAATCTGATAATCCGTACTATAACCAACATCATTGAGGACAAATTTTACGCATTCTTCAACATTTACCTTGGCTTGTGAAGTGACTTCTCCGGTTACAAAAATCTTGCCCTTTCCGCCCACAACTTCGATCGCACATCTGCTAAATGGGTCTTGTTTGAGATATTGGTCGAGCAGATAATCACTAATCTGATCCGCTACTTTGTCCGGATGTCCTCTGAACACCATTTCGTTACTATAAAACACGTAATTCATCCTTTCATTTTAGTTATAGTCTATCAACATTGGCTCCCATACCATTTTGATAAATGTGTGCTTAACCATTGCCTGATACATAACCATATTTACACGATGAGCCTTGAATGTATCCATATCCACCATAACATACAGCACACTTCCATTGCTGAAATATACAGTGTAATTCACATTACAAGGAATAATTTTTGTTATTCCCAAATCGGGCAATGATAATAAGTATTCGATGTACTCGTTTGCATCATTTATATAATGAAATATGCACGCAGCATAAAACTCGGAATTGTTATTACACAAATCCAACATTTCATTGGTTGATGCGAACACTATGAAATTATCACAGTTCTTTTTCATTGCATTTTGCGACATATTGTTCATCTCTTTCATCCGAGCGCGAAGCTACATTAAGAACAGCCATAATAGAAACTCCTATGAATCCCCCTGTAAATAGTCCGATCAAGAATCCTACCATTAGTCATCCTCCAAAACTTTTACGTTACTTGTATACTTGCCGTCTGCCACATATACTTTATCGGAACTTAACCACAACTCACGGATAGTGATATTACCGCAAATTTCATTGTTTGTTTCATTCAAATGAGTAATAAAAATAGCATAGTCTTTAACTTTATGTGATAATGCCGGTGTGATGTAACCGTCGTTGCAAACTCGATCCCAAAAATCATCTTTATCAAATTTGCCGTAGCGAATTGTGCCTTGATAGTCATTCGGCTCGTTTGTCAAATCAACAATGTCAGGATTGATTTCTTCTTTCGGACATTCTGTAATAAGCCGACCTGCGCCGTGACGAGTAAAATATGTTCTTGTTACATAAACAATTTCAATTTCGCAATCAAGATTTTCGACTCGTTCCCTCGGAATATCTGAATTTGTATGGCTTGCTGTTGTATGTGGAATTTCAATATAGTTATCTTCATCTAATCCAAGCCCTTGTGCGCCCTCAAAGATGATAAAATCGTATTGATCTACAATATCATCAAACTCTGCTATCTTCACGTGATTTATCATTTCTTTGAAATCACGGATATAATGGTTAATAAGACCTTCAGAACAAAAATGGCTCATATACCTGTCGGGTATATCTTCCAAAGAGATTCCGCAATACTTCAATCTATTCATTGAGTATTCATTAGCGATACGATAAAGATAATTATGCAGTTCAAATTCTTTCATATTAACCAATTCACCGAACGTCTTGGCAAATTTGCCATTATCATACCGGCGTCTTGTTTCCCATATTCCGTGACCGCAAGAACCGTGACGATCATTTCCACGATGGTTTTCTCTTATTTGGTTGATTAGCATATCATATATGGTAATAACACGACACTTAGGCGAGATGAAACATTTTGGAATCTTCTCGCCTTTGCCGGTCAGTTTATGGCACTCCTGAATGAACATTACCGGATTTACCATAAAATTTCGGTCAAAGTAAGTATCAGCACCGAAATGTGAACCGCAACCGAAATGTGAGTAAACGTGTCGGAATCCATCTTCCGTTTCTACTGTATGTCCTCTCTGGCAGCCGCCATTAAAAAGCACATTTAAGCATTTTTGATCCTGCCGCTGTGCTTGTTCCGCAAAATACACAGTTGCCAGACCCTTACCCTCATCACCATAATTCGCGCCAATAATTACTTTGACCTGTTTTTTCATATTATCACCAAGAAATTTCTGTTGTGTTTACCGGAGCAGTTACACTACCATTCACGGCATTTGTTACGATATTAACGATTGCACCAGCAATACTGTTCAGATTGGTTACAAAAAGATGGTTTTCATCGAGATATTCACCATAAGACTTGGTAATATCATCCTCATAACGCTTATAGCAATTTGAAGTGCCGCCATCGACAGCAAGATGATATACATCAAACTTCTCAATTACCTCGGCATATAAATCCTTGGTTTCAACATCTGCCTGTACGACATCACCGGTCACACCTGCAAGCCTTACGTGAGGCAGATATGGATTCAAAGGTTCATCACCCATTGTAATGATAATGCCCTTCTTGCCACGCTTCCAGCAATCGAGTTTGGTATGATTCAATCCCATATACCAAGCAGCAGTATATGACTCATAACGATTTCCGCCACCACCGCCCTCGAAGTAAATCTTATCAAGTTGTTCGGCAATACGAATATCGGATTCAAACTGTGAAATCTGAATAGGTGTTGTGTCCCAAGACAAATCACCAATACCCATAATACAGAACTCAACATCCGTAACCTTCTTATAAAGTTCGGTCATTACTTCATTCAGTTTTGCCGCAACTGATACAGCAGTGCTTCCCATACTGCCAGTAACATCAAGAGCCAAAATAACGGGAATCGTGTTAGGATGCTCGTCCGAATCACAACACTCTCTCATTACTTTATAGGGATCAAGTTCGGGCTGTAAATGGCGTGACTTATATACTTCCTGTGCTGTATAATCATCAGCCATAAAGCACATCGTACCAGAGGCGCCCTTTGTTACCGATCTGCCAACGGAACACGAATACGCAGTATATTCTTTTTCAGTCCAAGCGCCTCCGCCCATTACTCAGTCGCCTCCGTTTCATCAACAACATCTTCCTCATCATCGGAGAAATCAAACATTCCCTCAAAGATATTCGGAACACTGCCGGAGCCGCCATTTAACATCATCAGAGGAAGAATAGCACTTAAACCACCACCGTTACTACCAGCATTGCCCTTCATCATTTCTGACATCATCATATAGGACATAATATTCTTCATACCGCCCTTGCCCTTCAGCAAATCAGTGCCGAACGCAGAAACAATCTTGCCATAGAAATATGTATTTCCCATAAATACGTGACGTTCAGGGATGATCTTCTCAATCGTGGAATCCTCGTAATTGATTACTTCAATGCTTCCCTTTTCAACACCGATAACACACTTGGGAAGTTTATTTACAAGGATGATGTCACCAATTTCAACCTTATTGGTCGGAATTACGAAGAAAAACTCATCACCAATATCAAAAACAAAATTGGTGCAATTCGTCAGGCGATTCTTTTTAAGGTTATAACTCTTGTAACCACCGGAAGTCTTGACTGCAATACCCCCTGCCATAGAGAGTCTGCACATTCCCGCCTGTACCTTACCGAACATTCCGTTCATACTGTTCAAAAAGTTCATTTCTTTACTTCCTTTCATTAACTACCGATAAAGTAGCCTAATTTGTGGATCAATTTAATGGTTTCGAGCGCGGTATTTCTATCGTACTCTTTTTCGGACTCAGGCAGCTCATCATAAGGAACCAAGCAAGGATGAAGTTTCTTCTCATCATCTCTGGTTTCGCCATACTGCCAGCCTTGGGCGATTCTTCCCTGCGCCCATACGTCGTGTGTATTCTCTGCCAACCTCTCGGTCAATGCCAAAAGTTCGGACGAAAGTTCCACATCACTTGTATCAATGGGCTTGGGATCATACGTTTTCATCTAATAATACCTTCTTTCTCTTGATTTTTTTAATGATAAAACGAGCATTTTATCTGCACCGTTTAACTTACTTTTCTTTCTACCGTACATAATGTATCGTTCTTACTTCCTCCGTGAGCCACAATAAGAATCTCGATTATTTCAAATCCTCGCTTTTTACCGACACCATTTGTATTCCAACCGAAACTTAGGCATAAACCATTCGGCTTGACAATTCGCGCAATTTCATCGAGATGTTTAGCCCTCCAGGATGATTTGGTGTGTTCTGCCGTTACCGTGATTCCGACACCCTCATAGCATTCTTTCACTTGCCGGAGAGAATAAGGTGGATCGTATAAGACCACATCAGCAGATTCGGATTCTATCAGTTTTAGGAAATCCAACGCATCCAAATGATATGTAGTATCAAATTTTGGATTTAGATCATTGGTTATCGTTCCATACTTGCAACCATTTGCAAAAGGATCAATTATGATACCCCCTGGCACAAATGGCGCTCAACCAATTCTTTGATCGGTTTAATGCTGAACGTTTGACTATTCGGCATAGCCCATATACGATTGATAATCACGAGAGCATCAATTCCTTAATATATCTTTCTGCCTTCTTCTTGCGCTTGCCATAAGTAACCTTATCGACAAGCTCAGGATGGCAGCTCTGGATTTGCGCCCTTGTTCTGCGTACCGTTTCAAAGTGAACCAGACCATTATCAAAATGTTCTGAAAGCACTTGATCGAAAGACTTACTAAGGAGTCCAGGATTTGTCTGTTTGATAACCTGCTTATACAGATAAATATCATCGGAACGTGTAGCCTTGTCCGTATTTAATAAATCAAGTATAACCGACCTTACTTTGTGATTCTTGGGTTGCCTTCTCATTTTTTGTTCTCCTTTAATATGGTTTTAAAATTTCAGCCAAGTTGTAATCCATTCCGTCAAGAACCTGATGCTCGAATCCTTCCTGATTCATCAGTTCGTTGATGTTATCTTCATAACATTCCTTGGCATTCATATATGCTTTGTAGTTCTTATCGCTATCGTCCCCCTCATAGCGATATTTGAGTTTGTTTACCCACTGTTCTTTAATTGACAGTGCGGGATAAACAATAATTTGCCTTCTTGCCGGTTTTCTCTGTAACTCGTCACGAACTACCTTGTGAGAAGAAACACAGACGATAAACCCTTGTTGACATAACGATCTTGCTACATTACAGTACGGAATGTACCAATCATCAGCTCTCTTACCATCCACAAAGAAATTGCTGCTTTCGAGATCAACAACAGTTGGGTTATGATAAGCAAGTGTTGATTTGCCAATTCCCTGATAGCCTACAATTACTAAACCTTTACGATCCAATTTACACCTCATTGAGAATATTTCATATCAAAGTATTTTGCCGCTAATTCCGGCAACTCTTGTTCTATTTGTTCTAAATAAATTAGACTTTTACATTTAGTTTCTTTCGTTTTCTTTCCTCTACGGACGTTTTGTTCATATTCTTGATCTGCCATAACAAATTCACGAATAGATTTCTTTTTGAAGAAACTCGGCTGATTACACCATCTGGTGATTGTTATATAGAATCCCTTGTATGGTGATTCGGTATATCTGTTAAATCTCATAATGTAAGGAATACAACCATACTTTATGAGCAATTCGATTCTTTTAAACAAATCAAATAAGTCTTGTTTCCAAAATTCCAAATCCCATTTATCATTTCGATCAAATCCACAAAAACAGTAGAATTTGGGAATTGAATCGGTATATTTTCTGAGAAGTATTAGTTTTCTTTCAATCAAATCATAATCGGCGACATTATCAAAAGCGAAAATATAATCTCCATCATATTTGCTTTTGAATAAAACTTCACATTTCTTTTCGGTAAGTATTCTTTCGTCTAAACCTTGTTTGAATTGAAATGGCTTATTAGTCGATTGCAATTCGACAAGTAATTCTTCCCACTTATTGCAACCCAAAAAATTGTCATCTAACAAACAAATCTTCTTTCTATTCGGATCATAGAACTCTTGTAATGGGCTATGGTGTTGAACACGTTTATAATTTTTATTAACACAAAACTCACATTGCCTAAAGCATCCACGAGTTAAAAATCCTATCGAATAATCTAAATAGTATTTGTACTCAACTCTTTTTCCTCTGCCATTAATCAACTGTTCGTTTACCCAATCGTCATATAAGTGATAGTCCGGCATAGAGTGTTCGATTTCGTATGGCAGAGGTGGTGCTTTATCATAAAAGAATCCCGTACCACCATACTGAACATTAGATATATGTAAAATATTTTCATCTATAGGTGTATCGGTAAAAACTTTACTGATAAATACTTTTTCAAATGATTGTAAATCATCATAATCAAGTTTTAATACAACATCTTTCCCCCTGAGTTTGTAGTAAGAGGATATTTTCATACAAACTAAATTTGGGAATCTATGTTTTTTTCTGCCGATCAAATCCGCATCAATAATTGCTATTCTCATATTCAATTAACTTAAAAGCGCTTCTCAAACATTCATAACCAATCTTTGTAGTAACCGTACCTATGGTTGATTGGTCTTGTCTGATTCTGCTGTTGTAATCATCGTAGATTATTGTGCTTCTCCCCCCGGATTCAGGCGAGAGAATAAAATGTTCTGCTGAACTTCCACCGATTGTATTAAACAATCTGTCCAGAGCAATTTCAAATGCTCCTATTCCTGAAAAGTAACTGCTTACTTTCAAATCTTCAAACAAATAAGGCATAACCTTATATAATTCAAGAAATATGTAAAATAATACGTCGGTTACAATTGAATTACCGGCTTGCTTGTAAAGCTGTGAAGCAGATTTATCTTTACCTTTGTAGAACCTATCGTTTAATGCTTTTCGCGCCTTTTCAAAATCCTCATCGGAGAATCCCATTAAACGCCAACATTCTTTTGGTGTAAGTCGCCGGATACGATAACCAACATCCTGATTATCTTTTTCAATCACTCGCTTATCACCCCCGCGTCAATGGTGCGAATAGTGCCGATCGTGCCGCTTTTGAATGTACGCAGCCCCTCATCAGTTCTCTGTTCACAGATTATCTTTTCTTTACTCATATACTCTCCATAGAAGAATTAGGGATTTTAACAATTACGATAACCATTGGTTGATTACCTCCCCCCCTGCATAGTCCGTAGAGCAGGGCAGTAATAATCCTTGTCCCATACATTCCCGGCAAAACTCATACCAGAATAGTTACCATACACATTCCCCAACTTAACTAAAACTTGTTTTTCTTCTGTCATTTCTTTGTTAAGCCATCATCAATAGGTTCGATAACATAGATCACAGGATTAGTTGCTGTTATTGTTGGACAAACTTCTCCCCCGATTGAACCCGTCCTCGGCGCGTCTTTGAATTTGGAAAACTCAAATCCGCGACGCCGGGAACGCAGCACTCTATATAACCGATTTTCGTGGCTTGTTTAATCCTTACTTTTGTTACTTTCATCTTTCACCCTTTTCTCGCAGATAACTACGATTTTTGGAGGGTCTTTATAGCAAGATGATGGGATCGTAGAGAGCAATCCATCAATTGAATATATCCAACCTTGTTGTCCCCCCGAACCTCTGTGAATTAATCTCACTATTCCTTGTTCGGACATTCCATTACTCCGTTCATACTTTGATTCCCAAAACCTTTGTAATCACGTGCCATCAATGTGTTAGCCAACTCTGTGAATCTCTCACATCGACAACCTTGATTGGATATTAGCATTGTCTTTCTTGAACCATATCCCATTGATGACGATCTATACTGCCTCTCCCCCTGCCCTTACAGCGTTAGAAATCTCTTTTTCTAATTTGCCGTCGCTGATAAGGGTTTCGATAAGCTCTTTTGCTTTATCGGAATCGTTATAGTATTTCTCGTCAACTTCATCTTCGAGCAAATCTTTTAATCTCAGCCCGTTATCAAATCCTTCAGGAAACTTGAATTTACCATTATCAAGTTCTTTCTGTACGATTATCAGATATACTCTTTCTCTGTTTTGCGGAATCCCATAATCTTTTGCATTCAGAATTTTGTAATAGGTGTTATATCCATACTCGTGAAGTTCATTAATGAACATTTGAAATGTGTCTTTGAATCGTTTGCCAACGATATTCTTGACATTCTCATAAATGCCCCATTTAGGCTTGTTTGCTCGAATAACCCTCAGCCACTCAACTAGCAGTGAGCTTCTTGATTTGTCGAGTTCTTCACTTCCGCAATTCGGGCATTGATGCCTTACTGAATGGTGAACTGTTAATGGATTATACTCGTGATTGCATTCCTTACACTTCCACATACTGCCAGCTTGATTTCCGGCAACGCTGAAATCTTGACAAGGCGATCCACCACAAATCATATTAAACGGAGGAATCTTAGTTTCATCAACCTTTGTAATATCGCCAAGATTGATACTTTCATCTACTCCGTGGATCGCACAATAGCTCGTAGATGCGAATTTATCAAACTCACAAAAATTCACTAATTCATAAGACTTTCGATCATTACTCATATTTTGAATTGATAACTCCTATAATCAAATTTCGTTATTCTGCCGATTTTTCTTTATTTCTTGATTTACACAACAACAAAATCTTGGATCAGCGAATAAATGTCTTTCTCGCATTCACACCAAGTAGTGTTCCAATCAACATCGTGAGCAGTATGCGCCCTCTCGGTTTGTTGGCTTTTTGACACTACGAGAGAACAGAGAAGCGATTTTGCAGAAAGATTCCAATCATTTCCGTTCTCATCCTTACCAACCAGGCGTACATCACAATCGACGGTTTTGACTGCTTCCGTAAAGCGTTTTACCTCATCAATATTGCTAAGTTCAACCTTAACTCTCATCATTATTACTCACCTCTTTTCACTATTATATATTATAATGTAATATTTTTCGTTTGTCAACGCATTTTGTTTTATTTCTTGTAAATAATTTTACAACGATGCTAATTCAATGTATTCGCCTTCAGAAATAATCTGTGTTCCAAACTTTTCCGCAGCCTTATTTTTTGAACTTCCTGAGCTTTTATCATTGGTTATTAAATAATTAGTTTTTGCCGTTACAGCCGATACGACAATTCCGCCGTGAGATTCAATATCGGCTACCAACTCTCTCCTATTTGAAAATTTGTCTAACTTGCCAGTTATACAAAACGTTTTTCCCGATAGATTATTTGATGATTTATCGAAATCAGATGAAACATCTAACTCTTTTACCAATGCGTTAATCTCAAAAGCTATTTCAGATACAAAATTGTTAATGTCGCTGGATGTCTTTTCTCCGATTCCGGGAAGTCTGCTCCAATCAAAGTGTGTTATTTCTCCTGCTGCCATATATAAAAACACTTCAAGAGAATTTCTCAACTCACCGCCATATAATTGGTTGACAAATTCGTATTTCTGATCCACATATTCAGAGATCGTTTTTGCCGTAGTTTTGCCTATGTTTGGAATGCCTATTGCAACGATTACATTAGATAATTTACATTTTCGGCTTTCTTCGATCGCTTGTAGTATATTGTCTACACTATTTTCTCCGAATCCAGGCTTTCCGATTATTTCATCACGGTGGTTTTTGAGATGATATAAGTCGGCAAATGAAGTTATATACCCCATACTCATTAAGGCTTTGAGTCTTTCTTCTGAAATACCCACGATATTCAAACCATCTCTTGATGCAAAATTCGCTATCTTATCGTGAATCTTTTCAGGGCAGTTATCGTTTCGGCAACGCAGCACTTCTCTCCCGTTATTGTTTTCGATAACCGTTGGTTTTCCGCAAGATGGACAAACCTTCGGGATTTCGTATGTATCACTTCTCGTCAAGTTTTCCTTGATTTGTGGGATAATCTCATTTGCCTTAATAACATTGATCTTATCTCCAATGCCGAGTTGCAATTCACGAATAATACTCACGTTATTGAGTGTGGCACGGCTTACCGTTGTACCGTCGATTTCAATCGGATCGAAAATTGCCACCGGATTAACCAATCCTGTTCTGCTTGTAGACCATTCAATATCTCTCAAAATTGTTTCATTTTCTTCTGGATAAAACTTAAAAGCCAAAGAATGACGAGGATGATGTGATGTGCTGCCGAGGCTTAATCCATACTTGATATTATCAAACATACCAACCATACCATCGATCGGTATGCCTAAATCATCATAAATCTTTTTCATATACTCGATCAATTCTTCACAAGTTAAATCGAGCAATATTGCCTTATTTCTCAATACCGGTTGTGGCGCTACAGTTGCAAATCCTAATTCTTGCAGCCACTTGATTGCGGCAAAATGTGTCGTAAATTTAACGCCATCTGCCTTATATAGTTTCCAAGCAATAAACTGAGCGTTTCTTTTGGCAACAATACTACTATCAAAGTGTCTTGCAGTTCCGCTTGCCAGATTTCTTACATTCTTATACTCTTTTAATCCATTTGCTCTCTGATTAGCGTTGATCGCCTCAAAAGTATCTCTCGTGATAATACATTCTCCATCGACAATCAACTCATCATTAAACGGAATGGATTTCGGCAAGTTTGTGAATACTTTTGCATTGTGAGTTATATCCTCACCAACGATACCATCTCCACGACTTTCTGCTTTAACGAGTTCACCATTGCGATAAGTAATAGAGCAAGTTAATCCATCCAACTTTGGCATAACAATATAAGTTCTATCACCAAAGAAAGATATAAAATTATTGATCTCGGTGGTTTTATCCAATGAGAGCAATTCGTGATTATGTGTAACCTTTTCTAATTTACTGATTACTGCATATCCGACACTTTGGGTCGGTGAATTAGGATATACAATGCCCGTTTCTTTTTCATATTCAGTCAGTTTATCAAATAGGGAATCATATTCCCTATCAGAAATTAAGCTCGTGTCGAAATTATAATACATATCACGACAAGTATTTAATTTCTCTATCAGAGTTTTCATTTCTCCAATCTTATCTGTCATACTTCTACCTCAATTTCACCATCTGACTCCAAAAATCCCCAATCTCCATAGTTTTTAAGTAGCCGATAATATACAAACATATTAGGAGCATATCTCCTGTTATTAAAGATAGCATCGTCACTACCGGTATAGTGGCGCAGGATAGCAGCCGCTACGCCAGACGAGCGTGAAATCCCGGCATCACAATGCACGATGATTTTTCGCTCTTTATTTTTCTCTACAAAATCAATGATTTGCTTCGCTTGTTCATCAGTGAACAAATCATATTCCGTAACAGTGTGTCCATATACATCTCTATCATTGACGCCATCAGCATCACAAAATGAGATAAACAAAATATCTTTTACACAGTTTGCATAACTGCAAAACGGGACATTCGGGTAGTCTATATATGGAGTAAATAGTGAAATCATCACAGAGTCGTCACACCAATGGTCATTATTACAATATTCAATAGCCTTGCCACGACTCATTACAATAACATTCATACTTCTATTCCCTTAAATAATATCAAATACCAACACCAAATGGTGACGATTTGCACCAAATGGATACTCTGATCTATAATTAGATTTATGTATTTTTTGTTCGCTTTTAGGTCGTCTGTAACAGCGTGACCAACCATACTAAACACAAATGTAACAATCAACGCTGGGGTTGGTATTACAATATGTGAAATTATCCCATAAATAATAATCGGGAGATGGATCGAAAACGTCCACGAAAAGGAATGCTCAATTAATGCAACAATATAATCGTATTTATATAGTCTGTCCGGAGCATTTCTTTTCCACCATTCCCTTTGCTTCATATCTGCAAGGATTCCCTGTATTTTATAATCGTCGATCAAATGGCAAAACACCATTGAAAGAAGAATCAAGAGAGATGTAGTCGATGTCATTTAGAATCCCTCAATTTTTAATTGTTCCCATTTCGGGGGGAGTAATATCTTCTTTTGTTGGTCTAAATGGTTCAGGCAAGTTCATCCAAGCAATTACTTTGTATTCAGACCAAATGGGCGAAAATCTTTCGGAAAATTCAACACATTCATACCATCCGGAAGGCACATAATAATCGTCTGCTTTTTGGTTATACCTCAAAACATCATCTAAATCAGGATCGAAATCCCACTCGTAATCACTATTTTCCATCAAAACGTCGCCATTTTCATAAAAGGCATAAAATACATTGTAAATGTCTTTACCGGTATGGGGATGTTTATGGACGGCTGTGATTAAAACCGTTCTTTCCGAAGCTGGAAGCGCTTCTTTTACTGAAATCCATTCACTCATATTCCTAACTTCTCCAAAATAACACTGAGTATTTCATCCATCTTGTAAGAATCACCGCTGCGTTTCAAATCAGAAATATAGTCAACAACCATATCCCGCAAACTCATTTTATCCTTGCCAAAGACCTTTTCGGGACAATTAATTCCCATAGCGACAATGGCTCTGATTACTTCATTTTGACTGTCTATATAGTTGTTATAACTTTCTTTTGCTGACTTTAGGCGATCCTGAACCATTACAAGGCTGGAATCAATACTATTGATTTTCTCAACTTTAGCCTGATACTCAGCTAATTGCTTTCTTAATTCTTCCATTCTGTTCATTATAATATCTCCTTAATCCAGACCCAATCTTTGTCTGCATTCTGATCTTGAAATCTTACCCATTTTGAACTCTATTTCGGTTTTAAGTGTATCACCGTTATAAAACGTGAAATGAAGTGCTTTAAGATGGTTTCTAATTTCTTTTAGTGCTTCTTCCGGTGACAAATGTGACTTACTTGCTTCAACTAATAGTTCACATATCATTGATTCATCGGCAATAAATTCACGAACCAACCAATTTAGTTCATCTTTATCAAGGTTGTTCAATTCTTTCTTATACATTTTGATGATCCTTTGATCCTACAATCAGCCAACAGATCGCCATTGCCACAATATATAAGATGGCGCCAATCATAAAAATAATATTATAATTGTTGGTTTTATTTAATATAATCTCTGATGTATTATTGCCAGTTAAACCTGCGATCGCCCAAGCTGATAAAGCCAACCCGTGAATCTGGCTTATCTTCTTCATCCCGAATCGCTCAGATAGCAATGCGGGTAGAGTCGAGAAGCCGCCACCATATCCTGCGTTAATAACTAATAGTGATATAATTACTATTATTGAAAATACAATATTTCCCGCTTGGTTTACTGTATCGAATAGGAATACGACAAATGAGATAGCAATACAACTAACGAAAATAATCATATACACTGTATTGCGTTCCTTGAATTTATCGGATAATGTTGAATATCCAATTCTGCCGAGAGCGTTAAATCCTGCGGTAACTGAAGGTATTACACTAACAATCGTAGCAAGCGCAGCAGTCCCAGCAAATGTAACATTCAAAATCTGCTTTTCATAAGAGATAATCATCAATCCACAATGAATATTAATAAAGAACATCAACCAAATTCCAACGAACTGTTTATTCTTAAACATTAGCAGAACATTAGTATCATCCTTATTTGCCGACTCTACCCATCCTTCGGGTTTTTTCAAAAGGATATGTCCGAGGAACATTAAGCAGAAATACGCAGCACCTAGGATCATAAACATAGGCGCTATTCCGAAATTGTTCTGTAACCATTCCATAATCGGCGTCGCAATAGCTTTTGCAAGTCCGAATCCCATAATCGAAATGCCTGTTGCAAGCCCTTTGTTTTCACTGAACCAGAGCATTAGTGTTTTGACGGGAGTAAGATAACCGATTCCTAATCCTATTCCCATAATCGCTCCGTAGCATAGATATATACAGATCATAGCCGCCCAACCTGTCAGGAATTGGATAGAGAATCCCGTTCCGATCATACCGACAGCAAAACAAATGCAAGAAGTTAATGACGATTTATGTATATTTCTCTCGACAAACTTGCCCGCAAATGCAGCAGACATTCCGAGGAAGAAGATAGCCAACGAAAAAGCCCATCCAACGGTGAAAGGCGTCATACCGATCTGTTCTGCTATGGATTGTTTGAATGTAGACCAACAATAAACTGTGCCTACTGAAATATGTATAAGTAGTGCCGGAATCGCGGCACGAACCCATTTATTATTCATTGCTACCATCCTTCAACTTACTAAGTTCTTGAAATAAATAGGCTAATGCTTTTTTGTGACCGAAACTCTTTATAATCTCACTGATCGATATGTCATATCCTGGTTCCGTATATATGACAGATATTTTACCTGATTCAAAATTGCTTTTTCTTGCATTACTATTGCTAATTAAGCAATTATTGTCACAAATTACTTCGTCTTTACTAAAACAACGATTTGCTATAAATGCGTCAGTTTTACTCCTTACAATCATTACAAATTTATCCCATTCATCCGATTTGTAATAATCTGTCGTTTCATTAACGAAGCCATTGGTAACATCTTCGATTACTAAATCATTCTTTTGACAAAAATATCTACCATTAATTGAAACAATACATTTTCTGATAAAAATCTTGTACTTATCCATATTTATTACCATTCTACACTAACATCGCACCAGGTTACGTCAATTTTTATTTTATAGCCAAGTGAAGTGTAATATTTCTCTATTGTTTTAATGTCATCGTCAGAAAAGCAAAAGCCAATTGTTGTACGACAACTCGTATAGCCTCTCTTGGCGGTTTCTCTGATTTCACTATTAATCTTTCTGATACTATACTTTAATTGTTTTGCAACACCTTTATTTGATTTTTTTCTCATTTGTTCTCCACTTACCATATTATTCTCCTAACTCAATTGGAGGGGTATCATTTCGCCACCAACCAATAGATACTTCTCCTGTTATGGTGTTTGTTAATACTTCAACGGTACAGTTTTCATACCGCTCAACCTTATCGAACATATTAGTTTCAACTATTTCGTTATTTTGATTCATAATGCTCCTTAATAAACTTATCAATCCTATCCTGTGCAATGCCAAGAATGGCGCTTCCGGGAATACTGCTCTCAAATGTCATTTGAGCATAAATGATTGGAACCAATTCTCCGTCCCTGTGTTCTTCATCATAATGAATATCCGTGTATTCCTTTAGTGTATATCCATCATCCCAATTATCCCGCAAAGAACCATCCAAATCGTAAATGAATCTATATAAGATTAATGGCGACACGTCAATTTTCGTGTTGATGTTTTCGCTTTCAAACTCGATGACTTCACAGAGTTCATATCCATCCAATGTTGTAAAATATGGTGCATCATATTTACTTCTCTCGTAGTCGTTTTGTTCTGCCGCGAAAACCTTGGCATCTTTCGGATATTTTGTGACTCCAAGAATCCGCATCGGTTCTCCAGTCAGTTCTTTCTTCTGAACTACAGCATATAACTTCATTTTGTATTCTCCCTATTTCTGACATACTATATATAGTATATTTATATCGCTACACCACTATATATTGTGCCTATTTTGACGATAAAATAATGTTTTTATTCACAAGTGCAATTTTCAGCGTTTTCGCCTGTATCAAGCACCATTTCAGAGTTAATTACATTTTCAACGAGTTGGAAATTCTTTAGTGCTGGCACTTTGTTGAAGTCAACATCATCGAAAATAAATCCAGAGCCGAAAACATACTTTACGCCGTCAACTTCCTCGATCCAAAACTGATTGAAATATCCAAGTGGTTTCTGATTCTCGTCAACGAGATAAATCCATTCGTGATTCTTGATGGCGAGATTGAATATGCCCTCTGAATACTTGTCCTGATCCTCGATTTCATATTTTGACAGGATATTAGAGAGCCTATCTACCTTGCCTAAAAACTTTTTCATCTTACTCACCCCCAATCCAATGCTTGTCCACAGTTGCCACAATAGTTCGTTAATTTATCAACAAAGTACACGCCACAATGCGGACACCTGCCATTACCATAGTATTTATTCTCAGGTAATGGTTTCTTTGGAATCAATCTTGAATCGGTAGGGGTGTTATCATCAAATGCATTTATCGGTCTACCATCAACACCAATCAGAGGTTTACCATCAATCTGCGTGTGAAGTTCTTTTTCTTCTTCCGGAGTCAAGTGTGACATTTCACTTTCGTTAAAAATAATACCCTCAGTTTTTAACGCACTTGTCGCATTTACGAGGTTCATTAGCAATTCTGGAACTTCTTCATCATAACAATAGAGTGTTACTACCTCTAAATTCTCCTTGTAAATATGCCTAAAACCATCACGGTAATTATTTATAGCAGATTGAGCCTTGCCACGCTGAATCCAAAACTTATGAGCAGGGCTTGTTAAACCGTTTACAAGCTGACCGGTGGATTTATCTCTCACCGCATACAATGTAGTTATTTTATTCATCCACTTCTCCCTGATATTCTGAAATATCTTTCAGTATCTCTATCGTACTTCTGCACTCTCCGTTATCATCTCGTAAAGCAATCCCATACTTTTTCAATGTCTGTTCAAGTTCATCCAGATTGCTATGTGGATTACACAATGCAGCGATAATCCGATCTCTTATGTCTTTTGCCATTATTTGCCTTTCTTATCTTTCCGCTTACGTTACAATCCAAGTCACCATCAAAGTTATACGCTACGTTTTTGCATTTGTAACAATCACGGTTCTGGCTCCCATATTTAGGACAAACATAATAATCTTCCATATCTGCTTCCGCGATAGATGCCTTCGTTATGGCATAGATCGATAACCAACCAATGCCTAAGATTCCGGCGATAATAACTCCGCCAACGATTAGTACAGTTTTCATTTAAAACTTCCCTTTGTGTTCAATATAATAATCGTGCCACCAAGCAATTAACTCATCTGCTGTTCTTGGTGTGTAGTTTACATATTCCATCATACAGCCAACATTGATAATCTGACCTCGATTGTCATAGTCCTCTTTACGAGAATCAATGAGGTCTTGCACATATTCGCGGCGCTTCATTTCCTCGTTTGTCCGGTTATGAGTATGTCCGCAAAATTGCCAAACGTCTTTGTTGTAGCTCCCGCGATAGAACAGAATAGGATAATGGTCTAAGATGATACGTCTACCATTATCTTTTACTTCTTCCCTATCGCAGATTTTAATAAATCTCTTTTTGAGAGCCAACGTGGGACTTTTGAGATCGTGATTCCCTATGATTAGAACCTTATAACCATTCAGTTTGTCGAGAATACTGATCCATTCCCTTTCTAAGTCCCAACAAAAATCTCCGAGGATATAAACCTTATCATCTTTGGTTACACGCCCATTCCAATTTCTGATGATTGTTTCTTCCATTTCTTTTGTACTTGAAAAAGGACGCTTATCGAAATTAATAATGTTTGTGTGTCCAAAATGTAAATCTGCTATGTAATAATTAGTCATTGTTCACCTTCTTTTTGTTTCACCAAGCATCAAAAAATCTAACGCCCAAGTATTCGACAACGAAGTTTTGACTTTCGTGCCAGGAGCTTGAAGCATATGCAGGACAATACATAAACAATATTCTATGTGGAACTGCTAATCCGCCTGATCCAAAAATATAATCAACGGCATCATAACAGTTCTGATTTGGTGCAAGGGTAAACCCATAAACATCATATTGATAGGCGTGATAGACTTCTTCGACACTGCTGCCGCGAAGAATAACAGCATCTCTCAACGCCTGAGTTTGTAAACAGCACGCAGTATAGCCACCATCACCGAACTCTCCCATCACAATTTTCGCTGCTAATTCTCGATCATCATAGGACAATTGGATTGTTTGTGGGTGATATGTATAATCCGGATTTGCTATATCCAACATATATGATGAGCATTCGGATGGATCGTTTACAATTGATACTGTGGTTTCTGTTAGTGAATCGGTTTGCTTTTCTGTAGGTCTTTGAGTAGACACAGAGGTTGATACTTCTGTTTGCTCTGTCGGCTCCGTAGGTTTCGTAGTGACCTTTTCAGTTTCAGTTACAGATTCAGACGATCGGCTGGTTTCGATTCCCAATGTCATAGGTTCTATCCGCTTCTGCTCTGGCGTCACTTTTATGGAGAACAATGCAACTGAACAAATAGCAATAGATAACACAATAAAAACTAACAGAATAATTCCGATGATTTTAGCTATCGGATTTGCTTTCTCTTGCTTTTTCAGGTGTGTCATATTCATTCACATCTTTCTGATCTTTTTTATGGTTTTCTTTTTTAATCTTTTTCTGCGTATATGCTGTCAGTACGCCAATCACCTGTTCATTCTGTGAAATTGTCAATGATAGTTCGGAAACTTTGCTTCGTAATTCATCATTGTCGTTTTCTAAATGTACATTGCGAATTCTAATTGCTACCATATACGCGGTTACGAAAGCGAGAACCATAGAAAGAACCACAATGGCAATTATCATATTAGCCCTCCTTTTTGTTAGCCGCTTTTAATAATAGCGTTTTTGAATTAAACCCTGCGGCAGCTTTGTGACCGCCACCACCATACTTCGCCGCAACTTTTGATACGTCAATATTGTTTGACCGGAGAGAATAAGTCCATAACTCACCATCAAATGAGAATCCGATGAGTATATCGTATTGATCGGGATTTTCGATCACAAAATCATCAGAGCCGACCATCCCCATATTCAGAGCATAGCAATTTTTATAATCGTCAAAAACGGCAACAAATCCCTTCTTATCGCAGTAGTCTTTCATCATACTATTACGGTATTCCGTTATAACCCTGCCTTGATCTATCATTCTCTTGATGATCTTACGATCTCGCGGGAATAGCAAATCTTCTTCATACATCATTTTCCAAATTTCCTCGTCTGGTTCATTTGGATAAAGAGTAAAACCCTTTTGAAAGAATCTCGTATGATCTCCATATTCAAAAGTCCAAACATCATAATCAGCAATAAGTTTGGTGAAATACGGAGCTGATTCAACCATTTCCGGATCAAACTCTTTTGTGACTTCTCCGGTGTCTACATTAACCATACAAGCAAGGAAACAATACGTGAGCATACATCCAGCTATGCCGTTATATCTCAATCCTCTGATCTCCTTGTCATAATTCCTGTATTTTTCTATTGCGGAAATATGATGATCTATCCAAGTTACGTTCTCTGTAATGGTTAATAACTTGTCCATTTCGCTTGGCTCAATAGAATAATCAACAATATAGACTGATTCATCCTTGTGGATCATCTCGAATGGAAATGGAATGCCGTAGTCGATCTTAAATAGTTGGAATGGATATTTGCATTTATCGTGTATGCGGGCAATTTCTTTTACCCAATATCCAGCACATTTGCCGTCATTATCTGAATGATAAAAACAAATCATTTTGCCTCCTCCGTTTCTTTGTTTAATGATAGTTTTGCACGTAATTTTTCAGAGAAAGATTGCTTCCTCATATTTGCTTGTTTATATATAGCATAGTTTCTCAAAATTCTACGGAGCCATTTATCCTTATTTATCTCCCGGATAAATTCGCGCTTTACTTTTTCAGAAAACTTGTTGTCCATTATGCACCTTTCCTTTTGCAATGCCGACTTAAAAAGTCTTTGAGAAAAATATCGTATAGTTCGTGTGAAATCAGAATGTCGTCAAACATCGGCATTTCACCCTGACCAGCTTTTACTCGTTTCATAATATCTGTCATATTATCAATCGAAATAACAAATACACCAGAGAAATTATTGGTTTCATTCATAGCTTTGTATATCTCTCCCATTTCCCTTGGGCTACCGTCAGTCACAAATAAAAACAACTTCGATTGATCTTTGAGGTTTTGGTTGAGCAGGATTTTAGCCCAACCACTATTTAATGTATGCAGCATTCAATCAACCTCACTGTATTCTTACAATATCTTCATAATGGACATCGTACTTGCCGAACAGGTTCCCGATAAAATGATAGTGTCCACAATGCCATCTTTTGAAATCCAGTCCATAATCAAGAACCAATTTATCAAAATACTTTGTTATTCTATCTGTGCTATCAGGGTATCTCGTATTGATAACTGATTGTGGCAAACAATGTGTAATCACGTAATCAACCTTGAATCCAACTTTCCTTAGATTCTCGATCCCCCGATTCATTTCTGCGGAACTTGGTAATTCGTCCTTCCACCAAGAATAATGATTGATTCTGAGCATTTGACCGTATCTCGTCCGGAGATTATAATCACGCACTAATTCTCTAAGGCTTTCATAGTCCTTAACGTCCAAAATACCATCCTGAATATCGTGACTCTTGGCGCCACCGAAAGCAAAAAACTTTTCGCCATCGAAATCAAATACATAGCCACGCATAAGATGGTAGATGCTATCGTTTATTTTATGAGCTAAACCACCGTGAAAACTAACTCTTGGGAATTTCTTTAACCTATCGAAATTACTGTGGTTGCCATCTACAAACAAAGTGGTAAATGGCTTATCATCCAACCAATCAAGCCAATACTTTTCACTTGCAGATGAAACCAGATTATCCCAAATCCCACCAAAATCTCCACAGATAATCACATAGTCATCTTTCGTCATTTTGCTCTGGTCTGGAAATACCCTGGTTGAAAAACGCTTAAAATCTGCGTGAGTATCGCCGGTAATGTATATCATAATTTCTCCTTATAGTGAAAATGGGAGCAAATTTACATCTGCTCCCTATCCACCCACTTACTTAAATATTTAATTAGTTGTCCGAATTATCTTCCGAGGACTTCTCTCCCAAAACATCGGTCGCCTCGTCAGGAACATTGATCGGACACACATCCCCGAAAATATTCATCTGTTCGTCGCTGAATTTTCTCATTGCACGGAAGTATGCTTCCGTCTGGATTTCGATCTCTCTTTCCTTTTTCTTATTGGCGGCATTGATACGAGCAGCCTTCGCTTTCTCGGCTTGCTTCTTTGCATCAGCCTTGACCTTTTCTTTCAGTTCGTTTTCTGCCTTGATGCTCCGCTCTGTGATCTCGTTCTGCTTAATGGCGTGAGCAACCAACTTGTTGTAAAGTGCGTTGCCGTATCCCCCTGTCATCTTAGACAGGATTCTTTTCATCAGGCAGATCGTAACACCGTATTCATAGCAGTATGTATCGTTTCCGTTCAGAATCGCCTTTTCGACGGAGCCATCCACAAATAAGACTCTGATTACTCTGTCACCCAAAACATCAATCTTCTTGACGTTAGGAATAATGGCGCCTGTGTGAAGAATATTATCTCCGTACTTGTATGCGCACTTCACATTACCAAACTCAACAAACAGTTTTGTTTTGGTGTCGTCCTTAAAACCAGGGAACCGATCTCTTTTGCTACTCAGCGAATCCGAATGTGTACAAGTAGCATAAGCACTGATGTTATCACCACTCACTGTGGCAAATAGAGGCTGAGTCATAGATGCTCCCGGGATCGGACTACGAAGTAGTGTGCCTACATTCCCTATGTTGTCGAACTTCATATTGGATGTATCCATTTTTCTGCTATCCATTTTGTTTTTTCTCCTTATCTATATTTTCGCTTCTCTCTTTAAGCGATTGATATGCTTTTATTAAATCGTAGTGTATTTCTTCGTATTGAAGAATTATCATTGAAATTTCGTGTTTCTGTTCGGGCGTTCTTGCTTCGTTTAGTTTTTGTTGATATTGGTCAATCTTTTTGTTGATCTCGATTGCCTGTTCATAATACTGCTGCGCCCACTTTGCGTAGTCGATACCTGCCATTTTTGTTTATTCTCCGATGTATATAAGATTGTCTATGTAATTGCGACCTTCAGCCTTGAAAATGGGAATTTCGTTATCAATGACCCATTCGCTTCTGCCGGTATGTTCATCCACCTTCTTAACGCAACAACTACCTCGCTTGAACTGCGTCGGGTAGTTGTTCCAATTGATACCCTTTTCAAGCATCAGCATATCCTGGATTTCACTTGTGGATTTCTTATATAACTGTTTATCGGAGTAGTAAGCTCTACCGACCATTTGGATTGAATTGCGTGTAGCATCCTGCTGCCGCCAAAGAATGTTGTTACAAACTTCCTCTTTTGGTATGTTGAAGATTCTGGCGTCGAACATTGCGCCTTTTGATACGGCATTTTTAAGAGTAACAATGTATTTTAATTCTTCAACAGAATTATACGCGAGAGAGTAGACAATATTTCCGAATAAACGGTTAAATGCTACTGTAGCCATACTCGCGGCAATGCTTGCGCATTTTTGAATGTTATAATCGAACCAAGATGTAGTATCGAGGCTCTTATAATCCACCAAAACGAGAGTAATTTCATCTGATTGAGTATATCCGAGGACGCAGCCCTGAATATTCTTGCATAAATATTGCATAGTGCCTTGCATAGTTTTAGCAAGGACTTCATCAAATGGTCGTTTAAATCCACGTGTGAAAGAGTGAAAACACTTACCATCGATCCGAATGATCGCGGGCGTTCTGGTCGTGAGATGTGTTCTTGTTACGAACTCATACTTTTTCATTCTCACGTCAAATGAACTATACTTTTTCATTTTGGTTTCCTTTCTGTTTTAGGTGGGGGCGTTTTTCAGCTTTCGCCAATCGAGGAAACGCCCCAAAACTCTTACAACAACAACGCGAACAACTTGTGTAGAAAGCGCTATTCTTGCGCTCTCCTGGTTGCGGGAGCAGGACTCGAACCTGCGACCTTCAGGCAATGAACCTGACGAGCTGACCATCTGCTCCATCCCGCAATATTTAGTTGTGTTGTAAGGAATAGGTCAACATCACCTTACTGTATGGACTCTAACCATCTTATCTCCACTTCGGACAAACACCATTCCATATGCCCTTATGTTCTGGTACTATTCCTTGTCATCGGTCTATAGGTTTTCCTCCTCAACGGGCGAGGTGTCCGGCGCTCTCCGCAGGTCGTTGCTCACCTTTTGGGAACTGCACTTCCCTCACTACTTCGTGCAGAAAGTAGTTGGCAAAAGGTACACTTTTTCGTGTACCGTGGTGCTGGTGGTGGGACTCGAACCCACACGGTTTCCCGTAGCATTTTGAGTGCTATGCGTCTGCCAATTCCACCACACCAGCATATTTGGCACGCCGTCGAGGAATCGAACCCCGCACCTACAGATTAGAAATCTGCTGTTCTCTCCGGCTGAACTAACGGCGCAAATTACTTTTTTCTTGGAAAAAAATATCAGGAATCCTGCAATCGCAATCATCAGGACTATTACGATATATACGGTTGATCGATCTCCCGTTTGAGGCGATACAATACTTTGATTTCTGACAGGAACGGCTTTCTCATAAACGCCACTTTCAAAGGTAGCAATCGCTATAACATCTGATTTTGGGCGGATCGTGAAAACCAATTCATCGTAATTGCCTGAAATAATATCGTAGTCATCCGCTTTGATATTCCAAAACGCGAACTTCTCATCGGTTTCAACTGCTGTAAAAGTGCAAGTATAGCCGCTTTCAACTTCAATCTTATTCGTATCACAACTCGCTTGTCCCGAACCGAGAACAGAAGTTTCAACAGAGTAATAATTGATCGGTAGAGGACTCTGTTGGGCGTTTGCCGAAAATGCGGCTATACTACACACCGAAAATATAAACAAAACAATAGTAACAATCTTTTTCACGGTTTTCTCCTTAAATGATTCAAGCATCAACCGACCGCGACCAGTCCTACATTACGCCTAAACACTGTTAGTTGGTTTGCGTAGCCACTCCTGTACGATAACAATTTATCCACGCCTCAGACCAATCGAATATTTACTTTACAGTCAGTTGATGCCGTCACCACCGCAATCTTTCGCTCCTATTAAAGCCGTAAACTACACCCAATGCGTAATCATTGGTTAAGGTTAAATTGATTACTCGCTTGCGCTATTCATTTACTCGTTTACGCCACAATTAATGCTCGCTTATTACGTACCCCGATCTGACGTGTCGGTAGAGCCATAACGCCGGAATAAATGTCTGATAGGTGTCAGCACCGAATGGCTGTATATCATTTCAAACCAAACAGAGAGTGTCGCTTCTCATTTATCCAGATGTTGCCGAGTGCCTTCAGCAATAGGAGCAGCACCCACGCTCATTTGCTAACGAGGACTTTGCAAAACAAGGAAACCTTGTCCATATCTCATTACTAACCCTTGCCCCGCCTATTTTCGCAGCGAACAACATTCAATTTTATTTTTAGTGAACTTTCTCACGGTTGGGGCAGTATGAAAAACATATACGTCTTGACAATATAGGTTTTTCAGAACTGTTCCGCGTTTTCGGTATTCACTGTGACGGACGTTTCCGAACCGACCTAATGCGCGATTAGGATGTTGGCGACAGCCCCCGGACTCGAACCGGGACACCGCCTCTCGACGATTACTCGTAGTTTTCAAGACTACTCCCTTGCCAATTAGGGTTAGGCTGCCAGATTGCCGGTCTTTCCCGGCTGCCATCGAAGGAGCTTTTCAATGAAAACATAACCCATTGAATCACGAAAAGTTCCGACCATTAAGATCGGTGGTGCTTTGTACTGGATTTGAACCAATGTTACGCGATTATCGGTCGCGTGTACTAACCAAACTGTACTAACAAAGCGTGTTGTCGGTCTGTTCCCGACTGTCATTTCGTCTTTCCGAAAAGCCAAAACAGAAATGGGGTGTTAAATGATTGCTACTGCAATCCGGTCGGGGCGGCAGGACTCGAACCTGCGACACACGGCACCTCAAGCATAAACGTTAAAATTGCTGCAAGTGCCTATCAAGACACCTTTTTGTTTTTTACGTTGCTCTACCAACTGAGCTACGCCCCGAAATAAAAACAAGACACATTAAGGGAATCGAACCCTGATCGAGAATTTACAGATTCTTTATTAACCATAATGTTTAAGGTTGCTGTGTGTGTCTTATTGATTTCTTATAAAACAATACCCATTTGAATAAAGGGGTTTGAACCCTTTCACTTAACGCAAATAAACACGCCATCGCTTACCACTTTCGTAAAATTGCTGTGTGGGTATTATAAAATTCAAATTCACAAGACGCCTATTTGGATTTCAATTACAGGCAAAATCTAAATAATTAATTGCTGCGCGCGTCTTATTATCGTCGAATTACAAGACTCCATTAACATATTGTAAGATTGCTGCGAGAGCCTTGTTATATTCAAAAGACCAGACACTATTTAAGCCGGTTTGATTAAAAGTCAAATGCTGAATAAGATTGCTGCGTGTGTCTGAATGGTACTCCGAGATGGACTTGAACCAATCGTCAAACGATTATAAGTCGTCCGTTCTAACCTTTGAACTACCGGAGCGTACTTGGTAGTCGCACCCGGACTCGAACCGGGACTGAAGGGATTTTAAGTCCCGTGCCTCCTGCCTAATTGGGCTATGCGACCATTTGGCACGCCGAGAAGGACTTGAACCCTCACATTACGGTTCGTAGCCGTATGTTCTGCTCCACTTGGACTATCGGCGCATATATTGTGCCGTCTGTCCGGCTGCCAAGCGTCTTTTCCGCTTTGCCAAATCTTCACAGAAGGATGCACATTTCAATGCCTAAAAACAACAATGTAACTGTGCTGGTGCGGATGACAGGAATCGAACCTGCACGCTTTTCAGCATATGATCCTAAATCATAGGCGTCTGCCTGTTCCGCCACATCCGCATATATAATCCAAGACCTATCCGTTTTAACTTGGATTGGTTTTAGCCACAAGAAAAAGATAACGAAAACAGAAAGGAGGGAGCCATCTTGCGGCAAGGTTTTGTAATAATCAAGTTTTCTTTGATACTCCGAAGAATCCCGGAATGTTTCGTGGACTTCTTGTACAGTAATCCGTTACATCTCGTTTTAGTTTCGTGCCGCATTTCTCACAGAAGTGACCTTCTGATGTGTATTGTGAAATCGGCATTACGATCTCAACTGACTCATTGCACTTGGGGCATATGAACTTATATATCATTTTGCGTTATTTCTTGATTTCTGCGATTTTGTGTTGGTTAGTCATTCCGGAGAAATCGTAACCAACACACAACCGTTCTTTACTTTCTTAACCCTACAATTTAATTGTAGCAGATTATCTATATGATGTCAATACCCTTTTGCTTTATTTCTTGATTATTTTAGAGCTTCAAGCACGGGCTGATAGCGCTTGCCGGTGATTGTTTCGACCAGGTTCATATAGGGATCAGTTTGACCGCTCTGAATCATCTGCATAATACCGACAGAAAAGCCACTTACAAGAGTGACACCAAGATCGTTTTCCTTGATCGGAATAGTCTTAGTGCGAGAATTGACGTTCCAAAATACCAAACGAGGCATCTTATAACCACTTCTCTCGAATCTGCCGATAATGTTTCCCATCAGCGTCTTGTTAATAGAATAACCACGAGTAGCAGAATCGAACTCCATATCAGAGATAACGAGGATTGAGTTAGGAAGCTCATCCTGGGTAGCTCCGGACTGAATCGCAGTTTGCAGAACCATATCAAATACCTTTTCGAGATTTGTATTTGAGCAATCATCGTGTTGATAAGCGCAAGCCAACTTCGCGTGCAGACTCTTTTTAGTTGACAGATCAACAAACTGAGGTCTGGACGAAAATGTGATAAACTTGTCCTTATACTCTCCCGAACAGAACTGCGAACAGTAAATTCCGAGAGCGTTTGATACTTCGAGTGCGGTTACGCCACTCTTGGAATCTATGGTAGTTGTCATCGAACCTGATCCATCGACCACGACCATAACGTTTTCCAAGCCCTTTGATACAGGCAGAGCCTCCCAAAGTGCCTCCAAAGTATCATTAACACTTACCCTGTTGCCAAAGCGCCAATAGCCACCATTGGTGTACTTATGTACAATGTCGTGAGGGAACAGAGTAGAAGCATTAATCTTCGCCTCCCCCTTACTTAAAGCGCCGAGATATGCTCTACGACGTTCCTCGTCATTACGCAGGAATGCGTTGTTATAGATAAGGTTAGCCTTTGAGGGAACGGCAGCATAGTCAATCTCGCTCCACTCCTTCGCACTCATCTTTGATTCGACGATCTTTAGGTAGTTGCGGAGTTGCGACAGAGTGCGATTATAAACCTTAATGTCCATACCAAGAGCATCAGCCAGCTTGCGGGAAAGTCTGCGGGTTTTCTGGCTGGAAGTTCTCTCACTCGGCATCCACTTAGCGAGTAGCGAAATGGGTTTTCCGGCACGGCAACCTTCCTGATCCAGAGTGAGCTGATTCTTGATAATCTCGACAGCAGAAGTCCAAAGGCTGGTATCTGCGGTAGTGATGATGAGATCATCCCATCTTCCATATTCTGCGATCAGAGTAAGCAGTTTTGCCGCTGCTTCGGGATTTACGGCGATCAGGTGGTGGAACAGTACACGGAAAAGTCTACGCTCACCTAAACCGCCACGAACGTCACGGACAAAGAACATCCACATAATAGCAAGAACTTCGTTTTCGTCACGAGCCACATCAAAATCATTCTCGATTGAGATTGAGTTTGTCTTACGATAACTCGCTACGTTGAAGTTCATATCGAGTAGTTTCTTGCCGGTGGTGCTATATCCGATAGCTCCGTTCTCGGTCATTTTGAGGGAATTGATTTCCTCAATGTTCTTTTGAAGTGTTGCGAAGAATGACATAATTTCTCTCCTTTGTTTTTAGAATTTCAAGACGCATTAATGCACAATCGTGTAAACAAAAAAATAATGAAAAGTTGTGGTACATTCGTATCCACAGAAATTTAGTAGAAAAGCAGGAAATCAACGCATTGATCTCCGCCCCATATTTGATGATCTAATATGTAATATTGTTCTTTTAAGTTTTGTAATTTTGCCGTAGGCGTCTTATCAATGACATCATAAATAGTTGGGTCGAATGCGGGAGTTTAACCCGCCCTTCTGCGATTGCAGTGTGCAGCAATACACTTATTCGACTAAGTAACTTGCTGTTGATGTCTTATCATTCTATTATATCGTCCAGTTGGACGTTATAACCATATTTACAAGGCTCGTTATGACACTGCCTGATGCTCTCCCTGCTGAGCTACAATCGCCATACGGCGAACGATAGGACTCGAACCTATGACTCTCTGGTTTTCATATAAAATTGCTGTTAGAGCCTTATTTTCAACAATAAAATTGGTATTTGATTGTCATTTCATTTTCAAAAATCAAGACACTTTCGCGTACCCATTAGGGTTTGAGGGACTCGAACCCTCTGAAATTAACTTTCCATAGTTGATTTGTTATCCATATCGTAAAATTGCTGTAAGTGCCTTATGTGGTGCGCGTGATGGGAGTCGAACCCAACTAAGCACGATTAAAAGTCGTGTGCATAGCCGCTTTGCTACACGCGCATATATAGCGAGTACAAGGAGTCGAACCCTGTTTCCCCACCCGTTTCGGAGTAGCGCAATTCCGATATACTAACTCGCTTGGAGGGTGGTATAGGATTTGAACCTATCCTGAAAGTGCCACAAACTAACGTGCTACCGCTACACTAACCACCCATTTTATTCTCATTATCTTTTAATAATGTTTCCAAGAATTTAATTTCATTAATTACAAACTTAAAGAAATCATATAAACATATCTGTTGTTCTAACATTATTGAATCTTCACAAAACACACAGCATTGTGGTTGTGAATTGGTATAAACAACACGACCACAAGTATTACAAATATATTTTTTCATATAACTTCCAAAGTTTAATCATTCTGTATCTTCCGTTTGTGGCAAGAGCGCAAGGAATCGAACCCTGATTGAAATCTAAATCAAATATTTTGTTGGAACCTCAGATGTGAGATATACTCCATTCTCAGATAGAAAAAATTTATATCCATCTTTATACATATCCTGCGCTGCAATTGAGAGAACAACCGGATTTCCGTGTCTTTTCCCTACCATAATTGCAGTGCTATGATCCTTTGATAAATGCACATAAAGGCGTGACATTGGTTTGATTCCATTTTTATAAATAGAATCTAAAACATTGGAACTCGTTCCGTGAAAAAGTATTTCAGGAGGGTTGACCTCTTTGAGTTCCACTTCCACATTAACTGAATGACCTTGATTGGCTCGAATCATTGTTTTATCATTATTGAACGAATATCTATGTTTGCTGTCAGTGGCAACAATTTCTTCAAGGATAGACATATTTATTTCCGGAAACTTTATCTTTAATCCAGTAATCAATTCATTCACTTTAGCCCAACCGTGTGAATCAAGTTTAATATTTGCTACTTCCGGCTTGTGCCTTAATACAAGGCTTATAAAAATACTTACTTTTTTCAAATTCATAAGTTTTACCTATTCATCGTCCTTATATGGTTTCATACTTCCACAAAATTTTCATCCTTGACACTCGATCCAATTCATAAAATACTGAAAAAACATATCAGAAGTGATTTCCGGCGGTGTTTCGATTATACCATCGAGTTCAGTAAGATTGGTGCGGAACATCGGTAGGAACTTAACACAAGGAGATTGATCGCTTGTCCAACACCATTCAGCATTATTCCGGCAATGATTACACTGGTTGGATTGCTTTTTCTTATAATGACTAAATAAACTCATATCAATACTCCGTATCACAATATTCGCATTTATGTCCGTGAAGTGGAGCGCCGCAATTCTTACAATTTGTGGGAGTTATTTTCTTTTGTTTAACCTCATCCATTGTTCTAAACAAAAATCCATTATAACCGATGGCAGCATACTTATCTCTTAACATTTGTATTTGTTTACTCTTTGCTTCACATCTAAGTGCTTCAAGTTGAGAATTTCTCAATTTTAACGCTTCTTCACTTTTCCGAAACATCCGAACAATACTAAATACCGCATACACAACCAAAGAGATAGTTGCCAAAAAGAATAAAATAGTTATTACGTTTTGCATTATTCCACCTTGGCAGGGCAGCGAGGAATCGAACCCCGATAAGCAGTTTTGGAGGCTGCTGTTCTTCCACTGAACTACTGCCCTATGATCGGACGGTTTTAGAGTTGCCGCCCACAACTTTGAGATGATAATTTGAAGTTGTTTTATTAAGCTCGAAGAACTATGAGCCTGTGGTGACGGGTACGGGAATCGAACCCGTGTTACCACCGTGAAAGGGTGATGTCTTAGCCTCTCGACTAACCCGCCATAGATTGCCGTCTTTCCGGCTGTCAGTTTGCTGGCACAGACGGCTTTTCCATACATTTTGTGAATGATGCGTAGAGGAATTACCCTCTTGGTGGAGATGGCGGGAATTGAACCCGCGTCCAAAATTCATACTCAAATTAACTCTTTTTACGCAATAGACCGAATTTCGCCGAACGTCGCTCGGTCAAACGATGGGTAACATTATAACTTGCGATCATATATAATTGAATGTTCGTTATATGATGCAAGAGGTCGTCGGAAACCTGGGCTGCAAAGGTATTGCGCAAGTCCACCACTTGCTTTTTAGGAAAGCAAGAAAACCGGTGAGTAAAACTCCACTACCACTTGTCTTTAGGCTCAGACAAGAAACCATCATTCAATATTCGTCCGGCAAATTAACCGAATGATAGGTGTTTGCTGGAATCTGGATCAAGCCGCAGCTCTCTTAGAGAGAACAGCAACAAGAGCCGGATGTAAAGATACAACAGTATTGTCGTTTATTTTTGTTTTGCGCCGTGAGGTGGTCGCCAACCTGCGAAGTTAATTCTTTCAAAACCCTGTCGAAGCCTGTCATCCCCATATAATGGCGGAGCGGGTGGGACTCGAACCCACACGCCGGGAAACCCGACTACTCAGGGATTAGCAATCCCCTATCTTACCAATTAGGCTTACCGCTCCATATATAGCCCTGATAACCACCAAAACTTGAATAACCTTATTGTGATCGTGTGCTTTTTGTGTATCAGAGCTATTACTTTTGTTACCTTGGCTATTATTTCCGCGACGTTGCGCTGACGCCAGGCGGACTTAGGTTGCCATCCTAATCGTTTATACCCAATTCCGTTGCCAACTCGGAAAGGTTTTAATCAAAGATGCGAATCCCATCTTATCCGTTTGTCTGTATCGGGCTGAACGAATCAAAAAGCCCGCCGCTTCGGTTTAAGCAGTACCACACGCTATTTTCAGGTAAAGCGCACCCACCCCACCAGTGGTAAACACCAGCGCAAACAAACTATTTTGGCAACAGGCAGTTCGACCTTTGGCTCTCGTGGCGGGATTTGAACCCGCGTAATCCATCCGCCTAATATAGCGCTACTTATTAGGCTCCACGAGAATATATTGGCTGGGCTATCAGGACTCGAACCTAAACCAACAGAGTCAAAGTCTGTTGTGCTGCCATTACACCATAGCCCATTAAAAATGCGGCTCCGAGATTTAATCGTGTCCGACCGCCTTGTTTATTCTCGAAACTTAGGGACTAATCCGATTCGCACGGTGACTACACCTATTTATACTCCGTTGCTGACAATCTTTGGAGTTTTAGATCGAGCCATAGGAATTTCACCTATGGGAGCAACATCCGGATTTGGTCTGCGCAGCACCGTGCCGGAAAGCCTTTTGTTTAATCCTGTTGGCTTAAACAGTCTTTGTCTAATTGAATTTGTGTTGCTTTTTCATATTTCATATTTTTAAGAGATTTTCTTTTTGGGCGAGATATTGTGGGACTCGAACCCACATCTCCGCTTTACTTATCGCGGTATTTTACCTTTAAACTATCACTCTAATCTCTGCCACACTATTACCGCGTTGTACGGGCGCTTATGTAATAGTTTGTACGTTGTGGCATACTCAATATGGATTTATACTCACTACTCGACTTATGGAGCGGACAGCAGGATTTGAACCCGTACTCTCAGTTTGGAAAACTGATGTGCTAACCGTTAAACACTATGCCCGCAGGTTTGCGGGAAAATCTCTCGACCTTCCCGCGTGAAGAAAGGATGTTTAAAGAATTAATCAGCCAAATAATTAGGAGTTGTCTGTATTATCCGGCAAAGTGGGCTTTTCAGCCACATCTTCACCTGTCGTTGATACTCCAACAGGAGCATTAACAGTAGTTGCAAGGATTCCCTTTGCAGGATCAAGGACACTCGCCACCAAATCCCTTAACTCGGCGTTAAAGGGCTTGCCGTTAAGAGCCTCATTCTCCGCATTGAGAGTTCTCATAAGGCTGGGAATACTCGCCAGAGTATCAACCAAAACGTTACCTGAACCACCGGTCTGGCTACCGCCGATGTTGACAAACTCAGCCTTACTACCGACAGAACCCATCAGTTGCGCTGCCTTAGTTGCGACCTGAACTTTACCTTCGGTTTCGATCTTCAACTTCTCAATTTCAAAGTTGACCTTATCATTTGAAGCACGCGCTTCCGCAAGAGCCTGTTCACCTTCAGCCTGCGCCATCAACTTCTGCCTTTCAACTTCCGCCTCGGCAAGACCCTGCTGCTTGATTACTTCCGCCTCGGCAAGACCCATTTGACGGGCAACCTCGGCTTCGGCAAGACCCTTTTGACGTACCACATCAGCTTGTGCTTCACCCTTTTTCTTGGTAACTGCCGCATCAGCATCACCTTCGGTTCTGACTCTCTCAGCCTGAGCATTAGCCTGAATCTTTACAGCGCTGGCTTCATTTTCCGCAACCTTAACCTTTGCTTCCGAACTGATAGTCTGTACGTTAGCATCGGCTTCGGCTTCGATACGCTTCTTCTTCTTTTCTGACTCCGCTCTTGTGGCGATAACCTCCTGCTCCTTTTGAGCCGCCATATTAGCCTGTTCCTGCCTTACAACTTCAACACGACCTTCCTGCTGTGCGATTTCCTGCGCACGAATGGTCTTTTGCAGTTGTCCGGCAACAGCAGCGTCAGCATCAGCCTTGTCGGTTTCAGCTTTGTACTCAGCCATCTTTAACCTGTTATCTCTCGTCTTTTCAGCGATAGCAAGTTCGGACTGCAACTCGTTCTGAGATGCTTCCCTCTCGGACTCCGCGTTTTGGGTACGAATAGCCTGATCGACCTTTGCTTTCTTACTCTCGGCTTCACGGCGCTTATCCTGCATATCCAACTCAGCGATATTGTTGTAATAGCCATTGTTATCGTTAATATCCTGGATGTTCAGAGATACAAGCTCCATACCCATATTGAGCATTTCGTCTTTAATCAGGTCTTTGACTTTTGAAGCGAAGATCGCCTTTTCCTTCAGAACACCTTCGGGAGTCATTGCCGCAACTACATCACGGACGCCACCCATAAGTGTCATTCTGGTGTCTGAAATAATCGCTTCCTTACCTCGCTCCTTAAATGAAATGATCGCCTTCAGCAAATTGTCCATACTGCTAATATCCGGACGAATCTGTGCTGTCCAATTGATTTCAATGGGTACGGATGTCGAGGTCATAATCTCGTCGTTACTTGCGGTAACGGTCAGCATAGACAGATCGAAGTAATCATACTTGCGAAATACAGGGATTACGAAAGCACCACCTGAAATCTTGATTAGAGGTTTCTTACCCCCGGTCACGATCAGCGCCTTGTCAACGTCCGCAACCTTATACATCGTCTTAAATACGATTAGGAATAAAAGGATGGCAAAAACCACAACGCCAACCGGAATTAGGATAGGCAAAAACTGTTCCATTCAAATTCTCCTTTATTTTGTTTTATTTCTTGAATAGAAAATATTTTTAACCGCTCATTCGCGGCTCTTAACTACATTTATAATTGTAACAGATTGCTTTTCAAATGTCAATACATTTTGCTCTATTTCTTGAATTATTTTAGAATACATTGTGAAATCTAAAAGAAGGCATAGGCGCCATTTTGAATTGGTTTTTCTTATGTAAAAAGTCTATCTTCTTTTGCACCGCAGGATCATCACAAATACCGGTTCGGATATACTTATCCAGTACGGCATACGTGAATCCAAGGTTTTCCTCATCAGTCTTTCCACACAACCCATCTGTTGGTGCTTTTTCCATTAGATGTTCCTGTAATCCGAGAGCATACCCAATCTCGATAACTTCACTTTTTGTAAAATCTGCAATCGGAGCGAAATCGCCAACAGAGTCACCGTATCTGGTTGAATAGCCAATATAATCTTCCGAGAAATTGCAGGTATTCGCAACTCGACCATTCTTGCTCTGAGATACGGCGTATAACATCGCCATTCTGATTCTTGCCGGTAGGTTAGTTCTTGTCTGCTCGGAAATATCCATATGTGCGCTTTCCATAGCATTATACACACTATCGACGGCAGCACCAATATTCACCTTGTATTGACGGATTCGCAGTGAGTTCACCACAGTATGAGCATAATCAATATCATCTTGAACGTGGTTAGGCATCAGAACACCGATAACTCTACTTTCACCGAGAGCCTTTGTACAAAGAGCCGCAACAACCGTACTATCAATTCCACCGGAAATTCCGACGATAGCATTGTTGCCGTTTCCGTTCTTTTCAAACCAGCCTTTTATCCAGTCTATACACTTTGCGGCGGCAAAATGTCCAAATCCATATCTCTCCATACTAAAACTCTCCATTGTGAAGTTTATTACGAATATCACTTAAACTTTGCTCAACAAGCATTTTACCGTCACGGAAAACAGGAATAAGCAAATTGCACTTTTCGGATTCTTCAACATCACGGTTGATTCCGATCGTATCATTGAAGTGCATATAAGTAATATTCTTCCAAGAATATCCATCCCGATACGTCAATTCTCCATTCTCACCATAGAACACCTTGCAACAACCCTTTTGGGATGTTTTGAACCCACCATCTTTAGGGTCTTTGAAGATCGGCGTCGGTTCTCCATCAATTTCGCAATAGGTCGCCTTAATACAAGAGCTGAATGTATCGCGTGTAAACGGATTAAATACTCCATCTTCCTCGATACATTGGAACGAGAATGAGCCAACACCAAGGGCAACGTTTGAACAGGCGAATCCGTTATCTTCCAAGATGCTGTAAATCATAGCACAGCGTTGGATCGTGATAGAATCTCCGTAAATTGCCTTAACGTGTGGATCAAGAACCTTGTAACCTTTACTATTGATGGTTCCACCAAAGATTTCCCATAACTTGAAAACGGTATTCGTTACAACATCAACACAGTTGCCAGAATCGCCACGCATCAGCATACAGCCATTATGAGCGAGGATTTCAGACTTCAACTGCGGCAGGATATTATTAATTACATTCCAATAATCATAGGAATCCAATACAGCGGAGAATGAAGTGTTCGGATAGATTTCCGTCAAGAGTCTACGCAGCAGAGTAATTTCATCACCATCAACTGCAAAATTAGAACACATCACAGAATGTTCCGTACTCGGAGAACCGAATCCGACCGGCTCTTTCGTACAATCACAGTTATAATACTTTTCAAGATAAGGAATTGTCGGAACAGTAGCAGTATTAAGGAACGATAGCAGCCAACCCGCACCCGCCTTTGTTGCGGATTGCAAGCATTCCTCGCCTCGGAAATCAAATGCGCCTAACGCTCTGGCTCTCGAAATACTATCGTCACAAGTCTTATCATAATATCTGTTTACAATTTGGCGATATGTATACCCAACCGTAGCAGCGATCATCGGATGCCACATCTCAGCGGAAATCAATGATTCAAGCGACTGTGGAAGCCAAGCAAAGTCCTTATGTGTATTTGTGATACAAAACATCGGAACGTGCATCGGCACAAGCGTTCCTTCCGGCAAAGCCCACACTTCAATGGGAAGATAACCGAGTTTGTGTAACTTCTTGATCTTCTCAATGTTGTATGTATTCTCTCCAAGAGTAGCATCCATTACTCTCTTGTAATCGCTGATAACTTCTTCAAAAGGCTTGTTAAAAAACTCACGATTGAAATAATCAATCAAATATGTTTTGATAAAGCCCTGTAAGCCAAACATTACGACCTTATCCCACATTCTGATTCTGCTCATTCTCGGAGTGAAATATGATACCGATTTCGTGATCTTTTCCGGTAGCATTTCAGCGTGAACAGCCTTGTAATAATCAATCAGTAACATCGGATTTGTCATACGTCAAACACCTCGATCTTATTTGGCATCAACCCAATATCGTGAGCGTATTTCTGATCCCGCTTTGTGAAGATGCTATTCGTAGTATAGAGCTTTTCAATCAAATCTTCGTGAAGCAGTTCACCACGAAATACCGTGTTTTCACAATGAGTCACATAAAGATAGATTTTTCCAGCTCCAAGTTCCTTCAACTTCTTTGCGGAATGATAGAACGTGCCACCTCTACAACAAATATCATCAATAATAAGAACAATTTTATCCTCAATCTGTGATGTATCGCCTTGAACATAAAGACCCTTGATTTTCCCTGTTTTCCAATCTCGGTCTTTATCACCGTGCATATATGGAAAATTGACCATACCCATATAACGTTTCATAGCACCACCATCGGGAAAGAAAATCATAAATGAATCTTCATCTTCGATTTTATTTTCTATGATAGTATTTTCGATTGCTCTTTTGATTAAATGCGTCGGATCAATAACTTGTACCCTATCAAACAACGCGGAAGCCACATTTGAATGCGGGTCTAAGATAACCACCTTGCGGAATTTCAGAAAATTGATAAACTCCGCAAAATATTTGAGAGTGAAAACGTCGTTATCGTCCTTTACCCTATCCATTCGTGCATTCGGCACATAAGGCAGATAAAGAGATACATCGTATCCGAGATTCTGATAATGCTTTGTCAAGAATAACAACGCAGCCATTTCACCATCATTCTCGTAATACCACGAAATGGGAATAGCATTGTTTTCCCAGGATATTTCTGTAACTTCCGGCGTCAAATGCAACGTGCCATCCGGAAAATGATCGAGTTTTACTTCTTCATCAAAAATCTTAATCATTCTTTACCTCGTCAATCTGACAAGAACCCATAACCATCTTTGCAGCGTTATGAAGTTCGGGAGTCACACCCGCGCAGCAGGAGTAATCACAAGCGATCTGGATTTCAGGTGAAAACGCCTTAATCACAAGGGCATTACTGATTACACAAATATCAGTACACAGCCCGACGATTTCAACGTAATCAAATTTTTCGTTCTTGATGGTTTCAGCGAGTTTTACCGATCCGAATGTTTCCTTCATAAAAACACTCTGATCGTAACCGCCATTTGTGGCGTTCAGACGCTCACGAAAAGCTGCCTCAATTTCAGGATTAAGCTGCCAACCATCAGTATGGACGATGCAGTGCTTTACCGGCAGGTGCTTTCCCTCGTTACTGTCTAGGTAGGAATTGTCAAAATGACTGTCATATGTAACACATACATTACCATCAAAAGACCTAATCTTATTGATGACGCTGTTCACAATTGCCTTTGCTTCGGGAGTTCCAAGCGCACCGTCAATGAAATCATTTTGGCAATCTATAACCACAAGTAGTCTTTTCATACGTTCTCCTTAATTTTCCAGATTTACACCGAGCAGTTCTGCGTATTCATTCAGCAGAGCATTCACGGTAGGATCATTTTGTGCAGCCGCCTTGTAAAGCTGAATCTTGTTTCTGTTAGCGACAGCCTTATCAAGTTCCTCGGCTAACTCCTTGATTCTGGAGGCGCTATTCTGGCGATTGAGGTATCTCGTCATATCAACCTTGCAGACGATCTCGCTTGTGACTGGCGCACCATAGTAATGGATTTTGTCGGTAATCTTCATAACCTGACCGACGCTCATACCATTGGAATTGGCAAGAAGAACATAGTCCCCCACTTGTACGTCCTTGTCAAACAGAGCGAAATTGTAATGCTTTGTGTTGACTCCGTTGTAGTGCTGAATCTCTGCGATTCTGTAATTTCCTTGAATAGCCATTAGAAATTCTCCTTTGTTTTAATTTTCATTTTGCTTTATTTCTTGAATAGCCTGAAATAAGAGCCGCATTTCTGCGGCACTATTTCAATTTTGATCTAAATACATTTTCAAATAGTTCTTGACCTCTGCTGGGCTAATACTGTATGGAGCGACGCCAAATTCAACGGCATAGGACATCAACTCGGTAATATCATCACTGTTTCTTACCGACAAAATGAGTTCCCTTGCCCTCTCTTTACCGCACTTCTTCACAATATAATCATAGCAGCCAAGCCAAAAAATATTTTTATATGTTGTTTTCAAACCATAGCCATTCCTTATATACTCAGACAACAATTTATTCAAAGCAATGGCGATAACGGATTCCTCCCGATTATCGAAATCATCCTCTAATCTCGGTTCCACTACAAAATGTAGATAGCTGTTTCGCCAGCTTCGCATATAAACTGTTCGTCTTGCGGTTTGATACTCGGTAGCCTTATGATTTTTCTGCAATAATGAGATGATCCTACTACTTACCTTAACCGTTCGACCAGGCAAAGTAATTATTTCCGCACGCAGATTAATATCCTGTTCATTAAGATGGATTACTTCACCTAAGCTATTAAAACCACAGTAAAATAGTCCGGTAATGAGTTCAGTATAATCGGCGCGGTCATTCATACCATTCTTCCTCATATCGGCAAATATATTATCGAAATCCTGCCAAGTGACCGGCTTTGTCGATATTTCAAGAACACGCATAAAACCTTTCGTACCTTTTAATTCCGGCGATCTCAGCCAAATAATTATCGGCTCAACATTGAATGAGTACCATTCACAGATCGAAATAAGGCACGTTCTCACGTATTTATAGTCGGACATAATAATCTGAGCCTTTGCGTCTGGTTTAAGTGACTTTGTAAGCAGCGCCCGAATCAAATAAATAAACTCATCTTGATCCATATCGACCAACTCTTTGCCGATCGATCTTTCATACTCAAACAGAATAGGAATATCAACGAATTTCTTTACATTCGCAATACGACTCTGAGATAATCCGCTACCCTCATAAAATCCATCAATAATTTCTCTCGTGGACATTTTACCCATAACAACACCTCATTTATAATACGATTATAGCAATAACGATATATTTTGTCAAGAAATAAATCAAGAATGTAATAAGATTGGAAATTGCACGAGGATCGCATTTGTGATGTCAGTCAAAGTATCTTCATCCGTGATGGCTCCGATACATCTATCCAGACGTTCAATATTGATTGTTTGGATTTGTTCTACCAACATTGTACTCGGAGCATTCAAACCATATGCGTGATGATTCCAAAGCTCAACGTGTACCGGCAACTTCCGTTTGTGCATTCTCGATGTTATTGGAATGACATTCAACGTAGTGCTATATGTATTATTTTTGTCATTCGAGAGGATAAAAACAGGTCTATATCCACCCTGCACGCTACCCTCATTTGTGTTCAGGTAGCATAGCCAGATTTCACCGCAACGCGGATGATTAGTGCGCAGCATAATTCCGTACCACCCTTATGAAAGATATGTAAAAATCATAGGGTTGGAATGGTGCTACTGCCCTTTATGGTGTTGTTATGTTATGGAATTTAGTAGGGCTTACGTATCACCTCCAGCCCCTTTGGTTTCTGTAAAAAATCTGTATATCTCATTATACATTTCCAAATCGTTATGATTGTTGATCGAAATATTTTTCCTCTAATTCCGGCGGTGTCCGTGCTTTTCCGAGTTTCACGGCTTTTCCGTCAATTAGTTTATAGCAATAGTAATAATCTCTGATCTGCTTTGATGTGATATAGAAAGTTTCGCCGTCCGTTCTTGTGTATGTTACCCATAGGATTTCAGTTCTCGGAATCCCTGGGATTGATTTTAATTTTGCCATTTATTCCCTATGAAATAAGCGATATAAGAATCCGTGCTTTTTCTGATCCTCCATTTCAAGAGGTTCAACTTCCGAATCTTTTTTTGTATCGTAAAACTTTTTTCTGCGAATTTTCTCACGCTCTAAATATTCATTATAATCTTCGCTGCTTTTTGCATCATATTCACTCTTAACTTCATCATAATTGCTTTCAATTATAGTGATGATATCAGTATCAAGCAATTTAATAACAGTTGTTTCTCCGTTATTATCTGTTCCTTTAAATGCACCTTTCATATTAACGAAACTATCGTATTCTGTTCCACTAACTATGAAATTTAAGATCAAACATATTTCTCCACGTATAATTTTCGCTTTGAATTTGATAATTGTATCACTCCATACATATTTAGGAAAATATAATGAAGGATAATAAACTGAGTCGTAGCCCAACATTTTCATACACCTCGTTCATTGCAGCTATTCAATCAACGCAGATTTCAAATTGCGGATCGCTTTTTCGATTCGTTCTTTGCGCGTAACTTCTTCGTAAATATCATTATATCTTTGAGTTTTCGCAAACACATATACCGGATGAACAATACTACACCTTGTTATTACTCCATTAGCTCTAAATATATCAATCAAATTATGTGATTCAAGAGCCATTAGAGCATCCATCACTCTGAGTTTATCAATGGTTTCCAATTCGCTCATAATCTCTGCACGTGTCGCAGTGATATGTGTGGATAGGTAATCAAGTATTAATTTCGCAAATGGAATCTTGAAAACACACCGTAAATCAGATTCAAGATGTTTTCTTTTCATCATTGCAAAACTAATACTCTGTGCGAGGTCATATATTCCTCGGCGATAGCCTTGAATATAAGAGCCGTTTCGTTCGTGTATCTCTCCTTCATTGACTTTGAAAAGATTATCTTTTCCGATAACGTCCACTTTATCTTGTCGAATAATGGGCTTCGATTTATTAATGATGGTATTAACTAAATCAAGATTGTTTTCTATAATAGCATCCACCAGATCGGAAATAAAAATATGTTCACTTCCAAGCTCAAACAAAGCACGATCATTTTCACTCATTTTCATATACCTCTCTATTGTATTCCCTGCTCCTGATAAATTCGATCACGGTGTATTTTTCCGTTATACCTATCACAAATCTGTCAAAATTGATTCTTGACACTATGCCATCAAGTGAATCCATTATGTGCTTTTCAAACAATCTTGATGGAAATGTGATCTTGATCGTTTCTGTATATCTAACGTACAAAGGTGTCATTTGTTAGGATACTTCTGTCCATAGAGAACTTTACGCAGGGCTTATTATCTTCTACATCGTAATCCACCCGAATAGCATACGGACAATTATCACATCCATCTTCAAGTCCGCTACCCCCGGATTTAATATAGCCGATTTCCTTTGATTTCTCATCATTTAAAATCGGGCAGATAAATTCTAATGTATCAGCTCCCATCATTCTCGCTCCGCAAGTATGAAAATGATTGAAGTGATCGAATTTGATTTGACCGATGCCCCAAGGTCGTTGGCAATAGGTAGGGTATCTGTAAAAATCCGTTGCTGCCCTGATACACATCCGGATTCTATGAAAGAATCCGCTGATTTTGTATTTCACGTATTATTTGCTCACTCCTTCGACAAGGCTGAGAATTTCATTCATTGCATCCAAATGGATAGCAGGATCGGTGATCCCCGCATTTTCCGCTCCCATCTGATAAGCCATAGACAGAATATCTCTTAAATCTCCGATGTCCAGAGTAACCATAGGGTTGCCAGATTCGGATACGAACAGTTTTCCGTCCCTGATGTGAGTTGCATAGAAATCTCCAAAATCAGCGAAGTAACTGTTTACCTTGTCTTTTGTTAATCCAATATATCTCTTAGTCGTTTTTGTATCACTGTGATTATAGATAGTCTGCAAAAGCTCCATACTATCATAATCGTTTGGATGAAGGATACGGCTAATCTTACCAAATGTTTTTCTGGTGCTGTGTGTACCGATGTTGTATTCGATGCCAACACTAACGGCAGCACGCTTTAGAGCTTTTCTCCAACCGTCAGCAGAAATTACGTTACCCTTACCGGTTCCGCTCAACTGCAAAAATACGGGATTCTGATAGGCGTTATCAGCCGGATTACAATTCGTCTTTTCCAAATAAAGAGTTATGGCGTCACGGCAAGCCGAGTTGATAAGAGGATTCGCAAGTTTGTCTGTCTTTTCCTCGACGATTTCAAGCAGTTCATTCCGAAATGATCCGGTTGCCGGATTGAAAAAGTGTTCCCATCTCAGGCTCAAAGTATCGCCGATACGCCTTGCCATATTCAGAGAAATGACGAAAAGCAGATAGTGAAGCCACGCCTCATTCGCTGTGAAGTAGTCGATCATCTTCTTCAAATCTTCCACTTCAAACGGATAAACCTCTGATTTCTTGCCCTTTTTCTTATTCTGGACAATCCTCTTTGGTTTGCCGGACTTTGTGAGTTTCGGCGTATTCTCGTTTTTCGGTTCGACCGGCATTTCCGCGTAGAAAGTTTGACCTGGAAATAGCGGTGAAGTCACAATAACGGTATTGGTTTCCATTGTCTGTTTCATTGTTGGCTCCTCCTATATCTCTTTAGTCTTATTATATCACAAGTTTTCGAGAAAATCAACACTTTTCTTTATTTCTTGAATATATTTTTATGATTCCCAAAGTAATAGGATCACGAGCAGCAACCACATCCATTTGCCATCCTTAAAATAGATTGATAACACAGTTGCAGCAGCAATTACGACGCCTACCATAATAGTGTTATAAATCATTGGTTTCATTCCACTTCCTCAAAATCAATTATGTTCTGATATGCACTTACCAAAGGCAATCTATAACCAACCACTGTAAAATCATAAGATTTTCCAACCTTGATCCTGTTATAGAACGAGGATGAATTGAATTTTCCTCGCAGCGCCTCGTCTGAACACTTAAACTCATAGTATTCTCCGGTTTGCTCGTTCTCACAGAAAATAAGATAGTAACCCCCATCCTCTGTGGTTATTCTGGTCTTGTCCGTTACCGTTGCGGTATAGTGCGTGTCATTAAACGAAAACGATACCGATGCAATAATTCCGATTATGACCAAAATAATGATTATGACAAAAAATCCGCCTTTTAACATATTACTTTTCTTCATTTGAATTTCTCCATATATTTTTTAGTTGTATAATTACGTCCTTGATTTCATCAAAGATTTCCTCCGTAGTCCAGACCTTTCCAGCACGGCAAAGTGCAAGAGCTGGAAGGAAATCTCCATAATGAGCATAATCCCATCCGATCACGAACTGATTTCCGAAAACTTCCACTAAATGCGGGACGTTCTTCCGCGAAATCTCGCCCCTTAGATTCTCCATAAGCGTGATCCCGCCGTGACAGTTGATAAGAGAATAGATTAGTGTGCGGTTTCCACGTAGAGGATGTCCATCCGGTATTCCGACGTATGCCGAAGGATTCAAGCCATAATTGAAGATTGCGAATTTATAGCCTTCATATTCTCCACTTTCAACGAGCTGATTCATATGAAAAACAGTATAAACAATCTCATTCATATTTCACCTCATTGAATAAGTAAGGGACGCCACCTTGAAATGGATATATCGTGAACGATGTATCGCTCCATACCCTCATAGCGTGCTTGCTCGGCTCGTCCCGCTTAATCCGAACGCTATTTTTTCCGTCAAACATAGCGGAAATGTGCGGCGTCTGATCTCCATAATTCTGTATGATGTCGATCAAACTGAACAGATATGACTTTTCCGTGACTTTTACATCAAGAATAACCTGATATTTCAAGACAGAATTTCCGTCGAATGTCTTATATATTTCGCCGTTTCTATCCTCAAAATATTCAACTGCTTCATATCTGCCGGATTGTAATTCGTATTTATTCATATCAATATATCACTCTATAATAGAAATCGTGGCATTCTCTTTCATATTTGCCATTATCTCCGAGAATATCATCCAATGTGAACATATAGTCATTGTTGCTGTGCCTCGCCTTATATAACCAAGACTCAAAAAACATAAGCTCGTCCATAAAGCCCTTGTTTTGGAAAAGCCCACATACTTTGTGTAGCGTGTCGCTACAGGTATCATCGAGGTAAGGCGGGAATATGTCGATAAAATATCTTAGTTCATCGCAGAATGCGTCAAATGACCGACGATTCTTTCTATCGCATCTTTTCTCTATCTCGTACATAAGAGGAAGCACCAGTGCAAACTTTTCCGCATACACATTTTCCGCATACATACTATTCCCACCTCTATACATTTGCTTTCATTTTTTCTCCTATGTTGTGAATAGATAATTCTGAATTATTTGTAACGCTCCGTTTATTTCTTCCGGCTCATACATTAGAACAACATCTTTATGTGCTATTCCGTTTTTGACATAACCATCAGGATATTTATAAACCATATTCCCGATAATATAGATAGCATTCAGTAACTTATTAAATTCAGTTTCCGGCATATTAACCGCCTTTCACCTTTTCGGCTTTCTCTCGCGTCGCCTTTTTGCGGAATAACCTATCAGCCAACTTGTCAACGGCTGCGTCAACAATCTCCTGCTCGTGCTTTTCAAGAATGCCGTCGATGGCGTCTTTTACCATTTCGCGGACGGGAGATAAATCCTTTTCATCAAATTCAGTCGAATTGTAATATCTTCGCCCGTAGATAACTCGCTTTACCTCATAGGTGATTTTTTCCACAACCTGCTTTTCAACATTGGATTCGACCTCTTTTGCGATCCGCTGTTCGTCAACTCCGATTGTTACCGGTACACTAAATACTCCCATTATTTTCTCCTTTATTAGTATAAAAAACTGTCAAGAGTTTGCTTTTCTATATCATCATCAAGGATTAGCAACGGCAATTTTCTTTTTTTATAGAATTTAAGCATTTCTTTTGTAAATCTGTAATGCTTTTTAGCGGCTTTCAATTGTTCTAATGCTTTATCACATTCATGCTGATGATATGGGATATATTTAGCCAATTCATATCCCTCTATATATAATTGATCAATATATTTTGGCAATTTATAATGAGTAACAAGTTCTTCGTCTATCCGTCTGCCATTGATAAATTTAAGAACATATACCTCACCAGGATAAGCGTCTACCCAAAAAAATTGTTTTCTATCAGCCATTAGAGTTTCCCTTCTGCCGCTGCACCGAGCATTGCAAGAGTAGTCAGAACGTTCGGATTCTCGTAATCAAACAGAACGCGATTTTCCGTGTAATTTGGATCAAGTTCGGGAATCTGTTTCACCCAAGCGTCCCAATAAGCATTGCGCCGGATCGGGGCTTTTCCATTGTGATCCTTTTCCCATAAACCAACAAGCGCATTCCACTTGTTATTGAGTTCTCGGATAATTCCGCGAATAGCGTCATTCCGCTGCGCTTTCCGCTTCTTGATAAGTTCCTTTGATTCGGCGTTTAGCCCTTCAATGACTTTTCCGATTGACTGGATAAATTCATCCTCTGTCTGTGGATTTTCCGCAATCATCTGATTGTAGTAATCTTTTGCTTTCATTTCATTCTCCTATTTTGTTTTTCTTATTATATCTTATTTTAATGAATGGTATATATCCTATTTTACAAATATATACAACCCATCCAGGAGTCGTTTTATAAAAATCAGTAATAAATCTACTCTTTTTCTTCTTTGATTTTGATGTAACAAATGGTTTATCCAATTCTAAATTTTCCGCACAAACCCAATACTTATTGTTTTTATTCTTCTTTTTCATTAAAAATCTCTCTCATTTCCAATAGTATTGAATTATATAATCTGCGGTATTTCCATATATCCGACGCGAACATCGGAGTGTACCAAAACTCTTGGCTATCCTTTTCAACCGGAAATAACGCAGAATCTCCGATTATAGGATTCGTAAGAGTGTTTCCAACAACCACATAACCAGCACAACCGAGCAATGATAACTGAACATAACACATCATTGCCGCCGTTCTATCAACGTCCTGTGCCACGAATAATGCGTGATTCTGATAATTTACTTCGTGCTTTCTCATAATGTTAGCAGCGGCAATAAGTGTAGCTCCGGCGCCACAAGCACAATCGAAAACCGACACCCAACCTTGATGGCTGATGGTTTCTTCCAGACCGTCTATATTGATCTCTGCCATAAACTCGCACAAATGATAAGGAGTGAAGAATTGACCAACCCAATGGTTTCCGAGATTCAAATTCATAAACATATTGCCGAGAAAATCTTGTTCCGGATTTTCCGTCATAGCCTCGGTAAGAATTGCAAACATTTTTGCCGGTTTCTCAACTCCACCAAGCCGTTCAATACAACGCTCGTATTCTGCTTCTCGCTTTTCTCTGATCTTTTCGTTGTCCTCTACCCTATTTGCAAGTGCGATAGCCGACACCGTAATGAAGTCAGCCCATACCTGCCAATTACTCCGAGAATAACATAATTCCTCGAAAGTATTGATAAACTCCTTTTCAAGACTGTTTTTAGCAATAGGTTTCTTTGCCATATAACACCTCAAAAATCATAATGTCGAACTACGTGAGTCTGGCGGCGGGTATCGTTCTCCAATTCAAAGGAAAACCAAAAGCCCGCTTCATCGACGTGATCCAAATGGGCGTTCCTTATAATATTCCCGAACAGAAAATAAACAACATTAAAGAATGCCTTGTACGCTGCCGGTTTCCTTGCTTCCCAAGTTTTTCGGCGATCGGCTTGGATTTGATTCCTTAATTTCTCATTCTCCCGTTCAAGATACTCTATTCGCTCATAAAGTTCCGATTTAGTGGGCTTTTTCATAGTTTTAACCTCTATTTAATTGATTAAAAGGTGAGTTCCATATCCGTATTCGGATCGGTTTCTTCGATTTCCGTTTCAAATGCCTTGCACATCTCATCCTTTGTCGGGAGATCGTCAAGATTCCATTTCGCCACAAGAGCGACCGGATGCCAACCGTTATTCTTCTCGTATTCCGGCAACTGATTTTCCATATAGAAAAATCTTTCGTTTTCCGCCAACGGCGTCTTATTGAAGCCACAATAACCCTCAAATGTGTTATTATCCAGATCAATAATCCAAGCGTATTCGCAATCAAACTCCGCAGCGAATGATAGGCTGTTCCTCAACTTGATTTCATCGTCGGATTCTACAATCACCCGCAAAATTTCTCCGCCTGTATCTCTCGACAACTCCGGATATACCTTTTGCCAGGATTTCAGATCACCGGATTCGATTCTTGCATTGATAGCGTCAATGTCTGCCTGGGTGATCCATTGACAAGCACGGATTTTCCGTTCAAACTCCTTTCGGAATCCAACATCAGATAAACGCTTGCAAAATTCCAAACACGTTGCCCCCTGTCCATCGGGATAGCCATCCCATTGTCCATACTGCGCAACCTTATATTCTCCGTCGATGAAAACTGCGACCAAATTTCTTGTACCCATTCCGTCCATCCTTTCGATTAAAAAATCGGTTTATAAGTGTTGATGATTGGCTTGATGCCTTTTTCCTTGAAGTAGTCGATAATCACATCATACTGCTTCTTATCACAAGACAAGAATTTGGTATGCCTTGTGTAAACTCCGTTTTCTCCGTTCTCGGTATATTCCCACATCAGGCTTTCGGGATAATCCACCCAACCATCATAGATGAGAACATCACGATAAAAATATTTGGAATACAGCCCTCTCTTGCGCTCTGGCGTGAAGAACATATTAACGGCTTTGTCATACTGTGCATATGATCCATTCTTGAATCCGCTATATGTGACTTTTGATTTCGTTATCATTCCAAAATCGCCAATCTGAATAATCGTGATCTTCTGTCCCTGCCTAATCTTTGCCGTTTCAAACTGATGTTGAATGTCAATCGGCTCGGTAAGAATACGATAAAGGGCTTCTTTGATGGTAGGATTCTCGATAGCCTGGATAACACCAGCGTCAAACCGAAGATTCATCGATTCAATGCTTTCGATTAAATGCAAGCGGAACAGATCGAACGAAATTGATACGATGGTTTCCGGTGTGCAGTATTCATTGTTCACGAAAATCTCATCAATGACCGTCATCAGGTTGATCGCTGCGGCTTTGTTTGCTTCCGCTTCTTCATCGGCGATTCCCTTGTTTCCTTCGTAGTTATCCGCAACTTTGGATTCAGAATCGACCTCATAAGTGTATCTGGCGTAACTGAATCCTTCCGGATTGATGACCAATTTCAGTTCGTCGCCGCAATAAATGGCTACACACTTTGTATTGTACCATTCGACCGTTTCACGTTCTTCTGCGCTCATACGATTGAAATCCATCATTGTCTGGATTCTGTAATCGTCGGTAGCGCCGCCGCCCATCTGTTCAAGGAATGAGAAATCCGTGATAAGGTGCTGAATGAACAGATCATAAAGATGCTCGGAGAGATATACACGTCTTGCAACTCGACAATTCTCACGTTTGTGATCGGCGTAATAATCATCGTCTTTTTCACTGAGATTTGATACCTTGTTGGCTACCAAACGAACATTCATAACCCACATATCACAATCTTCCGATTTGTAACCAGCTTCGATCTCGGCGGCTTCTTCGGCTCTGCGCTTCTCGACGATCTCCGCCTCTCTACGCTCGATCTCCATCTGTTTCATTCTTTCCTGATACTCGCGTTCTTTACGTTCTGCTTCTGCCTTTTCAAACGCTGCCAGATCAATCCTGAACTGTTCGGAGATAGTATGCTCGGCGACGGTTTCATCGCGCTGCTCATATTCGTACTTATTTACGATATTGCTTATATGATAAGAACCATAGAAGTTAACATCAAAATAGTCAGAATAGTAATCAGAATTGTTATAGTTATAACTTTCTACAAATCTATAAACATATTCCGCGATAGCCTTAACCTCTACACTCTCACGATCCCAAGGGCTAGATTTCATCAGAACGTCAATAGAATTATAGTCTGATCTAACCGACCATTTGCACATCGGGAATCTGGATCGGATATGCTTCCGGATAATTGCGGCGATCTCTTTCGTATCATTGATATGATACTTCTCATAGTTATTTCCGATCTCGTCCGTTCTCGTCATCTGGAACAGATTATACTGTTCAGATTCCTTTTTGCTCTCCTTCTTGATTTCCTCGCAGTTTTCAAGGCTCCTGGCGAATGCCATTCTTTCCTCGGTCTGCTTCGCATACCACATTTTTTGCTTGCCGCTCCATCTAAATCCCAGCTCTTTCATCTGTGCCAGAACTTCGCTGCTCGGCTTGCTGTCGAATCTGATCTCGATCCCGTTTTTCTCGTTATTGATTGTAATTGTAGTCATATTCTGTTCCCCATTTCTTAATCGTGATTCTGTTTAATCTCACTATGGTTATTATACTACAAATCATTCAATTTGTCAATCACTTTGGACTATTTCTTGAATAATTTTTAATAAAAATGATGATGAAATCACCATTTTATCGTCATATTATTTTGCTAATTTCATAGCAGTATGATGGTACAAATGACCATCTGCACAACGGATAAAAACATCTTTATCCTCGACGGTAATTTCCGCTACGTGTTCCGGTCTGTATATCGGATTCTTGCCGCCTTGTTCGATGATGAAAACCTTATCATCCTTGTGCAGAGATTTTGCTTCTGAATACTTCATATTTTCGCCTCAATACACCCTGTAATCCTTGTAAATTTCTCCATTCGGATCAAGCGCTTTACATATTTTATATTTCCGATCTTCTCTTTGAATAATTATCTCATCATCAATTTTCATAAAATCATCTCTCAATCAAATTCAACTTGTTCAAATAACGCCATTTGCAAGGCGTCGATTTCTTCCGCCTGTTCTGAATTTTTGCAATACTCGAAAAGAGTATCACTATCATAATAGTCTTTTCCGTCGTCGATATACCAATCTTCCCATTCGCCTTCATCTTCGTTATACATCTGCAATCCGCCCGTATTAGCATAATCCGGCTTGATATTATTGTTATACTGAAAACAATCATACGCTGCCAAAATATCCAGGACTTTCTTGCCCTCTACCGGAGATTGAACAGGAATATAAAACGGCTTCATCGGCACTTGCGGAATCCACCATACCCGTAGTTTTTCCATAATATTACCTCATAACAATTTTATAATATCTTGACAATTCAAATGTCACATATTCATCATTGTCAAAATCATAGATAGTCAATAGATTAGAAGAAATTGCGCACTCCCGATCTGTATGATAAATAATCGGACTACTATTTTCATCGTAATACAATTCAATTATTGTAATCATATTGATTGCCTCTTGTATTCGTAATCTTCCACGCCGGTGATATACTTCTCATAATCTACCCGGATGAGCTTTTCGCCACCGACCGTCTGGACGCCACTACCGAATGCGATCCTGCCATTTGTGCCGACAAAGTTGATCGTCATATTTCCGTTGACCGCCATAATTTCGGCAAAACATCTTTCTGTTGGTTTCTTGCCATCTGCAAACATAAAGCCTTCATCCTCGGCTTGTTGCATAAAGCGTTCACCGATTGCCACATTTGCCAGATACACATATACCCTGCCATTTTTCTTGCTTAATTCTTTAATCGTTCTCATTGTATCAATCCTTTACAAAATAATGATAATAGAGTATGCAAGAAAAAAAATCCCATCGTCATCGACGGGATCAGCGTCCCATCGTTCAAGCATTACCACCTTGCACACATCATCAATTTTTCCATAAATTGACGGTTAATATGTAGGTTGGTGTATGGTCATCGGGCTTGTCCCTCGCATACTCTATATGGTACTTTTAATTATAGCCGGAGGATTCCGATCTGTCAAGCGTTATCTTTCATAAATTCTATCAGCTCATCACTATGATCTTTGCACTCATTGATTCTCATAGGCACTACTACGGTATGATATTCCTTGTTGTAGAAATGAATCATAGCCATAGAATTATTAAATGTTGCGACCTGGCAATCAGTAATGTCGGCATTGTCCTTAAATATCTTCAAAACTATTCCGACGTATTCAGGGTCAAGCATTCGCACGAATCCATCAGGAATATCCCCCTGATATGATAACTCATCCATTGTCCGGTATTTACTGTTGGAATAGCCGGAATACAGTTTGTCGCCGATCTTGTGGATAATCGTACCCATTCGGCAGCGTGTCGAATTACATTTCTCATACTGCGCCATTACATCATAAACTTCGGCAATATTTAGATAGAATCGAACATCTGCCTTCTTGGTGTTGTTGATAATATCCATATACCTCATAAATGATCCGTTGGATGTGTCAGGTAGTTTTACGGAATATTTGAAGTCCTTGCCCTGGAACGTTCCCCAATCCGCCTTATCGGTAATATAAACGTCGATTTCCTCATCAGCCTTGTAATTCGTGATTTTCTTGAAATTCGCAAGAAATCCGGTAGTTTTGCCCGGAATGAGCATTTGAAAATTCATCCGCTCAAATTTCCAATCAATATGACGGAGGATAAGTGTGAATCCGCTGATTGTGAGCATTGCCATATTTTCCGGATCAATGCAATAACACTGATATATGGGCTTCGCATTGTTTTCGGATAGACTCGGTGCAAGAGTCTGCATTGTATCGATTAGCTCACGTTTTCCAACTCTGAAGGCAATGCTGCCGGTGCTGGGCTTTTCCAAAAGCTGATCCGCGTCAGAATTGTACGTCCGGATTTCACTGCGCTTCTTATCCGTTGACGCCTTGAAATATTTGCCGTCAATCACTTCAATAGTAATAAATCCGTTGATTGATAACAGGGGCTTGACCTCGGATGTATCGACGATCGCAAAACCGCCTTCAATCACACGTGCAGAATCCACCGTGATGGTGAGAATCTCATCCAACTGCTGCGCCGAGAATGTGACCGTTCCGGCGTTCTGATCGGCTGTAATCACGATATAGAATAACTGTGATAAATGTCCGCCCTTCTTACCAGATACAACCATAACACGCTCCATAGCGGTCTGGAATGTCTTTGAATCAATAGTGAATTTCATTTGTTACTCCTTTTTATGCTCACATTTTCGCAAGGTGTGTACATCAGCAACCCCCTTAATGCGCTCGACCATAATATATCTCCGGTCTTTCCGTTACATTATATATATAACTTCCGCATTTAACTAAAAGGGCGTCCTGACCGTAATATTTTTCTTTCATTCCTCTGACGCTGCCTGACGCTGAAAAATTAGGGAAATTTTCAATATGCAAACGCCGACCTTCCGCGACCGGTAGATATTTAACCCTCACAATAATCAACCTCCATCAGTTGAAGAATCCACCTAATGCCAGAACGGTAATATCAATCGCCGCTCCGAGAATTGACAACCACGCACTATAATAACCGTCCTTCGGTTTTCCGTGATTTCCTATGGCAATCCCTGTTCCAACCAAAAGCATTCCGAGATAAATTATTTTCCAAATATTCATTATAGATTCTCCTTTTTATTGTTTTCCATTTCTCGATAGATTTCTTTATATCTCTTGTCCGTGAATACAGATACTCGCGGGCGGCGTCCGGAATTTGTAATTTCCACAACACTGCTGATGGCATAACCTTTCAAAGTGTCTTGTGCTACATATCGGAATAAATCATCCTTCGATTCACATTCCACCAATACCGATGACGCATAATGATAAGATATACAAAACAAATATCCTTTGATTTCCCGTGCCATTTTACTCTCCCATTTCGTGTTGACGTTTCAGGTATTCGGCATATCTTACAGCATTACAGCCGAAATACCAAGCGTTATTTGAATAATACTTGTATAACTCTGGATCATACTTTTTGAAGATTTCAAAACATTCTTCTCTGCTCATTTCTGCCATATTATCACCACAATTCCGATTCATCAAATACTTCGATTTGTATGACGTTCTTCTCTTTGTATCTCGCATTCAACCGATTATAAGCCTTGATTCGCTCAGCGATCTCGGTTTCGCTGCCGTAGAAGATATAACCCTCGCCAGATACTCGATAACCGCCATCAACTTTCATATATTTGATCGTTCCCTCGATCGGTTCAACTCTCATTTTGAAATATCCCTGCGGATTATCTTCACTCTTGAATACGTCATCCCAATCAAGAGAAGAATTATAATATCCCGACTTATTCAGCCTTTTTACAATGATCGTGCCTTTCATTTGTAACACCCCTTCTCCGCTCTGGTATCTTTTACTATGCCGCTACTTTCCGGCTCCTGATACTATCGATGTATTTGTCTACGATCCGATAAAGCTCCATAATGAACTCCTGGCATTCCTCCATATCCTCGTAAATATCTTTGATGTCATACGGTGCGCCATTTATGCCGTGTCCATCGGCTCCGATCCATAATGACGCTTCATAAGATACATCAAAATCCTGATAATAAGAAAGAATGTTCATAAGGAAATAATCAAGGCTGTTTTCTGTATCAATGCAGAAATGAAAATCCTGACCTGCCGAACTGTACTTGCTAAAGCCAATGATTGTTTCATCCTCATATTCAATAACAAAATCTGCCTTCTCGATCATCTTTGTTAATCTCTTTGATAACTTCATTTTTACAACCTCATTTCTATTTTGTTTTATTTCTTGTTTTGCTAATTATTTATAGGGCTGCCGCCCTAATCCGTTATCTATATTATATACTAAATAGTATGTTATGTCAACATTATTTTGCTTTATTTCTTGAATTAATTTTGTGAAATGCCATATCCTGCAAGTCAGTCATATCACTAACTGCAAGATATGACAATTCACATTAGCATATTATCTGTTTTTAATCCTCGTCCTCGTCATCTTCAAAATCATCTTCAAAGTCATCAATGGCTTCAATGATAACCATCAAAGTTTCCTTTGCTTCAAGGATAGCTCCATCCTCATAATCGTTCGCTGCCTGTCGGATCGCCTTCACAATCTTCTCGTCGGATAACTCTGCACCATTGTAATACTCGCTTACAATATTTTCATCCTCACGTTCAGCCCATACAATGTTGCCACTCTCGATGTTGGCAATAACCATTTCACGGATAGCCATTTCATCACCAGGATTGCAAGGTAAACCAGAATCATATGACGGGCTACCGTAGTCCTTATAAGCCGTGAAAATCTCGGCAAGTAAAGAATGCTCTCCATCCGATTCAAGCGGATTAAAGACGATATAAACGATCTTATTGTCCGTTTCCAGATCAATAATCATCGTGCTTGCAAATGTTGTCTTATACTCGTCAATAGGATCATAAGTATTCATAGTGTTCTCCTTTCAAACTGCCGTATCAACTTCAAAAACCACATAGGGTAATTGTGTTTCCGGATCGAATCTCGGATAGACGTACCGGATATTCATATCCATATAGTCGTCGTTCTTTAACGAAAATCTATCCGATATATCGCCTTTATAGATTTCGTGTTCTCTTTCATCTTCATCAAATCCGATGATGATAATGTGTCCCTGGATTTCAAATTGATCCATCAATTCTCCGATCGTCATCTTGTTATCTCCTTTGTGAATTTCTTGCCCGTTGCCGTAAATACTTCCGGCGTGCTGCCGGTGTTGGCAAATTCATCATATACTTTGTATCTTCGTGTGTCATCGGTGGATTGTTCGGTGTCAGTGCATTGAATATACCGATGACCACCCACACAATCAAGATGAGTAAAACAATTAACAAAGAAATTGTAATCACCTCCAGACTATAATACCCGATTTATTTCGGAATTTCAAGCATAATAATCAAATTCCGCTAAACCGCCGCTATCCTCAATGTACCGGATACAACCATCAACCGTGAACTCATTACCATACTCACGATCATCCGATTCTTCATAATCAAATGACGCAATAATGATATAAACCAGGTTTTCGATTGTTGTCTTGACTTCATAGCCTGTCGATTTAATATAATCAGCGATCCGATCACAATCGCATTTCTTTTCTTCCGGTGTGTCCGGCTCATATGTCCAGAATCCATATCTATCAACCATAATAGCCTCCTATCAATATTCCTCGTTTACAATCTGATCCAGATTTTCGATGACCTTGTTTGCGTCGATTCCGATGTCCATCCTGCCAAGTGCATATATCAGATCGGTCAAACTGTTATATGCTTTCCATCCGGCTTTTGTCATAGGATTATGATGAACTTCTCCATCGCTATCAACTCCGCTAACCGGTGGATTCTTATAGAATGGGCGCTTGACGTTAAAAAACTGCTGTAAAATTTCTTCCAACATAATCAAGCCACCTCATATAATCTTGTTCTCAACTCCGGCAACTTCTCAGCAATCGGTCTTTTGTCTTTCAACGCTGCGCATAACTCGGTGAATGGAAGAATGTCCAGAATCCGGCTGTACTGCTCAATCTCGGAATACATTTCAAACTGACGCTTGTATTCTTCCCTCATCTTGTCCGCTGCTGATTTAATCCTTGCCATATCATCGGCGGGAATATAATTCTCTGCAACATACAGCTTGATATTACCAGCCGGAGAAATGTGTGCAACCATCTTGTAATCGTTATTCTCCATTACCGCACGATTACATACTGTCAAACCATTTCCCAAATAGCCCATAAAAAGATCAAATTTCTTTGCCGTTTCCGGCTGTTCTTTCCCCTGTGTTTCGATAGAAATTATGTGGCAAATCTCATCGTTTCGGATGATTGACCAATTCATTTGCCATTTGTGTCCTTTATCGTCCGTTCCCGTCCAATGTCCGGTATCATCTTTGGTATAAACCATCTTGCCGATGGCGTTGCCCGCCATAATCTCACATTCGATTCTGATCGCATTTCTCGGTATCTTGTTTGCCATAATAAAGCTCCTTTTTTGATTGCTTTGTGATTTTGTTTTATTTCTTGAATAGATTTGTTTTAATAGGCGGATGACCGCCTATCTGATAGTATAAGTATATCACATACTAAAATGTATGTCAAGCGATTTCAGAAAAAAGTATGGAATGCGCGGATAAATTTTCCGAAAATTGATCCGGCGCCACAATACTATATAGACTGTAAAGGATATATAGTATTGTGTTTATTTATATACTTAACAATACTTCTAATATATATTATATACTCTATAAGAGCTGTTATTTCCACATCTGGAACACTTTGAACATATCCCTGAATAGCTCCGTTATGCTCTTGCCGGATTGCTTCTCACCCTCTATATAATCAATGATTTCGGCGTCACGATCCCGGCGTAGAGATATGGTATAGGTCTTGTAATTCTCTTTATTCCATTTGCGGCTTGCCTGATAATTCGTATTTTTGGCATATTCTCGCTGGTGTTCGTTCTTGTGCTGCCTTGCCTTATCTGAAATTCTTTGTGCCATCAAATCCCTCCTGTTGGATTTATTCTATCATATACTGTCGAATTATTCAACCTTATTCCGGATATAATTCCGTGTCAAGCAACACATATCCGATCGCTTGTAATACCGTGTCAGCTTCGTCTGGATCGATCCCGTTGTCTATCAAAACTTGCTCGGTGCGGATGATGTCATTGAGTGTAATTGTTACTTTAGTCTGTAAAACTGGATCGAACTCCGCTTTGAAATACCGGAGATTTCCAAGATCATCATAGCCTTTTAACCTGACATATTCCCTTGTAATCCTGTCAATTTGGAATTTGACATATAGATCCATTTTATTAAGGTTTGTAACCAGATCACGGACTGTTGCTGCGTCCTCTACGGCGTCCAAAATATCCATATCGGTATATTTATTTGAATCATAAAGAGAACTAAGAGATAAGGGTGTCCGGTCTTTCAAATATAATTTTGCATTTTTCATTGATTTAACCTCCTATACTGTATGGATTCTGTATTTGAGAATTGCCGCGCCTCTCACGGAATTGTCAATGACTTTTCCGTTATAGTTATAGCGCTTGCCTTTTATTGTGTCGCTGCCGTTCATCCAAGGGCAAGGGCAATGCCGGTAATAATCCTTCTGCAACCAAAACCAACCATCGCCGTATGGATTCCGGCGCTCATAGTCCTCTACAATGCGTCTTGCTTCATTCAAACATTTCTGTTCTTCCGGTGTCACTTCGCGCTCTCCGGCGTCGTAAATCGTCAAAGATTCTCCATCATAATCAATCAGTTTTGCACCTGTATTAAGCCTTAATTCACTTTCCTGCCCGTCTGCTGTCATCAACATAATGCCGACTGTATTGACCCTCTTGACCGTCCGGATTCCTCTACACCTCGGAGGAATTGCGTCGCTGGTTTTTCCGTACCGTTCGACCAATTCAAATTTGATTGCTCCGGCTGCTGCCCGTCTTTTCAAATCCGATAACGTATATCTCATTTTGATTCCTCCATCTTATTTCAAATATCAACTTCTAAATATCCCGTTTGCGCAAGCGTTTCATCATATGGTATATAAAAGCGGCAACATTTCACGCCTTCACCAATTTCGCCTGGATTTTCCTCTAAAAATTCTGGTGTATCTCGCCCATATCCACATTCAGTTTCTCTGATACAAAGATATGTTTCCGTAACCTGGTCTTTTTCCTCATCGGTTAAATCATCCCAATATAAACAATCTATACCGAACGCATCTTTATGAAATTGACGCCCTTTTGTTGTGTGCTTGTTCATATTGCACCTCAAATTTCCGCTAAATAGCCTAAATGATATTCCTTGACCTTGATCCCGCACTTCTTCATTACCGGGATAACCATATCCGTGAAAAAGCAAATGTAACATTTCTTGCAAGATGATAATTCATCATAGATATGCTCCAACTCACGAAAACCGGCGATAGAAAATCTCTTGTTTGGCATTTTGCCAGAATCATAAGCCTGTTCGATAATGTTCTTTAATTTCTTCATTATGATAGCCTCCTTCTAAATTCTTGTTAAAACCATCATAGGAATGATACCTTTAATAAGAATTTTGCCCGTATAGCCGATAGCTCAGCTTATGTAATTAAAACTTCTTCATATTGTCCTCCTTATACCTGCGCTGTGATCTTGTTGACCTTGCCTTTCATCTGGTGATGTACTGCGATGAAATACAAGATGATGAACTTGATTCCCTTGATGATCCAGGCGGGCGAATAAAATACCGCCGCTGCGATCCTGCCGACCACACAATTCCCATCGATGAAATGCTCCTTCATCTGCCTTGCGGAGAACTTCGCCGCCGTGAAGATGTTGATCGTGACGATGATAATGGTGATTGCTAACATTGAGATTGTTAATACCAGATTGTGCATTTTGATTTACCTCGATTCTGTTTTTTATTATTCCGCTTTTCGCGGTTATTGACTTGATTATGCTACGTCCCGGACGGCTGCGATCATTGCCGTGCGCTCGGTGTACTGTTCATATATTGCTTCGCCGTTGCTGAATACTCCAAGACACACGATTCTTTCAAATCCTCGCCGATCCAAACCGGCAAGCCATTTCTCAATCTTGCGCTTTTCGGCGTCCGCTGCTCTCAATACACGGCTCCGGCACATATCGAAATAATAGCGGGCGTCCTCATTGTCGATACAGTATTCCGATTCCTTGTCAAGATCAAATTGTGCGCTGTATTTTTCTTCAACAAAGAACTGAAAACCGAAATATCGTCCGGATTCAATCGTGATGTCGTGAAATGTAAGAGTATCCTGGATTTCCGATACAAGCGCCTCCGCCTGTTCGTACTCATCATCGAATAAGAATTGACAATCCAACTCGTATGCTGTTTCGTCGTATTCCTCGCCGGTTTCCGCTTCATATTCCGCTTTGGATTCCTCGTAACTCGGCATTCTGCAAACTCCGACGATCATCGGCATATCATATAACATTCTTTTGAAATTAGGCGCTCCCATTGTCGTATCTCCTTTTGCTTTATTTCTTGATTATGCTCTGAAAAATTCAGCCGTATAATCGGTGTCCTGGTATCTTGTTTCGATTGTGCCGACCTTGACGGCTCTGGTAATTTTATATCCGTGATGTGCTGCTGTTTTCTTTGCTCTGGATATACATCCGGGAGAATCAACCAAATTTCCGAAGATCAAAACCTCGTCGCCGCCGGTGCGCTTGCCGTAAACTCTCAAAGTGTTCATAATATCCTCCGTTTTGCTTTATTTCTTGAATTGTCCGCCGTGTTACCGTTGGATCAACTTACAAGTATATATTATCACATACTATTTAGTATGTCAAGCAAAATTGAAAATATTTTTATTACATCTTTGTAACTTTTGGCAATATCCGTTGTTAATAAAATCGGTGCTTTATTACTATTTGTATATTACTCTTTGTATAATCCAGGAAATTCTGCGATTAGCCGTCCGGTGTATTGCTGCGTCAACTCCGGTGATTCTCCGCCGTGATAAAATCCTTTTACCTCGGTTTTGAGATCGTCGCCGATCCTTGTATCCACCAGAATGAAGGTAATGTCGGTATCCGGTGCATATGTCGTATATACCTTATATTCCGCCATAAGGCGCTCACCTGTGCCGATTCCGCCGTGTGTTTCATACTCTGTTAAACTCGCATATATCGGCTGTAACGGGTGATTATGCTGATCCTCATATTCTCCCTTGATAACTCTCTCGAACTCGTCCAGGGCGTCCAGATCGTCCGAAAAGTACAAACTCTCGGCTTCTTCATTCGATTCATAATTCAGCTCGTAATGTAACATTGTTATTCTCCTTCCGGCTTGAATACCCATATAATAATGTCGTTATTGCTGCCGCTGTTAAAACTCTCAATCTTATATTCCGTTGTGTCGATCATTTCATAGATATGATCCGCTGTTCCCTCAACTATCGGATCGGCGTCTTGAATATCTCCGTCATCGTTCACATCGTAGATTTTGAACTCTTGATAACAGTCATTGCAAAGAGTCAAAAGATTATACAGTGTCATTGTCAATCCTCCTTGTTATTTCCGGTGATGTAGTCCAGAACTATCTTCTTGATTTTCTCCTGATCGTCAACACTGCCGGAATATCGTGTGATGAATATCAAATCCAAATACGGATCGACGGAAATATAAACCTCAACCGTTCCGATTTCAAACTCACAAGCGAACACATAATGCTCCGTTACATCCTGCGGTACAAAACGATACCCGTCCGCCCTTTTCGTGATGACTTTGGCAAATTCCGATTCATTATCGGTGATGATAGGGATCGAAATGTCCGCCTCTCCCGGTGCTGTGCTGCGTGTCACATTTTCAAAATCAAGTGTGATATTCATTCTGTTCAGTCCTCGCCTTCTCTGTTGAATACAAAATCAAATCGTTCAACATCATCGATGTAATTGTTATCCGGATTGTAAATTAAATACGTGAGAATTTCCGTGCCGTCCTCAATATTGAAATTGACGCATTTATAACTGATGTAATTATAATATGTGTCCGATGTATTGATGATCCTTCCGTCGCCGGTGCTTTTGTTTATAACCTTGCCGATGATCCGCTCAATGATAAGCGTGTCGCCTTCGGCTCGATGTTCCAGAATTTCCGGCGTCAACTCGTCCGGATTATAAACCTTGTATTTTTCCTCGATGTCAAGGACAAAATTGTATTCGATCGGCATATAACTGTAATTTGTAAAATCACATCCCGGCTGCGTGCTTTCCTCGACCGGCTCCGGCTCTGGCTCCGTCTGCTGCATTGCTTCCGACTTCGTGATCCCCTTAATATCCGCCGCACACATAACCACCATTGAAAATGCAAGGGCGATGAATGCGAATATCAAACAGATATAACCAAATGCATTGTGCTTTCTAATCATTGTGAAAACCTCCTAATTATTCCAACTCTTGCAAAACTCGATGATCGTTTCCGTTTTGTAATTTCTCTCGTTCAAATAGTTAATCAGATCGATGATGAATCCACCTTCATCATAATTTCCGGTGATTGTCATATAGTCCGCCATCCCGGATAGATAGGCGCTGCGCCTGTCCTCGATGATGTTCATCACTTTTCCGATGATAGCCTTCTGCGATCTGTTCATTTTCTTTTCCTCCCGATTTCTGCCCGGATTTCCGCCCGTGCTATATCGTCAAGCTCGTTGACGTGTACCTTCTCGCCCATATTCCACATCTTGACGGTGAATCCCTTTCTTGCCATTTCTCTCGCTACGGCTCCGCCGTCGGTCTGGATACCGGCATATCTTAATTCTCCGTTGTTGTATCGGATCACGACAAATACGTTATTCATTAAGCGATCCTCCGGCTGCCGGGGCTATGCTTATATAATGCCCTTTCCGCTTCTTCAAACGTATCGAATACGTAATTTCCGCCGCATACACTCTTTTTTGTTTTGGTATCGATCCCGTAACTGATCCCAAATTTCCGATTGCCGGGCGTCTGGTCTATCTTGTGGTATGTTGTGCGGCTTCTGCCGAACTGCTGATAATATGCTGTCATCGTATTTTCCTCCCTGTTACATCAAAAATGATCGGATTGCCCTGCTATATACTCGCTCGATCGAATTAGGCAAGATCGAATTAAATTCCTTACACATCGAACTCAACGCCTTCTCCGCTTCTCTGATCTTGTTGAACTTCTCGATGATTTCCATTGCCCGCTCTGCCGGATTTTCCACGTATGCCCCGCACTCTCCAAGGTGCAAATCGTCCGGCGTCGGTACTACGATTTTATTGTTCTCATCCAGAACTCGGAAATGACCGCCCTTCTGTTGGCTGTATGTGCCGTATATCGTGATTTTCCGATAGGCGAAAACTTTATCAGCAAATACATCAATGCCCTCACGGTGAAGAAATACACGGCATTCAATCTCGCTGTAAAGCTCGTCGGTGATTTTCTTGCTTGTGACTTTACCGTATGATTTTCCGGCGTACTTCTGTAATTTCTTGATGATATGCGGGAGAATATAAGCATATAGGCTCTGCCGGGCATTGTCCGAAAGAATAGAATTGATGATCTTCAATTCGTGCTGTTCCCGATATTCCGGGCTTGTATCTCGCTGCGAATACCTCATATTATCCAACTTTTCCGATAATACCTTGATTCGATCCTGATTTGCGGCTATGTTTTCCAGAATGGTATTGACGTTTTCCATTGTGTCCTCCTTAATATGTAATTCTCGCATTGTTTCTGAATGAATAAACCAGATTGTTAAGCACTCCGAAGATTCCGCCCTTGATTGCTCTCTTGACCTGCTGTGCGGCTTCTGCTCTTGTGATTCCATCGTACCACATCATAGCGGCGATATATTCCGATCGTCTGTATTTGGCTCTGTTCATTGTTTCCGCTCCCCCTCAATAGCCGTAATGGATAACTAATAATTCAGCCCATTCATCCGGCTGTAACGCCTTCAAGTATGCAAGTATCGGCGGAATTCTCCTGTAATGATCCCGCTGCTCGAACGCTTCAAGCCATCCGATGACGGTTTCGATCTTTGCGCCTTTGCACTTCTCGCCGTATCTGTCAATAGAAAGATTGATCTCAGCGCCACAATCGGGACAACAATCATCTGAAAAGATTTCAAAATCCAGATCGATGTTGAATATCTCGCTGAACATTTTTCCGTTGATCCTGTCATATCCCATTTTGCAAAGATCGAATTCAGCGATCTTGCTGCCGTAGATGTAAGGCGGTTTATTTTTCTTTTTGATTGATTTTCTGTTTACGATAAATAATCTGCTCTCATATCCCATTGTGATACCTCCGTTTTGTTTTGATTCTGTCCGGCGGGCGTCGATCCGTTTCCGCCGGATTCCGATTATCGAATTACATCAATCTTGTGTATGTCGGAATGCTGCCGACCTTTTCCAGATTCTCCGCCGTCCATTCCTCGGCGTATTCCTCGGCGTCATATTCTCCGCTGATCCTGCAAAGCGTCGCATACTTTTTGGAATTTTCCGGCTCTCCCATCTCGATCCGCTTGACCGGTACACTCGTGTACATTCCGCTCCCTGTCGGGCGAAGAAGGTTTACACACAATTCCGGAATGTATCTGCCGGTTTCAACTTTCCAGGTACAACCGTGAGCATTTGTCCGTTCCTCGTATTCTTTTGTGTACCAGAGGCGAAATTCAAGATAGATATTTTCCGTGATCTTGATCGTCCTTGTGAGCGTCTTTTCACTCCAGATTAAACAGTATTGTAAATCAAACTTGAATCCGCCCTTCGCCTGATTGTTCCATTTGATTGCCTGTTCTCTTGTGATTTTCATATTGATCCCCTTTTCCGTTTACTATTTCATTTTGCTTTATTTCTTGATTTGTTGTTATTGTTTGGCGGGATTTTCCGCTCCCGCCCGGCGGCTGCTGTTAATATCTATCTGCAAATGCTCCGATGACCGTGATCGTTGTGTCAATGTCGTGCTTTTCGTCATCATAGAAATTCCGCTTGATTTTGATAATTGCGGCTTTTGTCATAACCTTTCTTAATCCGTCAACTGATACCTCATTCTTTTCTATCCAGATCAACAACTCATTCGGCGTATTGAATCCAGGCTGCCGGAGAATTTCCGTCGCTCTATTGACCGCCTCCTGCTCCGTTAGGCTGCTTTTGGGATCAATCAACTTGTGATCCATTCCGGTAATATAATAGACTTTTGATGTTACTGTCATATCAATTCCTCCTTGCTTGAAAAACTCCGTTTTCTAAATTATAACCGATACTTTTTAGTATGTCAATACCTTTTTGCTTTATTTCTTGAAAATTATTTCAAGCGTATATTTTCCGATATTCCTCCATAGCTCCGATCGATTCGGCATATGCTCTCTGTGATTCTTCCGCTGCCTTCGGATCGCCGCCGTTCCGGTGTAACTCATTCCAAAAATGATCGATTATCATTTTTCGGCGTTTCTCCGATTCTCGGTGCTGTTTGTAATCATCCAGGTCATAAACCCGTGCGCTGTTCGTGTAATGATAGGATTCAAAATAGATGTTTTTCATCCGGCTGAGAAGGTGTATCATCCATCTGTATTCCTCGGTGTCCGGTGCTGCTATCATCACGCCGTCCGGTATTTCTCGGATTGTGTACCCGTTATTTTTTGCCATCCGGCTGATCTTGATATAAAATTTCTGATTCATAGCTTCCTCCTTAATAATCCATCATCATTTCTTGATGTGCTAATATTGCGCCTTCAAAATCCATATCATCATTATTACTTTTCGATTTGCTTTTCATATCGCCAGTGCAGATTCTCCCGTTTGTAATAGCCCAGCAATTATTACACAAACCATCACAGATTTGATTCTTCCAAGGGCATTTATTGCCGATATGTTCTCTGTTATATACTGAATACATTGTGATCCTCCTTCGGCGCCGGGCGTGCTGCGTGCCGTGTCCGGCGCTCTTGCTTTTCATTTATGCGATCATCGGGATCGGCTCTGATTCGATCGTGTCACATCCCCATCGTTCCTTCAGATCGTCCAGATTTTTATGTTTTGGATACTTGCTATAATGCACATAGTATTCGGGATGCCAATACCAGGCGCGTTTTTTCGATCCCCATTTGAATCCCAGATTTTTTAATACGTCCTTGTATGGATAGGTATTTCCGGTGATCCAGATGAATATACCAACCAGATCAATGGTGATATTCGGAATGTGAATAAGGGCGTTTATAATCTTTTGGAACTCCTCCGGGATTTCTACCTTCTCCGGCTCCGGCTTTTTCGTGTATGTCCCGCCGTCGCTGTTCCGGTGAATGTCACGGTATTTGTTAAAGGCTTTTTCATACTCGGCATTGATTTCCTTCATTGCCTGTTCGTTCTCGGCTCCGGGATGTAAATCCGGGTGATACTGAAAACACAATTTCCTGTATAGGCTTTTCACATCTTCAATGCACTTGCAATTTGTAAACCATTTCATTTTGATTCCTCCCATTCTTTTTCATAGCACCAGCATTCTACATCCGGCTGCTGTTCGATGTATTCAATCGCTTTTTTCAGTGAATGAAATTCTGTTACATACTCCGGAAATGCCCATCCGTGATATACTTTATAAACTGATTTTTTCTTTGCCATTTCGTGCCTCCGTCATCGTACCAGATCAAAACCTAATAGATGATTTACTGCTGCCGCCGTCATAATGTGGAACCGTCCCCGCCTTGCCATACCGGGCTGCCGGTACAATTCAACGCCATAAAAACGACACTGAGCTTGACTATAAAAGACTTGATATACCCGGCTATATGTCACTATATACCGATCGGATTCGTAAATATCCCGGACTTGTGATTCTGTCAATTCAACATTGCCGATTCTGCAAATATTCATCATCTTACTACCTCCTCCAGAAAACCATTTTTTGATAAACAATTTGCAAGGTACATTTCAAACGTGATCCCGCCGTATGTGTCCGGATCGTCGGCTTGCATTTCTGAAAATGATTCTTGCAAATCTGCATAGGTGTACAAAATACCATCTTCAATATCAATATAATATTTTGTCATTGTAATTGCCTCCCTTGCTATCACATAAAAGATATATCGGATTTGGTCACTTCAACCATTATCGACTCCTGATTCAGTGCATACTTGAGATCAAAAACCATCGCCGCTAATTTATTGTAGTGATCCCCCGCTGCATTCTGCATATCGGTATTATAATCATCCCGGAGATCGTCATCGGTTGCAATTTCAACACGGATTGAAGGCTCATTTACGATATTGCCGGTACTGCTCATCTTGTAATAGCCGTTACACTCGATCATAGTAAAAGCAAAAATTTTATATAAATTCAAGAGAATTTCGGATATAATGGTTTTTGCTTTATCGGTTGCAATAATCTGTTTTTCTGAATCTTTATCGAACAGTCCTATTGTTAATGTTGTTTTAGTCATCTTGAATACCTCCGATTCACTAATCATTTTGATTTATTTCTTGATTGCACCATTACAATATCACATACTTTTGAGTATGTCAAGCACTTTTTGAATGATTTTTGAAGATGTAACAATTTTGTTGCAATTTGCACAATTTGAGTTTGATTTGTTTGGATATAATAACAACGGATCACGGTGTTATAATGCTAAATTAGAATTATTATGACGTGATACCAGGTGATTTTTAATGCTAATATGGAATTATAAATCGCCGGGATGACTATATCCAGATTTATATACAGTCCAGTTTATTGTACTCTGTATTATTTTAGTCCTATTTATTGTACTTTGCAACATTTGTTATTTGATTGATTTTGATTGAATTTTGATTATTTGTGATTGAATTTGATTTAATATGATTGAAAAATTTTTAATCTTTGCCGGGTTTACTAGGCAAAAAATCGAAAAAAACGAAAACCAGATGATCGGCAAAAATCACCCGGATCGGCTGCCGGATCAGTGGTACCAGAATCATCCCGGTACCGGGTGAAAATAAAATGATTTTTTTATTGCAGATTTGTAATTCTGTTTTTTGCAATAGTACAGAATTATCATCTATTTTTGAACATTTGTTCTACTTCTACGAACAGATGTTCGATAGGGGGTAGGTTTACATTTAGAACAGATGTTCGATTCATATTATTGTTTTAATGAGCCTACCTCTACTCTCTCCCTAAAAATCAAATCCCTCATTTTGCTCAATTTCCGAACACCTCCCGACAGCTTCAACACACTTCTAAAACTGTTCAGAAATAGATACTTTTTATAGTAAAATATCATTTCCCGAAAGACTACTTTTCATCAAGTAAATGTTCAATTTCTGATACTCCATATCGTTTATTATCGAGCTACCGAAAATATACTTAAAATACCGCGATTTTCACAAGATTTTAATGCTCAAAAACAGAGCATATTTTTTTGTGATACTTATATCAAGGATCAGATATGAGCAGAAATATGATTATGGTGGTTTAGTCGAGGGAGCAAATAATCCCGTAATTTCATTCCGAAAATTTGGATTTTTGCTTCAAATCACACCCGAAATTACCTTGTTTTCACCTCAGATTTGATATGCTCCCTCTCCCCTTATACTATATACTTTATATACTATATAGTAATATAATACTGTAAAGTATATAGGATAAGGGTAAAGTATATAAATACTAATTAGTATTAGTGGGTTAAGTATATAATTACTATTAAGTATAAAGATGTATATAAGTTATTATCTTATATACTATTATAGTTATATACTATATATTACATCTATATGGTGTTTTGCATTGGATTTTGTTATGTTGGTGGTAAACAAATTTTTAACAAAATGTAAATTATTCAAGAAATAGAACAAAGTGTTGACATCATCGTTTTTATGCTCTACAATTTAATTAGAACGTTGAAAAACACATTCGTTTACGCCATTCCGCGAAAAATTATTATAAGGTGGTGAGTTTAATTCAGGACATCTACTCTATTCCCAAAGATTATACCGATAGTCAATGGCAAGCGGATTTTCGTATTCTGAAAGAACATAATGTTCCTTCTTCCCTTTCGCGTATTCCGCTTACTTCTGAGCGAGTATCTATTTATGAGGCGTATCACGGTATGACTCAATATCAGTGTTATTGCAGATTCATAAACGATATTCTTTCGGAAATCCGGAGAGGTGAGGTTGACTATTGTTACTTCATATATCAAATTGCGGAACTTTTGAAATATGAACCTAATCTTAAATCAGTGTGGGATCGTGAGTTCTGTTGTTTTAAGGTTTGGTTGTAAGGAGAATCTATGAGAAAACATACCGCTAAACGAAAACCAAATAAGATTTACATAGATGGTCAAGGGTTTGTTGTATCTGGAAAGCACTTTTATGTAGCGAAAAGAAACGCGGGCGCCAAGCTGGTTATCGCCGGTTTCGTGTACTTTGTTATTCTTATCATCATAATTGTTTTTCTTTTCAAGAGCTGCGGTACATTCACCAACATTGTCAATTCAACGCCTGATGAAAATGCGGTGATCTGGGACGGAGAGCAATTCATTTCAAATCCAAATGTAAATACCGCCACCGGTTCTTACATTCCCGGATTTAACGTCCTCAATCTTGTTTCAAATTCCAAACATCAAAAGGTTAATTTCTATAATCCAAAGGAAAATACTTGTCTATTCAAAATGTTGTTGTTTGTTGACAATAATCTTGTTTGGCGATCGGATTATATTAATCCTGGATATGGATTCTATGAGATTGATCTTATGAGGGAGTTTTCACCGCAAGAAACCACAGGTATATTGAAGGTTGAGTGTTACACCGCCGATCAACAGCGGTTGACCAAATCTGTAAATATAAGAATGGACGTTATTATCGTCTAAACTATCAAAAACTATAAAGCAAAGGAGGAGAGGGAACTTGAAGAAAATTATTTCCCTTGTTCTTGCCGTAACCTTGTTCGTTGCTGTTGGCATTGTTACGGCTAATGCGGATGTAACATCTCTTGACGACACAAATTCATCCGCATATTCAACAGTCACTTTTACGCAGCCAAGTACATACTGTATCTTTATCCCGGACGTTATTGACCTTGACTCTCAATTTTGTATTTCAGGTACGGTTAATATTATGGACTACGAGAAGTTATGCGTTACGATAACAAATCTTGATGAGAATAACGCACTGACTTTCACGCACCAGGATGGGGTTACTACATTGAAGCGTGCTATTACTTCATATCTGGACACAGAATATAGTATTACGCTGCAAGACCTTGGGCTGCCGAGCAATTGTGTTGGATATTTTCAAAAAGGTGATTATATGTCAGAGGTTGTTTTCGGACTTGCTGACGAGTACACCGAACTAACAACAGTATCCGGACTTGGCGAACCGCCCGCCGGAGCGTACTACTCGACGATCGAATTTGAAGTTACAATGCAGGGCAACTAAGATAGGATCATCACCATTTGGAACAGAAAAGTTGCCATCGTCTTGTCTACAAAATCGACAGTTCGGTGTTAAAGAGGGCGAATTGGAAGCTCAACCTGCCACTTCAAACCGCTATGAGAACTTGCCCCGATGTTATTGTTGCTCTGAATGACAGTCAGTGCCTCAGATTCATTGACGAGATTAACAATGTCATAGATGTAAGCAATAAAGTTCGAGCTATCCAACATAAAATCAAAAAATTAAAAAAGAGAACCAAGAGCAGAGAAAACCTAAAACTAATCAATTGCTATTATGAAACTCTCTATGAGTTACAATTCCAACGAGATTACGTTAGCGTGGTTATGAGCAGTAAAGAAGATTATGACCGCGCCAATCAGGGATTCTCTATTAACTATGGTTTAATTAACGGCAAAGAATGTATAGTTCATTATCGTAGGTTTTTAGGAACGAATGGCGGTATTAAAAAATCTACCATTGTCTATGTCAACGAACAGATTTATCCTGAGCTGAAACGTCGATTGGACAATGGTAGAAATTTGGAGTGCGAATTTGTTCCCGCAAAATTAGAAGCCTACCAAGGATTGATATGCTCTGGCTCGATTCCTCTCCCCTCTCCGCGTGGCGTAGTTGTTGTAAAAGACTGCATCACACATTTTAAGGAAGATGTGATCTTAATCGACGATAGTGGTGAGGGCGAGCCGAAACTTACATATGAGGATGGTTATGAGATAGAACATAACGACTCTGATGGATATGGGTTGATGTCGCCGGAATACTCACGAATCGTAAACCAATATCTGAGTGGTGTGGACAAACCTATTGCCGGGATGAATGTCCGTTCCGCATTTACCAAGGGTATGCTTTACACGTTTGATTTCATTGAGTTTGCCGAACAAGTAGCGCATACTTTTGAGATCACTGATATTTGGGGAGAGCGGCACGATATTCGAGGCATTGATGTTATTCTGACAGAATCGATGCTCAAACTTTGGTCGAGTTATGATAGTTGGGATGATTATTACGAGAATTGCCGTAGGAATCACTATCATCTTTCTGCTACGAAAACTACACCTGATGAACTTGAAGCCGTGCGAGATACTAATTATCAGTTCTTGCAATCGTATGAGTTCACAGACGAGGAACTATATAATCTTTGCTTGCCGACCATTAAAGAGATAAAAGATGTAATAGGATTGGATTACCGCAAGAGTCTTGCATTTTTGGCGGGATTCGGTCTTACAGAGGAAACCGCTTTCAGTAATAGCCTTAATTCATACATCAAGGCTCTAATGGTTGAACCAAAACTTATTAATGACCCATTTATTCGCAAAAAAATCTATCATATGATTCGTAAGCGAATAGAAATGGGTGAGCGTGGTGCAATCCGTATCAACGCTAATTTCGCTATGATTAGTGGCGATCCTTACGCTTTGTGTCAATCAATTTTCAATTTGCCCGTTACGGGTTTATTAAAAGCCGGAGAGGTCTATCACAAATATTGGATCGATAAAGGTTCAAAGGAAATTGCGTGCTTCCGCGCACCGATGACCTGTCATAATAATATCAGACGAATGAAACTGTCTGATTCTTCGGACGCCGCATATTGGTATCGTTACATCGATACAGCTCTTATCTATAACGCTTGGGATAGCTCTTGTGAAGCTATGAACGGCGCCGATAAGGACGGCGACACAAATATGTGTACTGACGATCCGATTATTGTTCAGAATACTAAGCCGTTGCGAACAATTATTTGTTTGCAAAAGAATGCTGCTAAGATAATTCCAGATGAGGCGTCAATCGTCGAATCTAATAAATTAGCTTTCAATGACGAGATCGGAGAAGTAACCAATAGAGTTACAAGTATGATTTGTATTGCCGATGGATTTCCAAAGGATTCTGAGGAATACAAAATCTTGCAATACCGTATTATGTGCGGTCAGTTATTTCAGCAGAATACCATCGATCGAGCAAAAGGTATCATATCCAAGTCTATGCCGACGAGTTGGTATTCTTTGAGGGATAATCACGTTGAGGATAACGATGACGAGTCTGTTGCGGAAGAAAAGAAACTAAATCAAAGAATTGCGGCATATCGCAAGCCATACTTTATGACGTATGTTTATCCGAAATTAAGATCGGAGAACAATACCTATATAAAGAACAGTTCTTTTGGCGCAATTCGTAGATTTAATAAATACGGAATCAATAGTATTGGAGATTTGATAGACTATCCCGATCCTACGCCGGAGATGGTTGACTTTATTGACTATTACAATAAACTGACTCCTGTTGATAATAACAGATGTGTAGTGAATCGTATTTCGTGGCTGTTTGAGGATGAATTTAAGACGTTCATATCAAACTACTCAAAATTGGTCAGAGAATCCGGATTAAATGTTTTTGATTATAGGATGCTGAAATCCGGCGTCGAGTATAGCCAATTCCAATACAATAAGATCAGTGATATTTATAAGGAATATCAACTTAGGATAAAAGAATATCAAAGAGAACTTCGTACAAAGAAGATAGAGAAGTTTGAAAATATCGAACAGCATATGATTCTCGTAGATTTCTTCAAGCGTCAATGTGCAGAGATTTGTCCTAACGAGCGGGAATTATGTGATATTCTTTTGGATATGTGTTATAAAGCGGAGAACTCAAAGCAGTTCGTATGGGATATGTGCGGAGATGCTATTATCGAGAATCTGTTAGATAAGCACAAGAGAAAAATAACATATCCGCAATTAGTTACCGATGATGGTGACTTTGAATATTGTGGCAAACAATTCAAAATGTGCGAAATGCGAATCGAGGTGATTAACGAATGATTATCTTGAATGAGCTTGAATGTGCCGAGAATTGTTTGAAGAACGGAATACTTGAAAATGATCCATATTTAACACTATCTATTTTAGCAAAATACTATTACCACCACTTGGGCTATCGCAAAAAGAAGATCGCACGGTTGCTGATCGAGTTTTTGTCAAAATTCTATTCAAGATATGAAATGAACGAAATGTCTTGGGAGGCGAGTGCCGAAAAACTGGCGGCTAACGCCGGTAAGTATCCATTGTTTGAAATCGTTGGTGTTAAAATATCAAAAGCAGAGATGCAAACCATAACCGATCTGAATAATAAGGTTTTGGAACGTCTTGCATTTACAATGCTTTGTTTAGCCAAACTCGCCAATATCAAGAATCCAGAAAATAACGGTTGGGTTAATGCTGAATCAAAAGATATTTTTAAGTATGCGAGAATATCATCAACAATAATTGAGAGAGAGAAGAAAATCGGAAAACTCTGGCAGTTGGGGTTATTGGAGTTTTCAAAGAGAAATGATAATCTGAATTGTAGGGTCACATTTATTTCTGACGAGGATGAGGAAGTTCTATTCATATCAGACTTTCGTGAGCTGGGGTATGAATATTTACTATATAAGGGAGAAAATTTCATTCGTTGTGCCGAATGCGGCATTTTGACTCGCGGCAATAAGGCTGGCACGAAAAAGTATTGTAAAGACTGTGCTGCTTATACACCACAGGAAACCAAAACGGTTGTTTGTGTAGATTGCGGTAAAGAATTCAAAGTTGACTCGAAAAACAATCACACTTGTCGTTGTACACAATGTCAAAGCAAAAGAAATCTTGAATTAAATCGTATTTCTTCACGGAATCGTATGAAAAAATACAGATCAGCGCAAGAATAACGCTTATGTTACGGTTATCAATTTTGAGATAAAAGAAAAAAGAAAAACACAATATATAGTAAAAGTCCACTGTTTAAGCCATTTTTGAGCCACTATATATTGTGTATAAAAATTTTCAAAATTTCGTTAAATGAAGGGAATATACCCTTTACTCTCATTTCTTTACTTTCTCTTTCTCTTGAAGCACCAGCTCGGCAATAGTTGGGCTGGTGCAAATCCCCTTACTTATGATAATTAGGGAGCGTGGTCAAGAGGGTCAAGACACCGCCCTTTCAAGGCGGTAACGCTGGGTTCAAATCCCGCCGCTCCTACCAGATATAAGCGGATATGGTGTTCAACGGTTAGCACGTTGGCTTGCCAAGTCAAAAGTACGAGTTCAAATCTCGTTATTCGCTCCATATAAGACACGCACAGCAATTTATTTAGAACAATTTTGCAGTTTAAAATTATTCGAGGGTGTCTTGATTTTTATTGCGGGATGGAGCAGATGGTCAGCTCGACTGCCTCATAAGCAGTAGGTCGTGGGTTCGAGTCCCACTCCCGCAACCAATTCATAATAGTTTAATCAATATGGGAGAATCGTATAGCGGCAATTACGGCAGACTGTAAATCTGTTCCCGCAAGGGTTCGATGGTTCGAGTCCATCTTCTCCCACCATATGCTTGTGTAGCTTACGAGGTCGGAGCATCGGTCTGAAAAACCGAAGGATGGTGGTTCGATACCACCCGCAAGCACCAATATGGTTCCGTAGTTCAATCGGTTAAAACATAGCCCTGTCACGGCTAAGTTGAGAGTTCGATCCTCTCCGGAATCGCCATTCGTAGGTGTAAGTCAACGGTAGACGGCTTGCTTTGGGAGCAAGTAGCTGGGGGTTCGAGTCCTCTCACCTGCACCAAACAGAGTTCGGCACGCCTCTTGAAAATGCGTACCACGCCGAGCCATATATTCCAGCGTAGTTCAGTTGGTAGAACGCCTGACTGTTAATCAGGATGCCGAAAGGAATCGCGTGTTCGAGTCACGCCGCTGGAGCCATATGTAGTAGAGGGTATGTTTTTGCGTGAGCATAGAAGATGAAAGCCCTTCCCTGTAGGATGCGTCCGAAGGGGGCTTCACGGCGGTAGGAGAATGACCGCTATATGGGGGATTAGTTCAGTTGGGAGAACACCTGCTTTGCAAGCAGGGGGTCAGCGGTTCGAGTCCGCTATCCTCCACCATTGGTATGAAACAGGACAAGGAGTAGCTACCCTTCTTGATGCTGCTACGTCAAGATTACTGTTTTGTACTATCAATAAACAAATTTTAGCAGAAAGGAGTTTATATTATGATAGGCATTTATAAATTTACCAACAAAATCACAGGAGAATCTTATATCGGGCAGAGCAGAGATATACACAAGCGGTACATCCAACATAAATGTAGGCACGAAAAACGATTACGTGAAAACGCTCCGGTAGAAGATACATATTTTCATTCAATGTTAAATCACTATGGATTTTGGAATTTTGATTTTGAGATTATCGAAGAATGTAACATAGATGAATTGAATGAGAAAGAAATCTATTATATTAAGGCATTTAATACGCTTTATCCAAACGGTTATAACAAAGATAAGGGTGGTAATAATCCGCATCCAATGAAATTTGATTCTTACGATACAGTAGAAGAAGTTATCAAATTGCTACAAACATCAAAAATGTCAAATATAGAAATAGGCAAGATTTATGGTGTATCGGATCAAACTATTTCTGACATTAATAATGGCAGAATATGGCGAAAAGATGAAATTTCATATCCTATTCGTAACACACATAAAATCGAAGGTGAAACAAGAAGAAAAGCGAAAAAAATTAAGTATTATTGTTCTATGTGTGGTAAAGAATTAAGTGGTAAACGTAAAACAGGGTTATGTGCGGATTGCTGTGAAATCACTTATATACATCATTGTTCTATTCCTCCGAAAGATGTGTTATATGAATTATTATTAAAAGAAACATTCGTGAAAGTTGCTAAGATATATAATGTTTCAGATAATGCGGTTAGAAAATGGTGTGATAAATATAATATACCGCGACATTCCTCATATTATAGAAATGTTGCTTAATGCCCGAAAGGGCTTTATGCTGGTGTAGTTCAGTTGGCAGAACGCGAAACTTGTAATTTCGATGTCGGCGGTTCAAATCCGTCCATCAGCTCCAAATAGCGTTTGCTAAATTTATTTAAGGTGGTTAAACCAAATTGAAAGAAATCAAAAAAGAAGAAGTAAAACTACTCGAAAAGAACGGAGTAATTAGGAACACACATAGGGGCTATATTGGCACTAATGGTTATTCTGTCGGATTTTACAGAACCCGAAACAAAAGATATATTGAAGATCGCTATGCTGATTTAGCCAAGACACTTACATAAGGAGATCATATGGCTAAAAAGAAATTGAAATCTGACGGTATATTCTTTACCGGTAAATCCGCAGATGATGTTACTGGTTCACAGTATTTAGTAAAATTCGGAAATACTCAATGTCTTTTAGAATGCGGTTTGCATCAGTCGTCGAGTAATGATTATTTGGATTCGTATAAAATCAATGCGGAGAAATTTCAATTCAAGCCAAAAGAACTCGATTATGTATTTGTCGCCCATACCCATATAGACCATTGCGGCTTGCTCCCACGATTGGTCAAGGAAGGGTTTAGGGGGAAAATAATAGCAACTCAAAACACTGCTAAAATTATGAAGCCCTTGCTTTTCAATTCCTGCGCTATTATTCAGGACGAAGCAAGGGTTTTGTCGTATAGATATAAAAGAGAATACAAACCATTATATGAACCTGCCGACGTTGAAAAGACATTGGATTTGATTGAAGTTTATGGCAACTATAATGAAGTTTACACACTTAATGAGAATGTCAGTTTTCAATGGTTACATAATTCTCATTGTGTCGGCGCCGCACAATTGTATTTGATTTTGAAGAACGGTACAAAAACAAGAAAGGTTCTTTATACATCAGATATGGGTGCATTGAAACCAAAGAATCACTATGTTTCACATACTGAGATTCCTACTCAATTTATTGATTGTGTAATTATGGAGAGTACATACGGCGATTCAAAACGTTGTGAAAAGAAAAAGCGTTCTTATGATGTAGAACACTTAAAGGTTGCAATCGACACGGTTATTGGTCGTAAAGGCACGGTGGTCTTACCGTGTTTTAGTTTTAGCAGAACTCAAGAATTGTTGACGAATCTATATGAAATTTATCACGATGATCCGAAATTCAATACTCCTATCATTATAGACTCAAAACTGAGTTGTGATATATCAAAACTATATCATTCATTGTTATTCGGAGAAGATTTAAAACTCTGGCAGCAGGTATGCAATTGGGATAATGTAAGATTTATAGAGGAAAAAGATGAATCTAAAGTTTGTATAGCAAACAATATTCCTAAAATCGTGCTTTCATCATCGGGATTTTGCACCAATGGTAGAATTTTGGGATATTTGAAGAAATACATCAAAGACAGCAATTCTATGATTGTTTTCTCAGGATATGTTGGAGATAACCCATCATATTTATCATATAGAATTAAAAATTATCGTGACAATAAAGGCATTAAGATCAATAAAGAGTATGTTCCGAATAGAGCAGATTGCATTACTCTTTCGACTTTCAGTAGCCACGCCGGATTTGCGGATTTATTAAAATATGGCAGTTCACTGAATACAAATAAACTGATTTTAGTTCACGGTTCAACAGAAGCAAAAAAGTGTTTGGCTGAAAAATTAAGACCGGCTATATCAAAGAATGACAAAACATATCGTGTCATAGAGTCCTTCAAAGGTATGATGATACGATTATAGGAGGACAATATGGTAGAACTTTTAGAAGATATGCAAGATATTGAAGAATCTTTTTCTTATGAATACAACGACAAATTCTTGATTGAAGATAATATTGATCGCAGATTATATATCAATTGCGAGATTACAAATGCTTTGATCGAGCTTGTTGTATATCATATTCTTAGATTTAATCGCTTAGATCAAGATATACCGCCCGAACACAGGAAACCAATCAGAATATATATTAACAGTCCTGGGGGAGTAGTATCAGATGGTTATGGAATCATAGATGCTATTTTGGCATCAAAGACTCCTGTTCATACAATTAACCTTGCTATGGCTGATTCTATGGCTCTGTTGGTCTTTATTGCTGGTCATAAGAGATTCACTATGCCACACGCTGAATTTTTGCTTCATTCTGGAAGCACAGCATCATCTGGCATCAGTAATGCCGTAAAGGATCAGATTGAATTTGAATCAATTCAAGTTGAAGGTATGACTAAACAATTTGTGTTAGAACATACCAATATAGATGATGAACTTTACGAAAATAAAAGAAGATTTGAATGGTACTTCCTTGCCGAAGAAGCAAAAAGAATCGGTGTTGCTGATTACATCGTTGGCAAGGATTGTGATATAGATGATATTTTATAAGTAAGGAAGTGAGAGAGATAGATAAGGAAATAAACATTACATATCGAGAGGTAAAAAATCTTGTTTACGATAAATTGATTGCAAAAACCAATGATACTCCATATGAAGAACTAAGTGAATTATTGTTTGGAGAAGGTAATTGTTTTAATGAATCAGAAGTACGAAAAAGAATGTATGGAATGAAGCGGTTGATTGAAATAATTGAAGCTGAAAAGACAAGTGGAGTTGCGACAACAATTCTATCAATATCTGATTTACACGTACCATTTCAACTCGACTTTGATGTTTTGAAAGATTATCGAAATAAGATTGATATATTACAAATTAATGGAGATGTCGTAGATTGCCAGGCATTATCAAAGTTTAACAAGCAATATAGAATATCACCGATGGAAGAAATGATTAAAGGTAGACAATATTTGATTGATATTATTGAATACTTGAATCCTCGAAAAGTTGTATGTAATTATGGTAATCACGATAAAAGATTCGCAAATTATTTTTCCAAGAATTTAGATAGTGATATTTTGGAGCTATTACCTGACACTTCGCTTGAACTAATATTTCTTGATGGTTTTTATCATTATGATAAGCGAAGCAAATCTAAAGTCTGGTATGAGCCGCTAAAATGTGTATTTGAAAACATCGAAATAGAATATGTTAATGATTGGAAATCACGAATTGGAAAAACGTTCTTTGTACATCCTCTTGCTTATCGTCAGGGTATGTTGGCGACCGCAGATAAAGCAAAGGATTATTTACAGGACACAGAAAAAGAACCTTTTGATTGCGTCGTTATGGCACATACGCATAAGGTTGGTGATTCAACCAAAGGGTTTATACGCCTCTTTGAACAGGGGGCATTCGCAAATGTGGACAAGTTGGATTATGCTGACGGTAGATTGATGGCGCCTCAAAAATCTGGATTCGCACTTATTTGTCAGGATGATGAAGGCAACCTGATCCACGAAAAATCAAAAGTAATAGTTATAAAATGATAATTGGAGAAAAGAAATGAGTAGAGCAGAAATTATTAATGAATTAGCCGGACGAATCTATGGTATTCCGACTAAAGAGCAAATAGATACTTGTGAAAATTTCTGTAATGCTTTTACTGATATGATTATTGACTCATTGCTTGACGACAAGGAGATCAAGTGGAAAGGATTGTTTACGTTGAAAGTGGTAGATATTCCACCTCGTAAGGGCAGAAATCCATCAACAAATAAAGTAGTGGAATTTCCTGCCTCAAAAAAGGTCGTTTGCAAATTGAGTAGAAATCTAAAACATATGATAAGTGGGAAGTAAGAATTATGGAAATATTAAAATTTAAAGATATTGAAGATTTATATTCGTTTATGTGTGCTATTTCACAAGGCGAAGAAAAGAATATTACGGCAGTGCTGAATTATGACGATGCCGTTGAATTAATGAGATGTTTTTTGGATGATGTTATAGTTGAAGTTGGTCATCTTGAAATAGGTGAATACGATTATAATGGTTATGATAAAGAATACTATGTTTCTATTGATACAGACCTGATTTTGGATGTATGTCCCGCTATGCCGCATTACAATAAAGAGTTTGGCTACGTTCCGGTTCAAGAAGCAGATATTATTCTTTATGGTGGAGATGTAAAACAATCCATAGTTAGTATTAATGACGCCAAAGAATCATTCCAAATTGAAATTGATGATGAAGATGATGAATTACTGATCGAGTGTTCAGGTCAGTGTCCGTTGTGTAGTGAGGGATTCATCCAAAGACTTATAGAAATGATAAAAAATAGTTGAGATTTTATAAAATAGTTGATACGGAGGTGGCGAGATGCCAAAATCAATAGGGACAAGCGTATGCTGCTGTTGTGGTGAATCGCTATCCCCTACTCACTTTTATAAAACCAATAGTAGTTTTTACAAAAGTGGCTATTTGCCAATTTGCAAAGATTGTTTTAAAGGCAAATTCGGTCAGTATGTAGCAGAATATTTGAGTAGTAAAAAGGCTATGCAGAGAATGTGCATAGCCTTTGATATTTACTTTGATGAAGATTTATTTGATAAGTGCGATACAGACAGTGAATCGGTTGTGGGAAAATACTTTAGGCAACTAAATATATCACAATACAGGGATAAAACCTTTGAAAATACCATTAATGAAGGCAATTTCTCATTATCCGGGGCGCGAAAAACCGTAAGAGATGGTGGTCGTGTTGCAATTGTAGATGAATATGGTAAGGAGAAAACCGATGTTGAAGTTGATCCTAAAGACGTTGAACGTTGGGGTGAGGGATTAGACCCCGTAGATTATGTTAATCTTAATAATCATTATCAATATTTGAAAAACGCTAATCCGCATTGTGATAGCAACCAAGAAATATTCATTGATGATCTTTGTTATACGAAAATGCAGCAATTCCGCTGTTTGAGAGATCGTGATATGGATAACTATAAAAAGATGGGTACGTATTACAGAGATACATTCGTCAAATCTGGATTAAAGGTATCAAATGAAGCCGACACAAATGGCGATGATTGCCTCGGAATATGGTTGAACCGTATTTCTCAATATACTCCGGAAGAATACTACAAAAACAAAAAGTTATACCAAGATCACGATGGTATAAAGGATTATTTTGAACGGTTCATTCTAAGACCGTTGAGGAATTTACAGCACGGAACAAAAGACCGTGATACCGAGTTCTATGTCAAAGAAGATGGTGAGTTAAATGAATTTGACGACACCGACTAAGAGATATAAGAGCCGATATGCGGACGATAGGCAAGCCGAATTATATACAAAATTCCCGACAAACCACTTTTTGGGCAATGAAAAGAATGTTGACCACGTTTTGCGGTGGAATACTTTTTTCCGAAGAAATCTACACAGGGTAGCATTAGATTATTTGGGTTTGAAACTCCATATGTATCAAATACTGATTCTGTATTTGATGGGTATATGTAAATCGATGGTTATTGTTGCTGCTCGAAGTGCAGCCAAATCTTTTATTATAGCCATTTATGCTTGCTGTGTATGTATAGTATATCCATATTCAGAAGTTGTCTTGACTTCTGCTACGAAGAAACAGGCGAAACTGATAGTATCTGCAAAAATACAACAATTGCAGAATCTATCTCCTATGCTTAGAAACGAGATTATTAAGATTAAAGATAATCAGAATGAAATTATCGTGTTTTTCAAGAGTGGCAGTACGATAACTGTTGTTCCAGCTAATGAAAATGGTCGTGGTTATCGTTCAAACTTCGCCATTCGTGAAGAATTTAGACAAATTAAGAAAAACATTGAGGATAGTGTTATCGCACCATTCCAAGTTATCAGACAAGCTCCTTATAACGTCGATCCGTATTATGCTGATATGCCGGTCGGAGTTTGTATCCAGGATTCAGTAGACGTATATATCAGTTCATCGTGGCTTGATCCACATTGGATGTGGACGGTTGTAGATAATGCCTATGAGTCAATGATAGAAGGTACAGGACAATACCTATTGGCATTTGATGAGAGTATTGTTCTAAAACACAAGATTAAATCACAAGCGTTCTTCCAAAAGGAAAAGAAGAAACAAGACAGAATCACTTGGGAATGTGAATTTCTTAATGTTCGTATTAAGGAAAATCAATTCGCATTCTTTACATATAAAATGTTTAATAATAATCAGCATTCTCGACAGGTATTCTATCCGAGGATAACTACTGATTTCTTATTAGGCAAGAAGAATCCATACGCTATTCCAAAGCAACAAGGTGAAATTCGTGTGATTGGCGCCGACTTATCATTCATTACAAGAAAAGGTAATGACCGTTCAGTATTTACTTGTATGCGATTATTGCCAGAAACAAAGAAATATAAACGATCTGAAATGAATGACCTTGAAATCAGCGGTGGTTATAGGAGAATTGTTCCATACATTGAATCTATGCAAGGTGGAGAAATATCAAAACAAGCACAAAGACTAAGACAATTATTTGAAGATTTTGAAGCTGATTATATTAGTCTTGATACCAGAAACGCCGGTATATCTGTGTATGATTGTCTTGCCAGAGTAATGTATGATGAAGAACGCAATATAGAATATTCGCCGCTACGTTGTATGAATGATGAGTCTATTGCGGAGCGTATTCAATCTGAAGGTGCTTTAGATTGTATTTATGCTGTTAATGCCTCACAGAAACTCAACAGTGATATAGCGTTGGATTTTCTTAGAGTGTTGGAACAGGAAATGATTAATTTCCTTATTCCATACGAGGCAGCACAAGAGGAAATATTATCCAGAAATGAAGTATATTTAAGCACACCCGATTCTGATGTTCAATTCTTCTATGAAAGACCTTTCCTTGAAACGCAAGCACTCATTACGGAGTGTATCGAATTGTCTTATGAGAAGAAGGACTCTGGTGTAATTGTAATGAAAGAAGGATCAACGGCACATAAAGACAGATATTCTTCTTGTAGTTATGCTTCTTATGTTGCAACTTTGTTAGAAAAAGACCTGTTCTCTGTTTCAGAGGACTATGAATATAGTGTATTTATCAATTGAGAAAGGAGGAATATAATGGCAAATCAAACACGAAATAATAATACAATAGATACTGCCCCATCATATGAGTATTCATCATATGAGAGTAGAATGTCATATTCTCATTATTACTTTGGCTTTGATGTTTTCGATTCTTATACACAAGACCAATTAGCCGCATTAGTGCGTGATCCTATTGGAAACAATGAAATCGTGCGTGAAATTTCAAGAATACTGTATGGCACAAGTGGAGTATATACTAACACTGTTGATTATATGGTGGCTATGCCTACTTTGGATAAAGTAATTGTTACTCACGGCAAAAATTCAAGTAAGAAGCAGGCACATAAAGAACTTGTAGAATCAACATTACGCACAATCAAGGATAAAGAGTTCATCCGTGACGCTTTATTTAGGGGTATGATAGATGGAATTGCTTTTTATTATTTTGAGATTGTCGGACGCCCCGATGCTTTAGGAAAAATGCTGACCGATTATGATGTCAATAGCATTATTGAAATCAATGAACTCGGAGTGAATGTAAGCATTATTTCCCTCCCAATCAATTATACTCGAATTGTCGGAATCAAAAACAACTCATACGTGATTGCTTTCAATTTGGATTATTTTACTGAAGGTAATGGTGAAAGTGTTGAGCGTCGCTTAAAGAAATATCCACAGGAAATTAGAGAAGCATACCTAAAAAGAAGAAATAGTAAAGGCTTCACCGGTGGGAATTGGGTTGTATTGGATAACAACAAAACGATCGTACATAAGATTCGTAGCGATCGCAGTGAAATGTATGGCAGACCGTTAGTATTGGCGGCAATTCGTGATATTCTTTATGATGATTATTTTGTAAGCACTAAACGAAATGTACTTGGTGAAATCAATAATAAGATAATCTACCAAACACTCCCCGAAGGTCAGAAAAAGGGAACTTGCGCGTTGACTCGTACTCAACAGGACGATCAACACAATAAAGTTAAGAGTGCCGTTATGAAGAAAAATAGTCGTGGCGGTATTTCATTCTTTACAGTTGCAGCAGGAACAAAGATAGACGCATTGGATGTTGGCAATACAGATATATTCGATGATAAGTATGAATCGAATTTGGATAATAGAATTGCACTTGCTCTTGGTTTCGCTGCTTCCGCACTTAACGGTGTGGGTTCTGGAAGTTATTCCGGACAACAAACCAATCTTGAATTGGTTACGGCACAAATTTTTCAATGGGTAGAACAAATTAGTAATGAATTAAATAAGTGTATCCGGGCTAATCTTATTGAAGATAAGCGTAATTGGGCTGAGTGTAGATACCTGCCCATTACATATGCAAATCGTGGTAAAATCGTTGAATATGCAAAAGACCTTTACCTGCAAGGTAAGGGTTCTTTGTCTTTATGGGCGAGTGCGTGTGGTATCTCTCCCGAAGTATTCTTTGCATTGTTGGATCAAGAACTCGATGAGAACATTGAAGAAAAATATCCTGTGCATAAGACATCATTCACGCTGTCTATGAAGGACGAATTTGCCGCTGCCGATAAAGGCGGTAGACCAAAGACAGACAATCCAACTGAGAATACGGTTAAATCACAGAATAGCAACGGAAACGCGACCCCTACCCCATCAGATCAAAAATAATTGGTAAAACGCTCACCAATGGTGGGCTTTTTATATAACTGCTTAATGAAAGGTGGTGAAATGAATGAAAACATTTGAACTCTTTAGTGAGTCGAAAAAGAAAGGTCAAAATGGACGCCGCAAATTTAAACTGATTCTATATAAGATATATCCGGATGAATGTATAGATGTTCAAAATGAAGTTGGAACACAGTACAACTTGAATGGCATTACTTGGATTAGAGAGTATTGCGAACAGAACTTGGACAGTATTGAAGGTATGTTCCTACGTTGTGAATTTCTCAATGATGAAAGAACAGAGATATGCGGACACGGATTGACCGACATTGTTGATGACGTGCCTATTTTTGAAAACGCAACCACTATCGGACGTTTTACAAAAGGTTATATTCAAGAAATTGAAGATGAAAACGGAGAGAAGATTTTGGTTTGTATCGGCGAAGGAGAAATAGACAGTTCTTGCTACCATAATTTCTGTGAAAAACTTGATGACGATATTGCTCTCGGTAACTACCCGCAAGGTAGCGTTGAAATTATGCGAACCGAGGATGAAGATCGTATTATTTACAAATATGGTTATAAGGAAAAGGGGAGAATCCCTGTTAAATTCATTCATTCTGGCTACGTATTCTTAGGCATTAAACCGAGCGATTCAACTGCAAAATTGCTTGAATTAAACAACAAAAAGGAGGAAACGATTATGAACGAAGCTGAGGTTAAGGCTCTTGTTGAACAAACCGTTTCTACGTATAAAAACGCCGAGGTTGAGATCAATCAGTGCAAGGAGGATTGTGCAAAGCAAATCGCCGAAGCCAATTCTGCGACCGAAGCGGTCATCGTAGAAAAGAATGCGTTACAGGCTTCTGTTGATGAGTTGCAAGCCGCCATCGAAAAGTGGAAGGCAGATTACGAAACTCTGAATGCCGAACGCGATGCACTTTGGGCTGAAAGAGATGAACTCCAAAAGGCTCTTGGCGAGGCAAAAGCAAGAGAGCGCATTGGCGAAATGAATGCTGCTATCGCTGATTTCTCTGATGAGGAAAAGGCATACGCACAAGCCGAAATTGACGCATTTAAGGAGAATCCTGAAAGCGTTGAGATCAATTCAATTATCGGTAAGATTTATGAAGGTATTGGCAAGACAACAAAGGCTGATGCCGCAAAGAGAGAAGCCGAAGTTGCTGAGCAGAATGCTCAGACTCAGGTTGAAGATATTTTCAGCGCAGTAGAATCTGCTGTCGCGGAAGATACCAACATTTTTTAAGAAAAATCAAAAATAGATTATTCAAGAAATAAGACAAAATATATGAAAGGAAGAATTACATTATGATTAAAGTTCGTACTATCGGTATGTCAGATCGTGCGGTCATCAATCCCGTTCTGACTTCTGTGAGCGCTGTTAAAAATTATAGCATTCTTACTATTGGCGGCAGAACTTATCTGATTGCTAATACCGTAACTGGCGACAATGCTTATATCGACGATACAACTTTTGCGGCTGGCGAGTATCTAAAGGGTCACGACCTGAAGGCTTGGACAGGCGAAGAACTTGTTGTTGATGAAAAGCACATTGCCTATGGCGTTTCTCAAAGTTACGCAGACCTGACAAATGGCACATATCTAAAGGCTAAAGCTGATGGCTCACTTGAAATCGTGACTCCCGCTCCGACAAGTGGCTATTACTTTAAGGTTGTTGGCAAGACAACTCTAACTGAAAAGGCTGTTATCGTTACTATCGAAGTTGGCGCTGGTGCTACTCCTGTAACTACTCTTGGCGGTCTAACAGACGTTGATACTACTGGTGCTACAAATGGACAAGTTCTGAAATATGACGGTACAAAGTGGGCGCCCGCAGCAGACGCAACTGAATAATTAATTTAGAAATCTATAGAAAGGAAGAATATCAATATGAAAACTACATTTGAGCTGAATAATCTGCGTAAAGATGCGGATTACGCAAGTGATTCAAAGATTACTAAGTATTCTCCGGTCGCAGAAGTTTTCTCTGCTATGGTCGATGGTAAGAACGTTGGCGATCTTGGTCTTGGTGCGAAGGCTGACGCTGCCGTTAATTACATCAAGAAACTCGGCGAACGTGCTGAAAACGGCGACTTCTCTGCCGTTGCAGAACTTAATACTCTAAGACGCTTCAAGATCGAAACTCCTGTTCTTGATGAAATCAAGCTGTTGAGCATTTTCGGTACATATCAGGCTCTTGGTTATGATGATAGCATTGAGCGTGTTATTCGTAAGCACGCCGGTGAACGTTCACGCACTCAGGCTGGTCTTGGTGACGTTGTGTTCCCTGCTATTCACGAGGAAAGATACCCTGTTGGTACAACCACAGTTTCAGGCGGTTACGCAATCGACTATCGCAGAGTTTCACTTGGCGATATGACAGATGAAAACGAAGGTCTGGCTATGGTTAAGACTGACATTATGAACAAGGCTTTGCTGTATGTTGTTGACAAGGTTTACAAGTCAATCAAGAACGCTACTGGCGTTAAGTATTTCTTGGAATGCGATGCCGGTCTGGTTAAGAGCAGCGTTGACGCCGTTCTGACAAAGGTTCGTAAGTTCGGTAAGCCCACCGTTCTTGGTGAGTATGGATTTGTTTCTCAGTTCACTCCTTGGGCTGGCTATATTGGCGGTTGGACACCTACAGGTGGTTCTGCTGTGACTATTGCCAATGTTTCTGAGAGAGCAATGAACGAAATCGCCGCTACCGGTCTGATCGGTTCTTACAATGGCACAACTATTAAGGAAATTCCTAATCCTTATAACGAGCTTGAACTGAATGCCGCTGGCACTGATTTTGAAACTTATCTACCTGCTGGTCTTGGTTATGTTCTGCCTACTGGCGGCAAGTCACCGATTGCTACTTGGACTCGCGGCGGTCTGACTTCTTTCACTGGTAACAATGTTGCTGATGGTAAGATTTACACCCGTTTCGACATCGAAGTTGCTGCTGACGTTGCCAAAGGTCAGGAATACAAGATTGGCGTTATCTATGATAAGGCTCTTGGTGGCTTAGACTAATCGGTAGTCCGATAGTCGGGTCTTTTTTATTATATGGGCTATTTGGCTTTCGAGCAGGTAGTTCTTTAGACAAATGGTTTGGGCGGTTCTCCTTAAACCGCCCACTTGATTATATGTACGCATAGGAGAAATAAACAATATGAAAAATAATATGAATTATTATTGCTATTCCTTGCGACAATTTCATTTTATTTCTGCGTTCGGAGAAAAGTGCTATGTATCAAAAATCAATTCCGTCAGCAAGAATCGATATTGGGTATTTAGGAAGTCTGAACGCTTGGATAAAATAATTCAACTCTATAATGAATGTAAACACCAAATTAGTTGAAATCTCACAAAATAATAATTGAAACGAGGTATTAAAATGGCAGGAAATAAGAGTACATCTGGAAGCAAAGCGGCTTCCGAAAAAGCATCTGAAACGCAAGAACAAAAGCCAACTCCGGTAAAGAAGAAAATTGATCTAAGTAAAATTAAACTTGATGACCAAGTAACCATTCGTAATTTGGCTGGTTGGAATGTTAGTTTTAACCGCATTCAAGATCAAGGTTGGGTTGCTCTCGCTCCGAGTGGCACTCAGAGGATCAGTGTCAGTGAGATCGCTGCGCAAGTGAATAATGGTTTAACTCTATTTGTAGGAAACGATGGACAAGGTAGTCATCCAACATTATATATCGAAGATGAACTGACCCGTTATTATGTCGGTTTTGAAACTGACGAAAGAAAGCAGGAAGTGCTTACCGATAAATTGGTTCAAGAACTGTTTGCGCTTCCGTTTGAACAGTTCAAGGAGATACTACCTGAGAAAATCGTGACCCGTGCTGAGAAGTATGCTTTAGTTGAAGCGATTGTAAGGCTAAAAATTGATAGTTATTCAAAGATTCAATTTGCGGTCGAATATGCGGGATTCCCGCTACCAAAAACAGATGGCAAGGAACATATGAATTAAGAAAAAAGGATGGTGCTTATGAATACAACAGCACAAGAAGTTATAGACAGTTTTGAATCTTCATTTCAGGACAAAGCTGTTATTCCGGAAGCACTTGAATTGATTTGGTTAAAGAAAGCGATCGGTAGATACAATGTAGAACTCGGTCAGCTTACTTTTAATTCCGATAGCGGGGAATTTGAGGGCGAAATCGGACAATATGTTATTGATACTCTCGCCGCATTTATGAAGCAATACTATCAAGAACGTGAAGTTTCCAGGGTAAACAAACAGGTTTCTATTGTTGGGAAAGATTTAAGTATTGATGGCGCAGGACATACAAAGACTGCTGCAAAAAAAGAATTGGACTATTGTAATGATGTAAGTACGCAAATGGTAGCTAACCAAAAGCCGTCCGCTTATGTTTAAGGCGGTGATTTAATTGGCGCAAGAATGGTACTTGATGAACACTAATCACGATACAGTTAGTGGTTTTGAGAGTGATGATTTTATGAATTGCGCACAAGACGGATTTATGGAAGCATTACAAAGTGCAATAGGTTCAGACATTGAGATTTGTAATTATGATCTGTCTGTGCGTAAGAAGCATAGGGCTATCGTTCAGGGCAATGTTCACGATACTAAATTAAAGACCATCAATAGGCAGATTTTAGTACCTATAGGAACTTGTAAAGCCGGTCAATATGTGTTTTATGAAAATAGATATTGGTTACTCGTAGGTCTTGTAGATAATAACAAGATTTATGAAAAGGCTGTTATGGTATTGTGCAATTACTTGCTGAGTTGGAAAGACTCAAACGGAAAAATCCATCAAAGATGGGCGAATGCGACTTCCGGATCACAATACAATACAGGAGAAACGGGAGATCAATACGCGGCTATACGCAACGATCAATTATTTATTTGTATGTCTGATGATGATGATACTTTGCAAATCCCGCATAGGCAAAGATTTGTAATAGATATGCGTTGTAAACTTTACGAAAAGTCATTTGCATCTGATGTAACGGTTGATACATCTAAACCGCTAATAACTTATATAATTACTCGTACCAACAACGTACTCTATAACTATCAAGATAGTGGACACGCTGAGTATATGGCTTCACAGGAAGAACAACACGATAACGATGGTTATTATGTGGTTGATGGTAAGGGATATTGGCTTTGTGATATTCCTGATGACAATGACAATCAAATGAACATTTTATCGTGTGAAATCGTTTGTGATGAGCCGGTAATTTATAACGGACTTGAACCAAATATCTTTATGGCGAAATTCTATGACGCCGAAGGAAAGGAAGTTTGGGTTAGTCCACAATGGGAGATTAACTGTGATTTCACAGAGAGTCTGAGTATTGAGTATGTAGATAATTCAATCCGAATATCTGCCAATGATGAAAAATTACTTAATAAATCGTTTGAGTTATCATTACGTGCTTTTGACTATGATCCCACGACATTAACTGTCACTATAAAGGGCTATTTCTAAGGAGGGTTGTATATGAGAAATTCAGAAACAATAAACGAACTTGGAAAGTATAAACTTAATATACAAAAAGCCCTTTATCAAAGTAATGACATCAATGATTTGATTTTGGGAGATGTTTCTTTCAAGAGCGCTGCTGAAAAACGCAAATTGTTTAAGAAACACGTTAAATCTCATTTATTTATAGATGATGCGATTACTGAAACAGAATCATTTATCTTTTATGATGTTAGCATACCGCGAATTGCGACTAACACAAAGGCTTGTGAACTGTTACTATATGCGGTTTGCCATAGAGATATTCTTGATACCTATGATAAAGAGGGATATTACGGTAATCGTGCTGACATTCTCGCCAGTATGGTTGAGGAATGTTTAATATGTGACGAAGAAACGTCACGCAAATTTGGCATTGGACGACTCAATTTGGACAGTGTTGGCGTATTCAATGGCAGGACTATTTATGGTCGAATATTAAGATTTTCTGTTCCGGGTTTTAGATAATGAAATTAGATTATGGAACACAAATCAGCCCCTTCCCTATTCCACTGTCCATTGGCACACTGCGGAAGCCAACTCTAAAGGACATTTCAGAAATCGGATATGAGAGGTTTGGCTTATACGAATCATTTACGAAATTAACCCCAAAACTGTTTTACACTAAACTAAACAAAGAGAATGGCGGTGAAAAGTATTGGGAGTCTTTAGGTGAGGACGAACAATACAAACTGACTATGTTTGGTCTACTGTGTGATGATGATGTTTTGCAAAAAATGTACACTGCATTATTAGACTTTTTCTTTGTTGAGAGTGTTCAGTTTGTGGAGAAGTGCTTCGTTATATATGACGGAGAAAAAGATGTTGATTTATCACAAGAGGATAATATCAAAAAAATAAAAGGTGTAATTACCTTAGATACATTTAACAGTGTAATGACTTTAATTCAGCAAGTGTGCGGAATATATGACGATGCTTATGACTTAGATGGTATGACATTCAAGAGTGAATTTGCAAAACGTAAATATCTTGAATTTCTCGAAAACAAAAAAGAAGCAGAAGAAAAGAAAGAAAAAAAGGCTGACAAAAATATGTCAATCCCAAATATCATTTCTGCTGTTGCTAATAAGCATCAATCACTTAATTATGTCAACATCTGGCAGCTAACCTTATTTCAATTGTTGGATGTTTTTCATAGATTACAAACTAATACCATTTACGATATTGATTCTACGAGAGTGTCCGTTTGGGGCGACGAGAAGAATACTTTTGATATATCGCTTTGGTACAAAAATGAATACGACAAATCATAGTCAATCCGATTTTCGGGTTGGCTAAATTTATTTTAGGAGGAAAATAATATGGCTAAAAGTTTAGGCAAGGCTAATAGAGAAGTCTGTAACGTCAAAATTTTGGAATATGGTACAGGCAAGCCTATCTGCAACTACAAGTATGCGAATACTACCGGCTTGTCAATCACCTCTGATTCTGTTTATGCTATGGCTCACGGCACTCGCAAGATTGCTTTCAACAACCCCCTGGAGGGTCAGATCACAATTACCGCACAGGTGCTTCCGATTGAACTGTATGCTATGTATTCAGATGGTATCATTGATACTTCTGCTAAATACTATATGTCTGAAACAATCACTTGCGCTACTGCTGGTGAACTTTCGCTGACAGTATCAAGCGGCACAATTGTTGCTGGCTCTGTGTTTGTCTATAAAGAGGGCGAATATGGCAAGACACCTATTGCCGGTACATACGCAAGCAATAAGTTTACTGCTGAAACTGCGGCTGATCTTGTTGCCACAAACAAGTACGAAGTTGGCTTTATGGTTTCTCGTTCAACTGGTGTTCAGCAAGTAACTCTGAACAACAATCGCGTTCCGAAGGATGTTATCATCACTATGGATACGTTTGATAAGGACGAGGCTGGAAATTGGGTTCCGATCCGCATCAATGTTCTGAAGGCTACTATTCAGCGTAATCTTGACCTCAGTTTCTCATCTGAGGGCGATCCGCAGGAAGTTACTATGACCTTCGATATTCTTGAAAAGGATAAGGATAACTTTGTTGAGTACATCGAACTCACCGAGGAAGTCACTGTAAATCCATCACAATCGTAATGTAACAATATTATGGGGCGGAAATAAATCCGCCCCATAAAACTATTCAAGGAGTAAAACTATGATTAAGGAATGTTTAGTTACTCTCGAAAACGGTGTTGTTACTGTGGTTAGATATGGAGATACGCTTGTTCAACTTCCATCAGTCCACGCGAAAACAGAAACCATCTTTGTTGAGTATAAAGATGGTAAATATGCCGTTGTCGATGGGGCAGGTTCTATTGATGAGGATGCTGTAGCCGAAGTCAATAGCGAACAAGAGTCGGTTGAAATTGAGCAGCCGGATAAAACAGTTGTGAAACCAACTGAGAAGAAAAGTAAAAGAAACAACAAGTAAAATGAGCAAAGAAAGAATAAATGCTTAAAGTTGTATTATGTTCAATTTATACCGATTATAAGGGAAAGAATTTATTTTAAGCATTTAGATTCTTTCCCTTTATTTTTGCGCTTTTACGATGCCAATAATACTTGGCAAAAGATAAAGAGGTGAGAATATGAGGCAATTATGTTTTAATACGCTCGAAGAATGTTTTGAATGTTACGGGCGTGAAAACCTGATTCCTATAATGAATTTAGAACAAGCAATTTTCTATACGGCGAATGGTTGCCAGCCGAAATATGTGTGCGAAAGTGAAGTCAAATTAGGCAAGGTAACTTTTTGGTTCCATAAAGAGGAAACAAACTTCGTGTATCGAAGATGGCTGAAAAATAAGATGAAACCTAACGATGAAAAACTCAGGGAAAACATTTGAATCGAATTTCAGAGATTCCGTGCCTGATTATGCGTTGATATATCGTTTACCTGACGCCGCACAGTCATTCGGACGGTCAAATACTTTGCGGTTCAGTGGAAAAAACCCGTTTGACTACATTATGTGGGATTCGCGCAAGCATATTCTTTATGCTCTCGAATTGAAAACGATTGATGGTAAATCAATTTCATTCGATCGGAGTCCGACAGATAAAAATGGAAAGATTCATTATCATCAAATTGTTGGATTAAGTAATTGGAGTAAATACGATGGTATTATCGCCGGGTTCATCATTGAATTTCGTCAAATAGAAATAACTGTATTCATAAGAATCGCGGACTTCAAAAAACTGATAGATAAGATACCAAAAAAGAGTTTTAATTTCTATGATCTTGACACATACGAAATCAATTATATAACCATCCAACAACATAAAAAGAAAGTAAATTACAGGTACGATGTGGACGAATTGCTGCAAGCAGTCAGTTATTAACTCTGTGGCTCTGTGTGACGTTTTTATACCGAAAATGTGAAATTACATTCGTAAAACAAATGTGCGATACAGGGCAATCTGAGGCAAAATAGAACTATACTCCTGTGGGAGTATAGAAAGGAGAATAGTATGCAAAAGATTGAACAATTTAAGGTTGCTGCCGGAGATGTAGCCACTCAAATTCAAGACTACTTAGATTCTAATGTCGGAAATACTATTGTTTCTTTGATTACGGTACATAATCAAGGTGATGAAACAGTAATCGCCGTTATTGACGACGGAGAGTAGTCTATTTTAGCCTACGTTGTGCTCTGTTGTGACTTTATATCGAAAACGTCAGTTTATATTACCAGAACATTCATTCGATATATGGCGATTCTGAGCAACCAGGACTATACAGTTAAAGATAATAAAAGATTAGTTTTATCGTAACAAAAATTTGAAAGGAAGATGAATATGGAAAAGAAAGAGTATTTGGTCAAAGATACATTTGACATTGCAAATTATATGGGAGTAGTTAAACTGATTGCTGAAGGATTCTTTAGTGGCGGTGATTATACTCCACATTTCGGTAAGATCAATGCAATGAGGCTTTTTTACAATATTTGTGTTGTAGAAAGCCCACTTGATTTTGAAACTGAAATTATCACTGATACAGATATGAACGTTATCCTTGAAGATGAACGCTTTATGCCTGTTTTTGCGAAAGCATTACATACAAATAATGATTTTGAACTAACATTCGGAAACGCTTATAAGGATGCTATTGATATTGTAAATGTTAAGAAAGGCAGTTTGGGACAATTAACAGATTCTATTTTGGAGTTCTTGTCAGATTCACTCAACAGTCTTGGTAAAGCATTAAGCCCAGAGAACATCGGTCGTTGGGAAAGCATTGCAAAAGAATTTAAAGGTAACGATATGAAAATAGATAATATCATTAAATTGATAGGAGAACAGATAAAATAAGGTGATATATATGGCTAATGGAGCAAATATCATTCGCCAAATGATAATGAAAGATATGCGAAAAGCTATGAATGTCGTATCTGAAAAAGCATTGGCTGATTTGTACGAAGAAACAGGTGGTTTTTACACTGGTGGTGATCCTAAAGTGTACGAACGAACAGGCGCTTTAGGTGATACACCAAAAACAACCGCAATTACTTCAAGTGGTAAGACACTTTCTTTTGATGCTTATTTGGATCAGACATATCAATATTCAACGGGTGATAATCCAAGTATGACACAAGTATTGGCTCTTGCAAACGATGGAACAGCTTGGGTTACAGCAAGCGGAGCAACAGCAAAGCCTACCGTTGGTAGAGGTGGATTCTGGGACAGAGCGGAGGAAAAGATAGGTAAAGATTTCGAGAGTACATTTTCACAATTCTTTAATTGAATCAGTTATGTAAGGAAGTGAATTAATGGCTAAAAATGGTCGTTCTACAGTGTACAACGAAATAACGAGCGATGAGAAATTAAAGCAAGTGAATGCTGATAACCTACAATTAGAAGAAGATTTTTTAGAGTATTTATCTTCTGCTGATAAATCTCCCGGAACGATTAAACAATATAGAGCTAATCTACATATATTTTGGTGTTGGTGTTTTGATTATACGAAAGACCCAAATACACAAAAAGATAAATTTTTTGTAGACTTGACTATGAGGGATGTAGTCAAGTTTCAGAATCACGCATTAAAGCAGTGGAAATGGTCGCCAAAAAGGATCAGAACATTTAAGTCAACTTTGAGGTCATTAGGTAATTATATTGTAAAAATGCTTTATGATGAGTTTCCAAATTATCGTCGTATTTGGAGTGAAATAGAATCTCCTGCTGACGAGCCTGTGCGTGAAAAGACAATAATGACAAAAGAAGAATTACAATCTTTATTGGATGCCCTTGTCGAGAAAAAACAATATCAAAAGGCTTGCCTTGTGGCTCTGGCTATGTATAGCGGAAAAAGAAAGGACGAGCTTACAAGATTCAAGGTTTCTTATTTTGACAAGGAGAACTTGATATTTGGTGGAAGTTTATACAAAACACCAGAGAAAATGAAAACTAAGGGTCGTGGTTCAAGAGGTAAAATGCTCGATGTTTATACATTGGCTAAACCATTTCAACCATATCTTGATTTGTGGTTAAATCAAAGAAAAGAACTTGGAATAGAAAGTGATTGGTTATTCCCGAAATATCAAGATGGGAAATGGCTCGATGAACATATTGCCACTTCAACCATTGATTCTTATGCAAGGACTTGTTCAAATATTACGGGCAAAAGTATTTATCCTCATATGTGGCGGCACTGGTACACATCATATTTGCTCGATCAAAACTTACCGGAAAATGTAGTGCAAGCACTTCAAGGCTGGGGATCGAGTGATATGGTTAGAATTTATGATGATAGGTCTAAAGAAGCTCAATTTGAGAAATACTTTGGTGCTGAAGGGATTAAACAAGTAGACCAAAAAGGATTAGAAGATTTTTAATTATTTCGCCTGAATAGGGCGATTTTTATTTTTGAAGAAAGGAGGTTGGTTTATGTCTGAATATATTGCAACTGTTAAAGCGACGTTAGATGATTCTGATATAGGTGCGAAAATAAAAGCTATAGAGGGCAAAAGTATTACATTAAGTAATTTTGTTGTTAATCCAAATAGTATAGCAAGTTCAATTCAAAACGCATTAAACTCTACTCGGTTTACAATTAATAATATTGAAATACCAAATTTGAATATTGCAAGGACAATGCAAACGCAAGGGCGTGCAGCAGGACAGCAATTTTCTCAATCATTTAACAGCAGTATGGCACAAGTATCAACAAGAGTCCATACTACTACGCAAGAAATACGTCAAATGCAACAAGTATTAGGTAGTATGAATTTAGGTCGTTCTTCAATAGACGCTGTTACTCGTGATTTAGAAAGTTTGAATATTGCAATTAGTAGAATTACAACCAGAACAAGCGGAAATGCGCTTAATGTTAGAGTTAGTGGAATTGATGAACTTGGTAGAGCGGTAACTATTGTAAGAGAATTTGATTATGAATCAGGGCAAATTGTGAATGTAGGCAGAACAATATCTCAAACATTTGATACTGGCGCACAAGCGGCAAAAACTTTTGCTGATACTCTTGAACGTGCTAATACCGCTATGAGTAGCGGCGGGTTAGAGGCGTCAATTTCTGCTGTAAGAGCGCAGTATGAACAGTTAGGCAATACGGGTCACGAGAGATTAACTGTTATTGCCACTGATATTACAGAATTAACTACTCTGCAAAATCAAATGGCTAATAGCACGAGTGACGATACGCTTGTAGATTCGTACAATAGGTTTAATGAAGTATTACGCAGAGTTCAAAACAATTTAAAGGTTGTATCAAATTATACCAGAGAATTTGCAAGTGAAACAGAAGTTTTAACATTGCAGGGCAGAATTGAAACCTGGTTGCAAAACAATTCACGTGCGGCAAAAGCATATGGATCACAATTAACTGGCTACATTAATGCGTTAAGAAATATGAGTACAACAGGAAATCGCGCAAGAAGTCAGTTGAATCTAATAGCACAAGGTTTCAAGGAAGTTGATGCAGCCGCAACATCAGCAGGATTAAAAGGAAAAACTTTTGCTGATAAATTAAGCGGTGCGTTTTCAAGTATAACTCGTTATATTAGTTCTGCCACATTAATATACGCCGCGATTCGTGCAATTCGTTCCGGCATTACTACGGTTGTTGAATTAGATTCAGCTTTGGTTGATTTAAAGAAAACCACTGATGCTACAGCAGATCAATTGCGTGAGTTTTATTATTCATCAAATGATATTGCCAAGCAGTTAGGTGTAACTACTAAAGATGTTATTCAATCTGCCGCAGAATGGTCACGTCTTGGTTATTCGATTAAAGATGCTGAAACGATGGCAAAAACTTCTTCTATTTTTGCATCCATTTCACCTGGAATGGACATTGATAGAGCCACAGAAGGATTAGTTTCTACACTAAAGGCTTATGGCATTGAAGCGGAAGATGCTCTTGACGGAGTAGTAAGTAAAATCAATGCGATCGGTAATTCACAAGCATTAAGTAATGCGGATATTGTTGAGTTCTTAACAAAATCATCTGCCGCAATGAAAGAAGCCAACAACACATTAGAGCAAACTATTGCAATTGGAACTGCGGCTACGGAAATCACACAGGACGCATCTGCTGTAGGTAATGCTTTAAAAACGATTTCTATGCGTATCCGCGGGTATGACGAAGAAACAGAAGAATACGTTGGCGATATAGAAGTTCTTTCAGGAAAGATTGCCGACCTGACTAAAACTGCTAAAACACCAGGTGGAATTTCATTATTTACTGATGAAACTAAAACAACATATAAATCGACCTACGAATTATTAAAAGATATATCGGAAATATACGATGATCTTACCGATAAACAGCAGGCAGGATTATTGGAAGCCCTTGCGGGCAAGCGCCAGGGTCAAATTATTGCTTCAATTTTGAACAATTTTGGGGCTGTAGAAAAATCGCTTGCAACTATGCAAGACAGTGCTGGTAATGCAGCCGCTGAAATGGCTATTATTATGGATTCTTTAGAGTATAAGATTAACGCTCTAAAGGAAACAGCAGTTGGAATATGGCAAAATATATTCCATAGTGAATCATTTGGAACATTTATTGATTTTCTAACAAGAGTGTTAGGTCTAATTGATTCATTAACCGAAAAAATAGGATTTTTTGGTACAGCATTAGCGACAATATCAATCGTTAAAGTGATAAAGAGCATATCTTAACCTAATAAATATGGTATTGACAGAGGATAGCGCAGATAAGAAAACACAAGATGGTCGTGTTGACAAGTCTGCGAGCATAAAGCTCTATAAATATTTTATGAGAAGTAAATGCTGGGAAACTGGTTAAACCGATTATGCTACAACGTGATTGGAAACAATGAGCGTGAATGCCGCGAAAGCAGAAAAAAATAATCGGCTGGCACAAGGGAATACATACGCCTAAATGCCTTGCGTAAGCAGATAGGATAACATCAGCAGGACACCGACTTAAAAGCGGAATCCCCAGAGGCTACCCATTCTCTGAGTCATATCGCCTTAGTATATGGCTTATAAGGTATAGCCCAAATATGGAACTCAACTCCAAAAAGTGATACGCATATCAGCGTTGTTGAGAGATAAACAAAGACCGCATAATGCGGTCTTTATAAACATTATTACGGTTTCCACGAGAAACCGCATTTGGCACAACGATTTACGGTTTTATTACTACCAATAAAACCAGTTACTATACTAAATCCACGTTGACCTGTGGATATTTGATTTGAGCCGCAACGAGGGCATACCACAGGAGAATTAAATTGACTAAAATAATCTCTCAATTTTTCTTCCTGTTGACTATAATATGTTTTTGCTGAAGGTTCGATTTTAACAGTACATCCCAACGATTTTAAGCGTTGGGAAATATTAAATGCTATCTCACTTGAAACACCATCGGCAATGACTTTATAGGATGGATTATTTGGTTGAGGTAATGAAGCACCATTATTGGCAAATAATAAAAAGTTTGTGAACATATCGATTTGCATTCGGTTTTTTCTATGTTGATGTTCACTTAAATATCCAGTAAGAGTAACCTTGAATAAATCCATAGCAATTCTCCTTTTCTTATACTTTATCATTTTTGTATAAGAGAGTCAATATGTCTGTCTTAAAATCAGGAGAATATCTCGCTATGGCGGCAAACCTGACTAATTTGCAGAAAGTATTATTTACACTTACTTCTGCATTTCCAAATCTCGGAGCGGCAATCACAACGGTGATTGCCACCTTACGAAATGGTGAAGGAGCCGCAGTAGCATTCAAGGTAGCATTGCAAGGACTTGTTAATGTTATTAAAGCTCATCCATATCTTCTTGTGGCGGCAGCGGTCGTTGCACTTACAGTTGCTATGGTTAAATTGGCTGGAGCTGCCAAAGAAGCATCAAAAGCCGCAGACGAATTAAAGCGTTCTTCAATGGAGGAAGCATCAAAAGCCAGAGAAGAAGTTAATACATTAAATCAATTAATTGCAAAATATAAAGAACTTGCAGAAAGCGACACGCAAGATGTAAATACAAGAGAAGAAATTGCAAGTGTTCAGAGTGATATTACAGATTTGGTAGGAGCGCAAGCAGACAATCTTGATTTAGTTAATGGTAAACTTGATGAAGAAATTGCAAAATTAAACCAAATCAGAAAAGAAGAAGCTGATAAAGCAGTTGCGTCATCCGTAAGTGCATATCACACCGCCAAAGACTCACACGATAAGGCAATGGGTGAGTATTCTGCCTTAATGTTTAATGGATACGCATATGTTAGCGATGAATGGTGGCAGAATGAGGATGATCTAATTGACCTATTAAGAGATAATGGTTTTACCAATGTTTCAACAGGTGGACTCTTTAATTCTCATACATTTATTACTGACCAAGAGGACGAAAATAATCGTCGTCTTGAAGGGGCAACTGAAAAAGCTGAATTTTTAAGCAGAATGATTGATGTTATCAAACAGCAATATTCTGATTATGCTTCAAGCGATATATATAATGCTCTTGTTAAGCAAAGGGACGCATATCTTAAATATGGTAGTGATATGAAGAAAGCGGCTCAAGATCTTGCCGATGCTGAAATAATAGCTAAATCTTATGATGGAGAATTAGGCAATATTGATGTGAAATCTCTGGAAGATTATGAGCAATACAGAGATAAACTTATTGAATTAGTATCTAATAGTCTTGACTTAAAAGAAGCCTTAGATAATGGTGATTTAACAACAGAGGATATTATTGGTAGGGTAGATACTTATTTAGGCACAATGCCGGTATTTTCTGAATATTTTAATCAGTTTTCAAAACTGGAACAACATAAAGAAAAGATAAAAGCAATCAAGGATGCTTTTAATAGTTCGGATTGGCTAAAGAGTATTGATAGTATTACTGCACGTCGTGAAAGAGATTCATTCACAGAATGGATTGATAGTCTACCGGACGATGCCGTAGACATTGTTTATAAAATATCCTGCGAAACCGATACTGCAAAATATAATTTACAAGATTGGAAAGATGCTCTTGCAAATTATGATGTTGTAGCAAATTTAACAGCAGATGATATAAAGAAAAAATGGGAAAATTCTGTATCAGAAACAAATAAAGCCATCTCAAATATTGGTTCTGTTCAAGAGATATTATCATCACAAAAGTCAGGAGTATCAATTTCAATTGATGACTTTAATTCTGATAGTTTAAAGGATTACCGAACTGCTCTTGAATATGTTAATGGAACAATGCAGTTAAATGCTGATAAGGTTAATGAAATTATTCAGGCAAAAACAGATGAGCAAATAGCTGTAAATAACACTAATAAGGCATTAGCTCAGGCAAAATATTTAGATAACGCCAAGCAAATAGAGCAGTATCGTAAACAATTACGAGAATCTAATAACTTAACAGATACACAGAAATCTAAAATACAATCAAATATTGATGCTTTACTCAAAGAAAATAGCACACTTGCTACAACGTGTTCTCAATATGATCTTTTATCTGCATCATTAAGAGAAGCCACAGGAGCCTATCAACATTGGTTAAATGCTCAGAGTAGTTCCGATTATGGCGATATGGCAAATGACGCCGTTAGTGCTATTCAACGTATCAGAGATACATACGATAGTGAATCTGATATATTTGGTAATTTTGGCTCAAAGAAATTCGATGCCGCTGTTGATTTCATTGTTCCAGATAGTGTTGATCCAAATGATTTAGACGCCATAGAATCCTATATGGCTGATTTCCAAAAATATTTAACATTTGATGATAATGGAAAAGCTGATGGATTAAACATTGATAAGTTTTTATCTGATTCTGTTGAAGCTGGATTGATGTCTTACAGCGAAGATGATGGCTTTAAGATTCTTGGTGGCAAGAAAATGGAAGATTTTGCCGAAGGTCTAAACCTTTCATCGGGAGTTGTTCAGGCATTTTTTGACGAACTTCAATTAAAGGGTGGAGAATTTGATTGGAGCGATGAAGCGGTCAAGACAATCGGTGATTTAGCAATTGAAGCAAATGAAGCGGCAGAAGCATTAAGAAAGATTTATGGTAATAGTGACCTAAAAATCAAAATGGATGTTTCTGATTTAGAAACCACAGAAGAACAGGTTGCGGCGCTTGATGCCACGATAGCAGAAATGGATGGCATTAAGGCAAAACCTGGTGTTGATTCATCAGAAATTGATAATGCTAACGCGGTCATTCAATATTGCTTGATGCAAAAACAATTATTGACACAACCAGATGTAATGCGTGTCGATACATCGAAGGTTGAAGGCGATATTGGTAATGCAATCGCTTTATTACAAGATTTTCAAAAAGCACAGAATGATTTAGAAATCAAGCAAAAAATAGGTGCTGATACGACAGATGCGAAAAATGAAATAACATCATTAACAACTCAAATACAGAATCTATCCCCTGATATTAAGGCAAAATTAGAATTAGATTCCACATCTACCGAGTCAATAAAAACATCAATATCTTCTTTGACTGCCGAAACAATTAATGTTAAGGCGGAAGTTGATGCAAGTGCAATTTCCGGTTATACACCAGAAACGAAACAGTGTGATGTAATTTATAATCCGAAAACTGATTTATTGCCTAAATCTTTTGATTCTTTAGATAGAACAGTTAATTATGTTGCAGATACATCAGGATTGCCAAAATATTTTTCAACTATTACACGGTACGTAAACTATGTTAAAACTGGTGATGTAGATGTCAATGGCACGGCTCATTTAAGTGGAACAGCAAATGCAAGTGGCGATTGGGGAACTGCCCCAGGAGGAACAACTCTTGTTGGTGAACTTGGTCGTGAAATCGTTGTTGATCCACATACAGGAAAATGGTACACTGTCGGAGATAATGGAGCGGAATTTAGGGACATTCCAGCCGGTGCAATCGTATTTAATCATAAACAGACTGAGCAGTTGCTTAAAAATGGTTATGTAGCCGGTCGTGCATCTGCGCTTGTTAGTGGAACGGCATTAGTCACTGGTGGCTATAAACCATACACGCCGGGTAATTATTCTGGTGGCGGTGGTGGAAGTTCAAGTTCTTCTTCCTCATCAAGTTCGAGTAGCAGCAAGAGTTCAAGCAGTAGTTCAAATGATAGTTCTGACGACAAAGAGAGCATAAATTATATTGAAATTGCCCTCGATCGTATTCACCGTGCCGTCGAGCGGTTAAAGAAAGTAGCCGAAAGTACATACAAAACTCTTTCAAAACGATTAGCTGCTACAACTGATGCAATCTCAAAGGTCAATGAAGAATTAGATGCGCAAAACAAGGCATATAACGCATATATCAAAAAAGCTAATTCTATAAACCTGTCAGAATCAATCAAGAAGTTGGTACGCGAGGGAGCATACAATATAACTGAATATGACTCTGATACCGCAAAACTAATTAATGAATATAAAGAGTATTATGAGGCTGCATTAGATTGTAAAGACGAAATCCAACAACTAAACGAAGATATTGCGGCTCTTTATCGTGATAAGTTCGATCTTATTGAAAAGGATTTTGATAATAAACTTCAAAGGCTTGAAAATTCAGCAAAGCGAACAGAAAGCGAAATTGATTTATTAGAAGCCCAACATTATTTTGTATCTGGTTCATATTATAAACAGTTAGCTGACCAAGAAACAGCTAACATTGATATGCTTGATAAGAAATATGCTGATCTAAGTGTCGCTTTAGATGAAGCCGTAAAGTCAGGCAAAATTGCGGAATACAGCGAAGAATGGTACGATATGAAACTTGCCATTGAGGATGTTCGTGCCGCAATTGATGACGCCGCTGTTTCTTTGGCAGAATACGAAGATAAGATTCGTGAGATCAATTGGAGTATCTTCGATTATGGTCTTGAAAGAATTGGACAAATAACCGCTGAGTCTGACTTCTTAATCGACTTGATGAGCAATTCAAAAATGTTCGACGATTCTGGTGCATTTACCAATGAGGGACTTGCAACTGCCGGACTTCACGGAGTAAACTACAACACTTATATGGGCGAAGCGGACAGATACGCACAAGAACTTATTGATATTAATCAGAGAATTGCTGACGACCCTGCCGATATGAGATTAATTGAACGCCGCGAAGAATTACTCAAATTACAGCAGGATGCAATTAGAAACGCCGAGCAAGAAAAGCAAGCAATCAAAGATTTGGTTGCGGAAGGAATCAAAGTCCAACTCGATGCCTTAAAAGAACTGATTGACGAGTATAAAGATTCTTTAGATGTGCAAAAAAGTTTCTATGATTTCCAAAACAAGGTTGAAGAAAAGACTAAAAATATTGCGGAAATTCAAAAGAAATTAGCAGCATATCAAAACAACGTGTCAGAGGAAACCCAAGCGAAAATTCAAAAGTTGCAAGTTGAATTGTCTGATGCTTATAAGGAATTAGAAAAAACCGAGTATGAGCAGTATATCGCAGATGCTAAAAAATTACTCGACGATATGTATAACGATTATGAGGAATTACTGAATAAACGTTTGGACGATATTGATTCCCTGATGTCCGATATGATTGATACCATCAATACTAATGCAACCGATATTGGCACTACGATTAGTGAAGTTACTGGCAATGTTGGTTATACTCTAACAGAGAATATGACCGATATTTGGAGTAAGAGTGATGCTGCCACAGAGGGGATTATTACCAAATATGGTGATGGTTTTTCGGAATCTCTTACGACAGTAAACGCATTGCTTACAAGCATCGAAAATGGTGTTGATATATTAACTGGCGGCAAGATTACCGAGCAAAAAACCGCAGCGGAGAGAAAGGCTGAAAGCGAAGCAAAAGCCGAAGAAAATCCGAAAAAGGAAGAAGAACCAAATCAGACCACTCAGCCTCAAACTCAGCCAAGTCAAACCACAGCGCCCAAGAGAACCGACAAAGATAACTATGGTGTTGCTTTGGCTATTATCAACGGTAATTATGGTTGGGGCGATGGTAATACTCGTAAAAAGCGACTTGAAGCCAAAGGATTTAATTATAACACCGTCCAGGGTATTGTAAATAAACTTTGGAATGAGGGCTACGTGATGTCGAGCGCGTGGGTTGGAAGATACTACGGGATCAAGGATTTAACACCTTATGGGTATAGCAAGTATAAAACAGGTGGATTGGTTGATTATACTGGTCTTGCTCAACTTGATGGCACGCCATCAAAGCCTGAATTAGTATTAAACGCACAAGATACGGATAACTTTATCGCTTTAAGAGATGTTTTACGTAGTTTAGCAAGTATGCCGCTTTCATTTATGAATGGACAAACTTATGCTGGCTTGGAGAGTCCAGAGTTCTCAGCGTTTGCGTTCGACACGTTTAAGCGTTATGCTTTAACAAATGGTTCTACCGGTCGTGGTGATACAACTGTGACATTTGGTGATATACTGATCGATCACGTTGAGGATTATGATGATTTTATCCGTCAGCTTAAAAGCGATAAGAAATTCGAGGAATTTATTAATGCAATAACTGTTGATCGATTGAGTGGCAGAAGTTCATTATCAAAAAACAATATTAATTGGAGATAAGATAGAGAGGGATAGAAATTATCCCTCTCTTTTGCTATAGGAGAATGAGTATGGAAATGAAAAAACGATTATTGAAGCGTATAAAAGAACTCGAAGAAGAAAGAGATCGATTACGCTCAGAAAATGATAAGTTCTTGGAATCACAAGAAGAATTGAAAAAACTAATTGATTTTTATCAAAGTGCTGTTGATAAATATGATAAAGCCAAAAATCAATATCTCGAATTGATAGTGGATTTGAAAAAACAGAAAAAAGAGTTTAACAATGATTTTCAAAAACTGATTTCAAGATTAGATAAAGATATAAAATAAATAAATAATGCAGGAGGTGATAATGTGGCAATAAGAATCGATTTCGATAGTGCGCATAATGCCATTAGTCCCACCTTTGTTTTGGCTAAACGGTATGGAGATCGGATTGGAGTTATTCCTGCAACAAATATTGTATGTAAAGATACAATGAATAGTTATTCTGAAATATCATTTCAAGTTGATAAGGTAGATACCAATATGTGGGATGATATTAAAGATTTTCAAATAATGTGGTGCAAGGAATGGAATCTTTGGTTTGAAATCTATGTAACAATTAATGAAACTAACTCATTAATAAAGTATGTTACCGCGAAATCGTTGGGTGAAGCCGAATTATCACAGGTTAAGTTGTATGGCGTTGAAATTAACTCTGATGATGACATAGCAAGGGATGACTATGTTGATCCTACGGTATTTTATAACAATTCTAACCATAGAGTTTCATTGCTTCATAGATTAACTACAAAAGTGCCGCACTACAATATTAAGCACGTTGATATGAGTTTGGCGTTAAAGGAATACACTTTTTCATTTGATGACGTTTCTATCTATGACGCATTTAAGCAAATATCTGAAAAGGTTAATTGTTTATTTGTAATTGAAGTAGAAACCAACTCGTCTAATCAGATTGAGCGTAATATCAGCGTTTATGACTTAGAGGGGTATTGTTTGAATTGCGGTTATCGTGGAGAGTTTATTGACGTTTGCCCGGAATGTGGAAGCACAAATGTGCTAAATGGATATGGTGATGACACAAGTATATTTGTTTCTGCTGAAAATTTGACTAATGAAATCAAATATTCAACCAATGTGGATTCTGTTAAGAATTGTTTTAGATTGGTTGCCGGTGACGATCTTATGACAGCTACGGTTGCAAGCTGCAATCCAAGTGGTGGATATATGTGGTTTATTTCTGATGAAATGAAAGAAACTATGTCAGATGCTTTGCGATCTGCACTTGTGTCTTATAATGATACGTTTGACTATTATCAGAGTGAGTATGAGCCATCATTTCCTGATGCGAGAAACGTAAACACTATTTCTTATACTTTGCCTGTCAATAGTTGGAGCGGTGGAGCACAAATCGTTGATATTCATACATCATATGCCATAACCAAAGATACAAGAATTTTTGTTAGTGTTAATGCTGCCACACAAACTCAGTTAGAATCCGATGGTTGCGATAAGATTTATGTGACCAATGAGGATGGAGTTTTAGTAGCGCACTATTCTGGCAATTCGCCATCTGTTGATATTACTGTCCAATTAACTGTTAAAGAATTGATTAACCTTTATAACGATTTATTGACTACATATGGTCGAAGTACAAGTGTTATCAACAATATTCAAGGATATTCTCAACTAATGAATATTTACTATGATACGATTGATTTATATTTGTATCTAAGCAGTGGAATGATGCCATCTGTTGAAACTGAAACAACTACGGCGCAAATACAAACAGAAAACATATATACGGCTATGAATAATAGTAATGTTGCCGTCCAAAAATTATCTACTGCATCAACTTCAACGGTTAATAGTACGGTTTTGAATTATGCCAAAATATTGATTGACTATCATTATCAGATTAAGGTAGATACTGAGCATAGTTCTTATAATTCAACTACACATAAATGGACTGGCAAATTTATTATTACTAATTATTCAAATGAAGAAGATACATATACGAGTGCAAACAATGTTGTAATCAATGTAAACGATGATTACCAAACTTATATCAACCAAATTATTGATAAGGCTTTTTATAAGAAGCGTGATGATGTTGATATTAGTACAATTTTTGCTATTTCCAATGAAACATCTTTTAAGAATACGTTAAAGCAATATTGCTTGGCACGTCTTAATAGTTTTCACGGAGCGTGTCAATCTGTACTTGATATTTTGATTGAACAATGCGGCACTTTGGGATGGAAGAACGCCAGTGCAGAATTACAATCCACATACAATAACTACTATCAAAAACTTATTTGGGTTGATGAAGAAATTAAACTCAGAGAAAGTGAAATAGAAATACTTATTGGAAAACGCAATAATGATATTCTTATAGCAGATGGTTTTCAGGCTAAGATTCAAGCGAAAATTTATGAAATTCAACAAGCATTAGACCTTGAAACCTATCTCGGCTCTACCCTATGGCGCGAATTTGTTTCTTTTCGCCGAGAAGATACCTATACTAACGACAATTATGTGTCCGATGGTCTTGATAATGCAGAATTGTTTGAGAAAGCCGAGGAATATTTGAAAGATGCTAAAATTGAGATTTTCAAATCCGCGACTTTGCAACATCAAATTTCTGCAACATTGAAGAATCTTTTAGTTATTCCCGCGTTTTCAACTATCGTTGATAATTTTGAAATCGGTAATTGGCTCAGGCTTAGAGTTGATGATAAAGTTTACCGATTAAGGTTAATTGAGTACACGATTGACTATTCCGATTTAAGTAATTTGTCAATCACATTCTCGGACGTTGCAAAAACATTGAATGGTTATTCTGACCTAAAGAGTATTTTGAGCCAAGCGAGTTCTATGGCTACGTCTTATAATGCTGTATCTAAGCAAGCCGCCAAAGGTAGCCGGAGCAAGGAACTTTTGGATAATTGGGTTGAGCGCGGATTATCTGTAACGACGACGAATATTATCAATGTTGCGGACGAGCAAGAGCAAACGTGGGACGAACACGGTATGCTATTCCGTAAATATGATACAATTAACGACAAGTATGAAGATACGCAGTTGAAGATTATAAACTCTACTTTGGCTGTGACGGATAATAATTGGCGCACTTCAAAAGCCGCAATTGGTAAATTTAATTTCTTTAATCCACAAAATGGCGAATTGGAGGAAGCCTATGGTGTAATTGCAGATACCCTCGTTGGAAATTTAATCCTTTCAGAAGATGTTGGTATTTATAATTCAGAAAATAGTATCACGCTTAATAAAAATGGATTAATTATTACAGTTGATGAAACTTTTGAGGATAATGTCAAAACTGCTTTATTGGTTCAAAAGAAAGAATTGGATGGAAATGAAGAAGAACAGTTTACAAAATTATTCTGTATTAATTCTGAGGGTGAGTTTTATCTTAATGGCTCAGTAAAAATAAACACTCCTGTAGAAGGCGAAGAAGGAAATGGACTAACTCTTGATGAATTGGCTGATCCTGATCGTGTAACGGGAAAAGTAAATGAGATAATCGATTCAGTTCTAAATTCAGATGACGAAAGTATTATTGTATTTGTTACAGATGCGGATGGCAATATGCAATTTGATCCGAATACAGGGGAACCGTTGACACAAGAAAGAACTGTTAGTGGCTTATATAGTAAAATAGATGCTCAGTATAGTAACTCGGTTGCTTATACACAGTATATGCTTAATAAATATAAAACAGAAGTATCACAGTATATGACATTCGATAGCGATCGTGGATTAATCCTTGGTTCAACAGAAAACTCATTCTTTACACAAGTTACTAATGAAGAACTTGCATTTTTTAATGGTAATACAAAGGTTGCTTATATGTCAGGTATTCAATTATATATTGATAATGCTGTTATCAATAAGACAATGCAGCTTGGACAGTTTTTCTTTTCACCAAGAAATGATGGCGGTATTTCAATTACTTGGCAAGGAGATTAAGATAATGGAGGTGATATTATATGGCATCTGGTGTTTCTGGTAATGTAAGTGTTACTTATGGAAATTGCATTTTTAAGATTTATTACGAGGAAACTTATACTCTTTCAACAAATACAACGAACACTTTTAAAATCACTAAAATAGGAATCACTTCAAAAAATCGTGCAGAAGGATTTTTCGTGAATGGAAAAGTAAAAGTAAACGGTACTGCTGTTTTAACAATGGAAGGAACTGTTTATGGCAATTATTGCGCTGGTAAACCGAGTGGGCATACATTACTTGCGCCCAATGCCGGTACTGAGGGATATTTATACTATGATAATGGAACTTCATATTCATTAGTAACAGCAAGTGTATCTAATATTGGTCATAATGCTGATGGTTCCAAATCAATAACAGTTGCTATAGAAGATATTGATTTATATTCTATGACTTATGGTAATTGGAAATGGAGCAATTATGACAAATCTTGGACGGTTAATTTGACAACAATTCCGAGAGCTTCTACTATTTCGTCTGCAAGTAATGTGACATTGGGAAATAATTGTAGCATAACTTGGACGCCAGCTTCTTCGACATTCAAATATAAGCTGAAATTTGTTATTAGTAATTGGAGTTATACAACGCCTAATTTTATTACTCCTAATAGCACTGCTTCATATACTTATACTGGCTATGTCATTCCTTTGGCAGATGTGGCGCCATATATACCAAATTCAGCATCAAGTACAATGACGGCATATTTATATACATATAATGGTAATTCACAAATCGGATCAACTCAAAGTAAAACATTTACTGTTCTATTGCCTTCAAATGTAATACCAACATTAAATGCTCCAACCGCAACAATAGTTAATACAAATTCAACTATTAATAGTTGGCGAGTGAATGGTAACCCTGTCGCAATAGCTGGTTATACAAAGATTAAAATAAGCGCAACAGCTACAGGAATATATGGGTCAACAATAAATAGTTTTTCTATATCGGGGAGTTATAGTGCAACACAGAACAGTTCATCTTTATCTTATACGGGCGGAGTTATTTCGACTTCTGGTGATAAAACATTTACTGTCGTTGCAAAAGATAGTCGTGGACGTAATTCAAATTCTGCAACAACGCCAGCAATTCCATTCTATTCTTATTCTAAACCAGAAATAACATCATTTATTATAAATCGAAACCCATCTAATGCACAAAAAATTATTGTGAATGCGAATTGGAGTTATTCTGAAATTGGAAGTAATAACACTCTTAATGTAAATTTACAATATAAAACATCATCCGAATCTGAATGGCATAATTATGGCTCTATTTCAAGAGGTACAGATGTTGAACTATTAGATACTTTTTCAGAGGCGAGTTCCTATAATTTCAAATTAACAATTAGTGATTCATTATCATCATCAGCCCAAGAAGAAGGTTTTGTTTCTACCATTGCTGTGACTATGGATTTTAAAAGCGGCGGAAAAGGCATTGGTATTGGTAAAATAGCTGAAACAGATGCTCTTGAAATTGCGTTTGATACTGTATTTATGGGAAAAGTAAATATAGATAGCAATAATTTATTAATTGATAGTAAACCTCAATCTCAAACCGAATTTGATAATGGATACTATGGAATTAAAGCAGCAAAAACAGCAGAGTCATATTTATATGCGAGGCAAATAAATGGAATAAGATTCAATTATAATACTGATGGAATATTTGATTCACCAAATGATACAGATAGCTCAGATCGAGATGATGATTTAGCCACTACTGGATTTAATGCGGAAAACGGTGAAGATGAGTTAAGTTCGACAGGTAGTTCTTCGGTAACTCTCCCGCACGCCGATAGATTCGATGGCTATGATCCATCAGAACATAATTATAAACTATTTAATTATGCTTCTTTGCCATCGACAAAGAAAAAATTAGATAACAACTATCGTGGTGAAATCAATATATCTGACGACTTATCAAATTGTTCGGAGGGTTGGTATAAGAACAGTGTAGATAATACATATTGGTATTGGGATGGAAGTGAATTATATAATATTGATTATTATAATTATTTCGCTCCTGCTTTAGATTGCTCTACTTTTGTTTCATTGGTATTAAGGGGTATCCCATATCAAAATAGCCCTTGGGTAGTTTATGGAAAAATATCACAAAGCGGAGATTCATACAAAACTTATAACACTTGGACGCCATCTAACATCGTTAATCTTTATGGATCAGAAGGTTGGGAACAAACAGAGATAGATTATCAACTCCCAAGACCGGAACTTAAAAGCAATGGTAGGGAAAGATATTATGCAGATATTGGAATATCTG